GTTCGCCCAATCAGAGCCAATAAGGTGGGTTGCGCCTACGGCAAGGTTCACGATGGCCACTCGGTAGCCGGTCAGCTCCTGGAACACCTCGGCAAACCTAGGCCAGGCTGATCCCTCAGACGAAGCGTCATTACCGGTCGGGTCGGCCATTGCCTGAAAAGCCTGGCCTGAGACAGACCACTTCATCGCCGTCGGGATGGAGGGGCCGTAGCTCAAGGCTCGACCCGCACCGTTCGACTGGGACGGGAACACTCCAAACACCTTGATGGTCTGCAGTAGGTTTAGGCTGACGTTAGAGTAAATGGATCCGAGGTGGAACCGGATCTCCGAGCTAAAGGTCCGGCTGAGGGTCGCATCGTCGAAGGTTGAGAAGCGACCGTCGTCGCTCACCCAGGCCCCAAACCCGTCGTCCGATAGACGGTCTGTTCCGTTGGCGATCATCCCGCCCGCTGCTACATACATATAGTAGCCGACGGCCTGTCCCTTCTTGATCGGCACGTCAACCTGCTCGGAGTTGGCTCCGAGCTTGATCTGGATAGGGATCCACTCGACGATCGTCTTGGTGTCACCCGATATGTCGAAGATGCCCCAGAACCCGGTGCCTGTCAAGACTCCAAAGTAGTCAATCTGCCTGACACGGCCGTCGGCGACCGCGGTCCAGCCAAAAACTACCGTCTTGTTCGTGATGCCGCTTCGGGTGATCAGAGGGGTGCCGATGGGACGGCCAAGGTACTGGACCCTCTCGATCCCGCGTCGAACTTCCGTTCTCTCGACGGAGACGGCTGTCGTGGTCACCGCTTGGAACGTTATGTCGAAACCCAGCTGCAGTCGCAGCGCTGCTGTGATTGCCGTCACGGTTCCGCTGGTCGATACGTCGCCTGTGAGGCGATAATATCCGAACCCGTCAGGCTTATCTGTAGCGGTGTCGAGGTACGACACCAAGTTGGGTCCGTAGAACCCTACGTATTGACCTTTGGTGACTGGGATCTCCAGTGCCAACGTCTTCAGACCTGAGGTCAGGATAGGTACCGGCACGTTCTTCACAACTGTCATCGTCGTGCTGACCAGCTCGCCGATCCGGATAAAGCCTGTTCCTGCGGCTTTACCCCAATAACGCATTGCCCGTAGGACGCCGTCCTGCTTTATCGGAGTCATTGAGAAGTAGGTGTTAGCTCCGAAAGCCGATCCGTCGGCAAACTCCCCGTCGATCGGGCGCATGATCGATTGCATGGCCTCGAGGTTGGAAGTTACCTTCCTCGCGTCTCGATTAGCGTATCCGCGCGGTGTCCCCGACTCGGATATTCCGCCTCGTTCACGCCAGAGCTGCTGGCTGACGGACACGATGTCATCGGCTTCGGACATTTAGCTCTCGCGAATTGGGTTCTAGCCTTACGTTCGCAGTAAAGCTAGGGCGGGTCCCCAATTCGCGGTTAGTTTAGTCCTCACGGAGAAGCTGACTACGACCGCCCTTCAGGAGACGCTTCAGGATCGCACGGGAACCGCGGTTGGCAGCACGGCGGGTCTGCTTATGAGGACGGCCCCAGCTACCGCCAGCACGGCGGCCGATCTTCATCACGGTGTTGTTCAAGCTACCCATTTCCATTTCCCCATCTTTATATAGGACCGCCCCGTTACTCGGTCTATGCTACGGAGTACAGGGTGACCAGAGCACCGCCGCGCACGACGATGATTAGTTCCCTTGGTTAGTTACCCGTTCGGGCGCATCATTGGGAGCGTCAGGTTGCTATCTTCGTTTCGGCTTCAACAATCCCCAAGGCGCTACCCCTTGGGTAATCTCAGCCTAACTCTATCGGGACTTACTTTTTTACCCCTCCTTAAGGATAGCCCGCCTGCTTTCACCAGTTACCCGGTGCTTCGTATCCAGCCTATGGACTCCCGCCGTTCTAATCTCTGCCCCTATTATATCACAAGGTGAGCTCCTTGTCAACACTCTAATCCATTCCGTCGGTGCAACCCTGCTATGCGTAGGTTGCATAAAAGTTCGGCTGCCGGGGCTTTTCTGGCGTCCTGAGAGGGACCGACCCTGGCTTCTGGTGCGAGGTATAAGCTCCACACCACTCTCTATTATCCCGGCCGACCGGGCACCTTCGCCGGGTGCACCCGGCTCTGGTCTCTTTGTCTGTATCGGGCTGGTATCCAGGAGAGCGGCGCCGCCCTTTGCCCCTCCACCACTTCGCTTGTCCGACGAGAATGGCCATCCCGTCCTTCCGCTCGACTTCCCTATTCGACTCGATCGCGTCGAGCCTACTGAGGGTTGTGCCCAATCTCTAATATCGAGGCCTGCGGAACGCGGTCAGTACGTCGACCAATCGGGGGAGAGATACGATTTCCCGCCGCGTCCGCCTGCCCGACGGTGCGATGCGACCCAGGGGATCGGTTACGCCGCGTCGAAGAGGTTGGACTTGCCGCCTGCACCAGCTTCCTTTTCAGTCTACTGGAAGATCGACAAGTCCATTAGAGGGTATCCTATCGGATGATCCAGCCGGCCCCGCTTCAGTTGCCGGGCTGCCCCTCTCAAGACTTCCTCGCCTTCTAACGCACCCGGCGAGGTTGGGTGCCATCGTCGTGAGGATGCGCGTTCTGTTTCCCTCTTGACCTCACTATTATATCATAACGGAGTCAAGGTGTCAACTAACAATGCATGCAGTTAAGGAATACCTGTTATGCGTTCTTGATCATCCTCGATTGGCCGGTAGGCGTAGTTGCCTGACTCGTAGGTTCTAGGCTCCGTTCCCTTCCCCAGGAACGCTCTCCGCCTTGACTTTCTCAGCCACTCTGTTAGACTCAGGGTCCCTGCTCCTGGTCCGCTGACGGGAACCCACTCGCCCAAGGGATGAAGGGTCCGGCGCTCCCACTGGGGCGGCAATCTCGCGACGGCGCCTTTCTGAGGCCGAGAGGTTCTCACTCGGGGTACTTGCCCCGAGAGGTCGGGCTGCTTTAACACCCACTTCCTGGCCAGGACTTTGCTCAGGAAGCTCTCCACCCTCTTTCCGTCTTTCTCGACGCTGTACACCCGGCTTTGGCTTGTTTTTACTCGTCGGATGAGGTGGCCGTTGAGAACGATCGGGGAACTCCTTGTTCCTTGCCTCACGCATGGCCTCCTTCGCCATCTGGTCGCAGAGATTGTTCACACTAAACCTCGAGCCGTCTCCTGGCTGATGCCCTTTGACGTGCTTGGTTCGGAAGGTTAGGTTGAAACTCTCCGCCATCTTGAAAACGGCATCCCGGATCTCCTTGGACTCGGGGCTAAGTCTTTGCTTCGGTGTCCCGCCTACGTAGGTAAAGACTCCGAGCGCAGATAGACTGTCACACTGGACGAGGACCTCGTCGCCTACGAGGATGCCGCCTGCTTGAAGCCCTGAGTAAAGGACGTTTACGGCGGCTCGTGCCTCTGCGATGTCAGTCTTGTCTGTCTTTGCCTTTAGGACACCTTTGAACTGGAGTCCCTGCTGCATGCGATTGCTTTTAACCCAACCGCCATATCCCACGATCCCCGTCTGTTGACAATGGGATGCGTCGGAGAAGAGCGTCACTAGCAAATCATTACCTCCATGTTCGATGTTTGTCCTTGAAGTGTAAAACCTGTCGACGAGGGCTATCCTGCTCCTGCACGAGGAGTCGATCGTTGTATATAACTTCTACGGTCGCCGGTATTTCTACTTCGTTGGTGGTCCCGTCAATGTTAAATTGCGTAAGGAGTATTGAAATCTCGTCCCCTTTCCCTGGTTGGGTCTGCTCGGGAGGCTCAAGGTCGCGAGCATGGACAGCGAACTTGGGTCCAATCTGGACAGGATAACCCATGTAGAAGGTGACTGGTGGGTACGGTACAATGTCCGGTGTGGCACACTTCCCGCTTTGAATGAGGTAATACTGCAGGTCCTTGTGCTCAATGTCCGTGATCTCAATCAGACAGACAAGAAGGTCCAATGTGTTGTAATGGGCAATCTCCTCGTTAATACGAAGGAGAATGTCCTCGGCGTTCCGCCAGATATGGTCTGATGTGGAACCCGGCGCCGGGCGGTCTGTGGGTAGGCCTACTATAGCGATGTTGTTCCAGTCGGGAGCGTTCCCAAACAATGAGTGGGCTACTGTCTTCAGTCCGCCAAGGAGAGTGTCCCATGCGTTAACCATCACGGTTCCCAGCTGTATCCCTTACCGTAGGTTGTCCTAATGGCTGAGAAGTCGGGGTCCACCCTGAGGAACTTCTTCTCCGTCCGGAGTTTGATCACCCGGATCGCGTTCGACCCTTGGTCCGCATTCTTCCAATCGGACTGGAAGATGTGCTGGTAAGCCTCTTTGTACGAGCAAGGCTGCCCGTTCCTCCCCTTCACGAAGGCGAGGAACTTCTTCTCCGTCGGCGAGAATAGCAGTGGATTGCCCTTCCATTCGAAGGTCCTCGAGGCAGGCTCGCTTACGGGCAATGACGTTGAGGACATGTTCGTCCATGCTCTTTATGTTGAGATTATGGAGGAGGTGGGGGTAGCCGTACTTCCAGTTTGCGTCGACCCGAGCCATACGGAGCTTAGTCTGTATGTCTGCGCAAGCATCCACGTAGTCAGGAGGGTCTGACATTACCGGCACATGGTGCTCGTCGTGGATCGGAGGTGGATGGTTAAATGTGAATTCGTAAGCCTTGCGGAAGGCTGCTTCAAACTGCTCGTCGGACAGCTTGTCGAACTGAGCTCGGAAACCTGATCCGTTCTCGGGCAAAGTGCTTCCTAGCGTCTTGTAGCCGCAGCCGTAGCGCCATCCGTACATCAGCAGTTTCTGCACCTGCCTGATCTGGATGTGCTGGGCGATCGGAATGGTAGAGATTGGAGCCATCACCCGGGCTGCGGCCGTAGCTGTTTCCGGCATTGCCGGCTGAACGGCAGCGGCTGTCGCCAGGCCGAAGAAGCTCCGTCGGGTCAGGTTGACCTTCACTTCGAAGCCTTCTTGTGGTTCTTTAGCATCTTGAGAGCTGCGTAAGGATCGCTGTGCTCGAAGCACAGCCCGCAACTACATGTCACCTTTGTGGTGGGTACGGCTGGCTCATAGCTCTTCAGGTTGTGCTTCATCGTAAGTCCCTATACAGGGAGAAGGTTTACACCCCAGGTCTGGGCGATGAAGCCGGCGCGGCGGAAGCGCATGGACTTACGATCCCCATACGCCATCGCCGGCTTCTTCAGGATCGATCGCTGGTCCTCTTTGACCAACTCCACGAGACGCGCTTGGTGGCGAGCATGGATCTTGCCTTCGTCGTAGGCTAGCTCGTGGAACCCGTCAAACTGCTCGGTCATGGTAGCCTCCAGGTCCTTATTATATCACACCTGGGTAAGCTTGTCAACTCGTCCGGATTGCTCGGTACTGGGTGTTAAGCCGCTTCATCAGCCCGATCTCGGAGTCCAGCTTCGCCCCGAGGTTGATAAGGGTTGAGCGTAGGTTCGCCGCCTCCACTTCGGTCAGGCCCAGGCTCTTGATCAGGGAGTGGTTGGAAAGGTTTGTGACCCGCTCCTTCAAATCACGGAGCTCGGCGCCGATGGTCGAAGTGGCCGAGATCTTGGCCCCTACGAGGACTTGGTTGCGGTTCCCAGCGTTCGTGTAACGAGCCATTAGCGCTTCCTCCAACCGCCCACATAACCGAAGAAAGCCCAGAGCCTGTCTCCCCTCGTCGGGTTAGGGTCGTAGTCGACAGCCCACCCTAGTCGTTTATAGGTCTGACCTTCTTCAGAAGTGAGACCCAACCAGATTGTTACACCCTTCCGAAAGATGCGATAGGTTGCTTTCGGTGCGGTTGGCTGCGGCTCGGTCATCTAAGGCCTCTTGGGGAACTCGGCGGCACGGCTCAGCCACTTCTTCCTGAATACATGCCCGAGGTCCACGTTATGAGAAGAGCTAAGGAACCTCCCGCCCTTGGCTTCGTCGTAGTAAACCCCGGTAGGTATTCCGCCGGCGACTGGCCGGTGAGGCTTCCTCTTCACGGTGTACGGGCGGCCCAGCATCATCCTCACGTCGGGCAGGCGATCTGCTACCATGGCTGTTGCGGGAAGTCAGCCGTCCGGTTCTTCCACAGCTCGTGGAAGTTGCGACCAAGGCCTCTGTGTGTCGCGTTGGTCTTGAACTGACCTGTCACGCCGTCCCAATAGATCCCTTGAGGGATCGGCAGGTTGTTCGACGGGGTTGCGTCCTTGACCTGCGGGTCGGTGAGGAAGCGGAGCTTCTGGATGGAGCGCTCGATCTCCTTCTCCATGTCGTCGAGTGCCTTCTCGGCCTTCATGACGGTGGCGTCACGGTCGAGAGCGAAGGTGACCATGGATATAGCGGCCACGCTCCCCTTCTCGGCTGTGGTGATGTGCGTCTTGCCGAACCAGAGCTTGAGCTCATGACCCTCGTCGACGACCTTAATGTGCTTGAGTAGAGAGAAGAGGTTGGCAGTTTCGTTCGTCGACGAGGTCATTATAAGTCCTTAGGTGTCGGCGCTTGAGGGGCGGCCCGTCTCGTAGTTGAAGAGGGCCTTGTTCTCCGGAATGGCCATGTCCGTGATCTCACCCCGGTAGCCGTCGGCGCGCACGGCCGGGAAGACTTCGGACGCCGGGCCCCGGTAGTCCTCCATCTCCACGTCGTTCTGGTCGAACACCCGTGTGGTTCCGTCGAGAAGCTGGAATACCTTCGTGATCCTACGCTGTTCGTCCATGTCAAAACTCCTGGCTGTCGTCAACGGTGTATACCTTGCTCACCCAATCAGAGTGATTAGCGAAAACAAAGCGATCCTGCTGGCCAACCTCCCCACCTACGTAGAAACGCTTGTCGGCCGCAACGTGCACGAAGTCTGGCTTCCCGAAGAAGCGAACCATCCGGTCAAATTGCTCGGTTCCACGCTTCACGCCGACGAAGTGTAAGGCTGAGCTGTCCCCTGGGAACGAGTAGTAACCCCTGGTTACTTCAGCCATATCTCGGGTGACACCGCTGTAGGCTACGTGCACCTCCATCAAGGAGAAAGCCTGCGCCAACGAGAAGCCCATCGTCCGGTAGTTCCGACCAGACAAGAACTCGCTGTGCATCAACGTCTTGGGTATGGGCGGGCTCAAGGGAGGCGGCTCAGGCATCCCTCGCAACCTCTTAACCTTGGCCTTCATCTCGGGGCTCATCATGGCATGTCTCCTCTGTTGTGCCCATTATAACACAACCTAGGGTTGGTGTCAACGTTCTATTTCAAGTCCTCGCTCCTCCATCCGGCGCTTCCATTCCTCACGACGAGTCTTGGTCCAGCCCCGGTAGTGCCAGTAATCAAACTCACCTGGCTGGAAAGGACCGTAGGTCCTAACTACAGGTAGGTGCCTCTGGACCACCTGAAATGCCATGAGGGTGCGGGCCGAGGTTCGCCTCATAGCAGGCGTCAGGTCCGATACGTTAAAGTCGTAGGCTGTCGCCTGACGGAGATCGCCTCGATCGGTGATCACTAAGGCTTCTGCGAGGGCGGCGGTCGCAATTATCCGTGCGTCTTCCAGGTTCATCTCTTGGCTCATCATAAGAGCCTCCTGTTTACAGCTGTGCCTTGATGACCATCGCGGCGTAGCGGGCGGCGGTGTTATCGTCACCCTCGATCCCGGCGGCCTTGGCCTTAGCCAAGGATTGCAGCATCTCCTTGAAGACGCTGTCGCGCGGCAGGATCGGCCCGTCACGCATCATCCAGATGACCTGCTCGAGGGTCGCCCGCATCTGACGGGCTGCGCTGTCTCGCTCGTTCTGCTCGGTGCTCATGTCCTTACCTCCGGTGGGTGTTGGCGAAGCCGCTGAACATGGCGCGCATGTTGCTGCGACGGGTTGTAGGACGAGGGGTCGGGAAGTCACCGATCTTCTTGATCTCGCACTGGACGATGCCCGTCTCCTCCTTCATCAGGGCAGCGAGCTCGCCGATCGTGTTGGCCTCGAAGGTGGCACGAACGCGGCGGCTTCCTTCGGCGCCGGTCATGAGAACTCCGCCGAGGGTGTATTGCGCGTCGCGGTCAGCGTGAAGGCTCTTGACTTCGAGGACCGGGTTCTCGTTGGAGGTGTTGAAGGCCATCTGTCTCTCCTTGTTGATGTCACTATTATAGCACAGCTAGGGACAGATGTCAACAAGAGAAGTTATGCTCTTAGCGCGTTCCTGGTATGCGCCGGACGATGACGGTTGTCGGTGTCCTCGTCATCCGCTCTATGGCTTTGTTGGCCGCATCCTCAGTCGGGTAGAACCCCATTGTGGAGTTGACCGTCTTCCAGGCGCCTTTAATGCCCCAGGTCACGGAGCCGTTCCGGTTGGTCATAGGGACGGCTCCGTAAACGGCAGGCTTACGAGCCGGCATCTTCCTTCTCCAGCTGCTTGGCCTCGAACTCCTCGATAGCCTCGTCCAACTGATCATCGTATTCAGCCTGCCAGACCTCGTCTTTCGTGACCTCGGTGATGATCTCGCTGGGGAACTGGTTGGGAGCGGTCGCACAGAACCGCTCCAAGAAGGCGTCGGCTTGAGCCTTGGCGTGGTCCATCATCGCCCGCTTCTGCTGAGCGGAGCGGCCGGAGACAATCTCGTCTTCACGTAGGTTGCGGGTCATTTTCTGTTCCTTACTGTTCCGGGTTGATGCTGTGCTTGGTGTCCAGCCATGTGAACTTGGGGTCCATACCCACGGGAACCACCTGATTGTTTAGAAGGTCTACCATGCTAGGCATGAAGCGCTCGTAGGTTGGGTGATCGTCATCGTACCGTTCGTAAACCCGTACCAACCAAGTGAGCAAGATCGGGCTCATCTGCAGGTGAATTATGATCATCCCACGAATGTAATGGTCGGGTTTGGGCTCACTCATTGTCGTAGGCCTTCTCGTGTCTAGCGTCCCAATCCTTCTGTAGCGAGAACTGGTTGGATCCATCTTGTTTGGCCTTGATAGAGGCTCGGGCTGCTTTCAGCGCGCCGGTCTTGGTCCGGAACGGATATCCTGTGTGACCGTAGTTGTCCTGCACCCCGATGATGTAGTTGCAGAACCAGGTTCTGGTCGGGATGAAGCTCGCGCCGTCGTCCCCGTCCATCTTCTCGATGAGATCAACGGCCTTGGCGTTCGGGTTCTGGGCACGATCCCAGACGGCGCTGTAGTTGGTCATTCTGATGTCTCCTCGTTGATGCCCTATTTTAGCACACTAGGGGCGTGGTGTCAACAAGAAATGTATGCGCTAGTGCATTCTAGCTATGCACTAGGTACGTCAATCTCGTCCGCGATCTTCGCAAAGATCATCTTCTTGGCCAGCATTTCGAGGACTCGGCGGGCGGCGTTCTGCTCCTTCCGCTGATGACTCTCGAAACGAGCTGCGTAGGTTGATCCTTCGACCGCGTCGACAAGGATCGCCTTGTCAAGGTCCGTGAAAATCGGTGGGATGGTCCTGTCGTTCGCCCCAACTAGAATAGCCAGGTGTTGGGCCCGCTCGAGCACTTCTTCGTAGGTGTCGGAGACTGTTGGCTTCTCTCCTGGGAATGCGTCCGTGAGGGCCGAGGCGATGCAGTCCGGCAGATTGAGCCGGTCCATAATTGCAGCATGTTCGTTCGGTGAGAGACGCACGTGGTCGGTTCCGGTCATGATTGGCTCCTAGTGCACGGTCTTCGGCGGAACGTACCGCTTCACAAACTCTTCTTTGTCCGGGCAGTTACGCCCAAACCAGCGGTGCATGCCGGTTACCAACTCGAAAGCGTATTCCATCTTGATTGCGATCAGAACTTGCTCGAACATAAACCCTCCTCAGGCTACCATACAATTATAGCATATTCGGAGGCATTTGTCAACTATTCATTTCAGACAAAAGAAAGGGCCGCCCGTCCCCGTGACTTAAGCGACCCTTTCCGTCTACCCATAAATGCACTGGCATGTGCTGCCTGGCGCTAGCTACAGGCCGTCCAGTGGGGCTGTTGCCCCTTGCCATCGGCGTGATGGGCGACATACGGGGAACTTGGTGAGAGGTTCTTGCTCGACGGCTGTGGCCGGAGCGCTCTCGACGATACAGTAAAAGAACGCTTCGCCCCGGAAGTAGGTTGATGCCGCGATTACGCGGAGCAGGCTGGGCCGGGTGACGTTCAATCTCATCTACCGCCTTAGGCCGCACACTGTCTCTCGACAATGGCGGCCTTGATAAGGTGGGAGTGAGAAGGCGGATTGCAGCGGCCCTTCTACTATCCCTATGTGCCGCTTTACTGCTCCTTCATTCACTTTCTCCTGGGCCTCGGCCCGGTTCAGGTCTTTGGCTGCTTGTCTTCCACCTGGCTGCCCCTAGAGAACGGGGCGCCTGTCTGGTGTAGGACGCCGGCGCCGGCAGATCAGGTGCGGTCGAGCTTGGAATTCACACAAACCATGAGCCCGGTGAAACTTCGCATGTAAACCTCCTTTCTTTCCTTTGCACACCCGAGAACTGAGATGGAAACATGCCGGGTGTCTGCTTGCCCCTTATCTTACAGCCTCCAGCCTTCCGATCAAAGAGGGAAGCCTCATCTTGACCTGTACGAGGACTTGCTCGAGAGGGGTGTTGAAGATCTCGGGCTCCTCCACCCAGAACCGCTGAACAGCCTTCCAGCACTCGCCGGCCATGTTCAGACCGTTGCGATCCTCACCCCATCCCCAGAAGGGGTCACGCCAGCTGTTCTCGATCGGCATCTTGTCACCGAGCTGGGAGAGCTTGTGCTGTACGTAGGTATGCTGGTGCGCTTTGCAGAACATGAGCACGGCCATCACTGGGACTTTGATCATGTCCCATTTCGGGTTGCGGTCCGCCTTGTATTCCTGCGCGATCTTAAAGGCATCGTGAGCGGAGCGTGCCTTTAGAATATACTGCTGGGCCAGGAAGGCTGCGGGGGTCGGGCGGCTGTCGTAATGGAACTTCTCCCAGTGGTACGTGTGCTCGAGGGTGTCGAAGTCGTTGCCTCGCCAATTCAGCCGGAAGGCGGAGAAGTTCGAGAAAGGATAAAAGTCCTGCTCGTAAAAGAACGCCTGCTTCTCATTGTCGAGCGTAAGACGGGTCATTGTTTCGCTCTCAGCCAGGGCATTGGACCCTGGTCCACTGGTTCGTTGTACCACCCTTCAACATACACTGCCATTGGCTGCCAGTTCGGCCGTTTGTCATCAGCACTGGAGCGCATGAAGGTTACACCCCTAGGGTCCATCCACTTACATACGTCGGCAATCCAGTCGCGGATTGAGGACTGCACCTGATCCGCATCCTCAAACTCCAGTGGGTCGAACTCTCGCTTGAATGTATAGTCGGGAGGTGCACATCCTTCGTCTGCCCCAAGGTCCACTTCCGTCCAGTCGGGCGGCTTCGGAGGCAGACTCAGTCTTGCCGCCCTGTCTCGGAGCATGTCGGTGAACTTGCTCACCTAGCGATCCTCTGAGGCACGGCCGGGCTACCGTCGGCCTTCCTCACGTGGATGCAGAGGCAGTCAGAACCTGCTTCGAACTCCTTGCACATGTCGGGCCTTGTCTCGTAGGTTCCACAGCGCCCGTTTGGAAGAAGAGCGCGACACGCCCAGAACCACATACGAGGTTGACCGTCTAATTCCAAGGGCACGGTCAGTGGACGCAAGGCCTCAAAGAGAGGCCCGTGACGCTCCATTCCTGCGCCGTGTGACACTAAGTAGGCTTCAGCTTCTTGCCTGTCTGTGATCTCGAAAGGAATACGAAGGCTGATCGGGATAGCCCGGCAGCACGACCCCGGTGCAACACAGAGGTCGCAAGAGATCTCAGCCATAGAACTTCTTCAGTTCTGTGTCGGTGGGATGTTGGTCAAGGTTGATGCGCCGGAGCGGGTGTGCGATGCCCTCGCTCAACAGCTGGTCCTCGTCTGAACGAAAGCGGAACCGGAGGTCTGCCTCGTTCATTGCGTCCAGAATCTGGAGGTGGAAGTCAGCTTCGATTGCGGCATCGCACCAATCAGACTTGTCTCTATCAAGCAGCACGGGACCCTGCTTCCAGATCAGGCGTAGGTTCGCTCCCATCATCGAGGCTGGGAGCCGCCGCTGAGCCACAGGAGGTCTCCTTCCGTTGCGTATCGCATTGGCTGAGAGGTTGCTTCAGCCAGACGATGATCCCGCTCCACGAGCTCATAGTCCTTGCGGCGCAGCTTGTCAGGCGGAGGGTTGAGCTCAAGCAGGAAGTCTGCGTTGACGGCTGCCTCCAGCCAATCCCGTCGATCTTTCTCGTCAAACTGACGACGCAAGTTGGCAGGACGGGGCTGTCCGAAGCGATGTCGGTTCATCTTCCTTGCATCCTTCGAAGGGCTCTCGGCTTGATCTTCTTGTTCGGCAGGTACTTGTGCCCGTCCTTTTTGTTGGCCCGAGGCGGAGGGTAAAAGGAAGGCTGTTTCTCGCTTGGCTCCGGTACGTGGAGTGTCCTCGGCAAGCCGGTCAACATGAGCGATGCTGCTGCGAGGATTGCGTGGCGGTTCATTTCAGGGTCTTGTAGATCGCTGCTGTGATCATTACAAAGAGGACAATCGTGAAGAACGCCCAGAAAGCAGATTCGAGGAAGCTCATTTCCAGCGGTGAGCCAGATAGAGGAAGATGTAAGCCAAGGCGCCAATGAGTCCAGCGCCTCCGATGAGTCCGATTGCGAGCGGGGTCATTTTCGGGTTGCCTTCCAAATAGCTATTGCGACAACTACAAATACCCCGAGGCAAGTTACCAGAAAGATGCCTGCGTCAGATATTGAGGACCCTTGGACACAGAGCACCTGGCCGCATGTGACTAGGCTGTGTCCCACGTAGTAGGTCACTGGTCAGTCCAAAGCTTGTTGCTGGCGAATTGCTCCATTTCCCTGGGACCAAGGGAGCATATGATCTCGTCATGAAGGCACAGGCAGATGTACGGGTCGCCTTGCTCTCCGGCGTGGTACTCCGGTCGGCGCCTTATCTCCAGGGTGAAGGCGTCTCGAAGGGCTTGGATCAAGAGAGGATCCTTGAGGAAGCTTGCAATCTGGTCAGTGGAGAGGTTCATCAGATCCGCCGCTTCATGGCAGCCAGGAAGGCGATGATCCCCAACATGACTATGGCGAGCGACATAAAGGTGATTGCGTCGACGTGGTGCCCAGATCGGTTGGCCACGAGTGACACGGCGAGGGCACCAATGAAATCGAAGAAGCCCAGGCACATAAGGAAGTTGATCGCGGTCTTCATTCTGACCCCTTTGCCATTCTGATGGCTTCTCGGCAGATACTTCGGTCAAGCATCCGCAATAGCGTTACGTAGGTTGCAAACGCTACGGTCCAGCAGAGCCTGCCGAACGACCAATCGCTGGCTTCCCACCACATGATCCCTATGAAACCAAGCGGGATGTGGATCGTTAGATGGATAAACCTGCCCAAGCTTGGGGACCAGATCTTTGCGATGAAGTCTGCGGCTTTGGTGCTCATATTAACACGCAGCGGGGCCAGTCCTGGCACGCCGACTCGTGATAGGTTCCGCAAGGGCATTTGTCCTTATTCTTCGCGGGCTTAGAAAGGTCCGCAGACGGTTCGTTGTCATGAACCAGATCCACGTTGGTCGGCCGGGAACCTGAGTTCCGGAACTTGCCTCGTATCATGGGCGTGAGCTCGTCGGTCACAGGTGATCTCCTTCGTGAGCCTTGACTTGGGCCGGGCTCTTGGTGTCGAAGCGCAGGCCGCATTTGACACACTTCTTGAGAAGCCTCTCGTTGGCGAAGAAGATCTGGTTCTTCATGTCGTTGGCAATCTTCTCCTGGTCCGTAAGTTCACGGCGAGGAGGCTCGGATACGGGACGGCCCTTCTTCACCTTAAGAGAGGGTTCCGGAACTTTGGATGCCTCGGCAGAACCGTTGATGGCGGCGAGGAGAGCTTCTTGGATTGTCTTAGCCATGACCTATCTTACCATACCCAAGGCAGGGTGTCAACTATTCTGCGAGCTTGTCTTTGATGTAGCGCTCCTTGTGGACTTCCATCCTACCAAGGAGCCAGATCAAGAGCCATATCCAGGTGTGAACCCAGAGAAGACATCCTAGGAGCTTGTCCTGGAATACCAAGGTTAGACCGAAGAACAGTAGGCTCACCAAGCAGATGCCTGCGCGGACTACCTGCAGCGCCTCGTACTTCTCGAGTGCTTCATCCCGGGTGGCTGCTTTGAGGTTCAACCACTGTACGAAGATGTAAGGCGCTTTGAGCCAGATCATGAGGTTTCCTTACCTTAAGGCCCAAGCATACCATTTCGTGAACAAAGCAGGGCAGAGCGTAGACTCAGGTCTTGTCACGTTACAGTAGTACCAGTCTGCCCCTACCCAAAGGGTAGCAGTATAGAGAAAGAGGCAAGCCCAGATCACTAGCCACCCTCTCCAGCCCGGCGACGTCAACGGCATGTCCAAGAAACCGCCCGTAGGTTTCCTTGTCGAGAGCCATATCGCCAACCAGGCGCCAGGATTCGGAGCCATCACTTAGGAGGGCCAGCAAGGGCTTTGTGATGGGCCACGACGTCGGCCGGCAGCTTTCGGGCGAGCTGGGCGATGGTCTCGAGCATCAGCTTGTGGTTCGATCCGCCCTTCGACTTGTTTCGGGTCCAGGTCTCTTCGTGCGTGAGCAGCTTGTGCAGCGCTGTGTAGAGCTCGATCGAGGGTTCCCAGATGATCTTGCCGTTGCCAGGAGCATCGGTGATCTTGTGCTTGAACAGCTCGATCTTGAGCGGCGCGTTGTCCGCTTTGTTGAGCTGAGTCTGTAGACGTGACCAAACGGTGTTGCTGATGGAGAAGCGTTCGATTGCCATTGTCGTTCCTTAGTTAGGTTTCCAGCCCCGTTCGTCGTGGTCTGATCTCCAAGATCTACCCTTGGAGATCGGCGTTATTGTTACCTGGTTGCCCGTTGGCATGTTGCGTCGATAGGTTGACATACTCAAACGGTGATCGAACTCCGCACGTGTGACCGGCTCGTCCCAGCTGGCGTCAAAGTGAGCTCGGTCCCAGCCGTCGTGGTCAAGTATTGTGATCCCTTTGTAGTGGCCTGAGTCAAGCCACTCACCTGAGGATTTAAGAGGAGGGTCCGCGGGCTCAGGGTCGGCCATCAGCTTTCCAAGGCGGTCGAGTATGTAATCGTCAGGTTCTTCCCCTAAGCCTACTCCGGAGTGGCTCGGATCGCGCTGGTTAACGACTGTCGGCTTGGACGGAGGGTTAGCGCGGTACTGGGCGATGGATTGAGCCGACATGGGCATACTCCCCATCCCGGTCTGGCCTGCCTTGAGCTCCGCTTCCTCAAGTTGCTGTTGCCTGTTCCTACCTAGGACAACCTGGATGTCAATGATTGCGGACTCAGGCAGAACTCCCAGACCCGCCCGATCGCGGAATTGGTTGACCTCTTGCGGAGTCATCGCGATGAAGCGATCCGGTTCGGTCGCAAGAAGGCTTGCCCATTCCTGGGCTGCTATGTCCTCCATGTCCTTCTTTGACAAAGGTTCCGTAGGCCCTTCGTCGAGCAGATCCACAATCTCTTTCTCGGTCGCGGACTTCTTGCCCTGCTCCTCAATCACGCTGGCCCGGAGCCCTAAGGTCTGACCTGAGTCGGGTGCAGCCAATATTTGAGTTGCTAGGTCAAAAGAAGGCTCAACCGGAGCAAGCTCGGGCCATAGCTCGACAGGGGTTATCCTGTTGTCGGCGGTGTAGTAGAATTCACCGGCTGCGGTGGCTCGTCTCGTGCTGTCAATCTCCGCCAGGGTTAGAGGCCGCTTGTTCGCTAGACCTCGGTTGGCGTTTATGGTGGTTTGGGTGTCGTTAACTGACGCCGCGTTGCGAACCATGATCCGCGACAGGTCGTTGGCTGCGGCTGTCGATTGGGTGGGGCGCATTGCTCCTTCTTCCACGAGACGCGCTTCGACATCCTGTCGGAGCTGCTCGTCTTCGGTGGAGACAGGACGGTACATCTTCGGGTCGTGGTACTTGGTCTGTGCCCGACTGATAAAACTGAGCGCCTGGGATTTAAAGCTTGGGCCAAAAGGATCAAGGAACACCCGCTCCCGCTGGGTCTCGTCGCCCTGAGGGTTCTTGATTGAGTCCCAGATCGACAGCTCTACGTTCTGAGTGTTCCTGCTAAGAGACAGGCGGTGCCTGCAGTCCGGAAGCAAGAACGTCAGTTCGTAAACGCGGTTGAGGTCGATCTTCATCTCTGACCGTATACCTCGCCGGTCAAGGTCAAAAGCTTGTAGGCCCACTCGTAGGTGTAATCGTCGTCCTCGGGGCGGGCGATCTCGTGGAGCTCAGCCTGGATGCCTGCCGGGAGGTCGTAAACCCGCATTGAGGTCTGGCAGAGCTTAACCCCGCGGCTGTCGGTCCTGCCGGGTAGCGTCTGGTTGACGGTGATGCGGAACTGGCTCGTGGTTCCGATCAGGAAGTCGAGGCTGAGGGGACCTTCCGGAGCCGCCCCGAAGGCGGTCAATGCGTCACGGTAGTAGCTCATTGGTCTTTATTCCTGGCGCCTTGGAAGATGGTCGAATGGTCCGTCATCTTCTCGACTGTCTTGTTCATCCCGGAGAGGATCTCCAGGGCCAAGGACATGACAGTTGTGAAGTACCAAGCCAGGACGGCGACCAGTGCAGCAGGCACCATGGTCACGGCCATCATGAACATGATGACGACGTTCAGACTGAGGTCCTTCAGGTATTGTGTCACGGCCAGTTCCCTAGCGTCAAGCCGAGTAGGACCAGCCCTATGATCACTGCGGCGGAGATTACGAGGACGATCCGGGTGCGTTCTTTGGGTTCCATGAGCTCAGATACCCATCAGACAGGGGGCCGTGACTTCCCGTAAAGACCTAGGTATTTGTAGGTCTGACCTTTGCGGAGGTAGGCTGTGTCTTGTTTGGCTATTAGCTTGTCGCCAGGCTCAAGGGCAAGGAGCTTGGTCATCCTGGAACCTTTACGCAGCGGTATCGAGGGACGTTGTGGATGATCATCTTCTTTCGTCTCTCCACCTTACCTTGCAGGTCAATGACGTGCACGTTGTGAGGTGAAGCACCAACTACCTTGTAGGTTCGGCCTTTAACGAGGGGCCACAAGGTGAGCTTGGCTCTAACCTCGTCGCCGACTTTGAGGGTAATGGGCTTGGTCATCTACTTCCTCTTAGGGAGCTCGTCGGTTATGATGCGGATGCGCTCCTGCTGGGTCATACCGTTGAGCCACTCCTTGAGCTCAGCTCGGGTCCGCTTGCAGCCGTCACAGGCCTGGGTCATCTTGTTGATCGTACAGATGCCGATGCAGGGGGTTGCAATACCGCCGCGGGATAGTCGGATTACGGTCACGAAGAGGGCTCTTCCCCAGCACGATCGGAGGAGAAAACAATAGGCCCTGCCAGCATCGTAGGCTGCCCCTCCGATGCACCAAGGCAAAGGGAGCGCTCGGGCTCCCCCGGAGGCAACTTGAATGTGGATGTAACGACATAAAAACCCGACCCGGGAATTGCCTCGACGTCCTTCTGAAACGCGGGCAGGATAACGTCGCCCACCGCGAGGGTTATACCATCTATTTCAGGGCCGCTGACATAACATCTTGCCGTCAGAAAGTGATTTATTTCCGGCTTGAGCACACTGACCGGCATCAGGCTGGACGCCCTGACAATTGCCGGAGCCATTAGAAGGGAACCAGCCCCGAACAGGAAGCCGCGTCTCTTGGAGAGCATTATCGTCATTGGTTGCTCCTAAAGGGGCTGCGGGCCGGACTGGGTACCGGCTCCTCTGAGCTACGGTCAGCTTTCAGCGGGCCGACCGGAAGACCACGACGCTCTTCGTCCTTCCGCTTACAAAGCGGCTGCTCTCTTCGTGGCGGGCGCCTTTGCGTGCCGCAGGTCAATCCCTGCCGCCGCAACCCGAAATCACCATACCAAACTTTTGCAATTATTTAGAACCTTCCGGGGGTGGGATAAGGCTCATTCGACGGGTTCCACTTTAAAGCACTCCGAGTCCACCTTGATGGTATTCCACTTCCCGCCCTTCAGCTTCTCGAAGTGCTTGTACTCAGCCTCGCGGGACTTACAGGCAGCTTCGGTTGCAAAGCCTCGCTCCATGTAGGGTACGATCTGGCGCGGCGATGAGTTTGAGGTCGCGTCGTGGTTGGTGAACACAGCGGCGATGAGGGTCCAGGTTGCAACTAGGGGCGTCATAGTGAGCTCGTCGTGGTGATCTCCTGGTAGGCTACCTCGTGCTCCGGCTTGGCTACGGTCATGTCAGCGCCTTGATTTCTTGTTCCTTGATCAGGTTCAGGTAGTAGCCGCAGAGGCGTTGGACCGTCTCCGTGATCCAGTCGCCGGGCGGGAAAGATCGATGCCCCTCGCTGTAGGCTACGGCGCTCTCGACGATGCGAGTGCTAGCCCCGGAGGTTGAGGGGAGGTACGGATGCTTGGCGGTCTGCATCACGTTGATCGTGTAGCGCATCTGGTCCGAAGCCGGCAGGAGCTCCGTCTTGAAGCTCAGCTGGTAAAGCTGCTGCTCGTCGATGAACATGTCGAAGGCGGTGAGCTTGGTCGAGTGGAAACCCGTAAGCTCGCCGACGACTCCGAGGATGCTGAGCTCGCTTGCCTTTACCAGGGGCTCGTCCTGTTTGCGCAGGGCCTTGATCTCCTCGCGCTCGATGAAAAAGGCGGCCTCTTGGATCAGGAAGTCGAGGTCCGTCCACTCCTGGTCGGCCGGACGAAGTGTTTCACGGAGACGTTCCTTGAGAGGCTTCAACGGCGAGACCGAGATCGTGTACGGCGGCTGCTTGAAGGGATAGCCAGGGGCGGTGTTCAAGACCATGTCAGACTCTTTCGAGGCTTGAGTAGAAGATGTGACCGGAGTCGTCGGGATCCCGGGCTGTCACCTTATACTCATTGGCCCACTCCGGAGGCCACGTAGTCGCCCAACTCGGTGCTGCGATAGTGTGGTAGTGATCCGCTCCGTTGGTGGGATCCGGGACCAAGCCTTCGAGAACGTCGCGGGCTACCTTGAGCTGGGTTGTCATGCCCATGGGCTCGGGTGTGACAAGATCGTCGAAGCGCCTCAGGCGATCGTTAAGAACCCTGGAGTTGGGGTCGTTCACGTTCCAGCAGGAGAACTGCCAGGGAGCAAGGCATACTGTCGTCACACAGCCGGGTGTGCCAAACTGTGAGCCCACGAACTGCTTCCGTTCGGCTCGGTTCCGGATCACCCAGGCGACCTTGGTCTGCCCTTCTTCCGGTAGGCCTCGAGCCTCTCCGTAAAGCGTGAGGGCCATAACGAAGAGGTCACGATCGGAGAACGCTGCCATCGGCTTCGTCATGTTCGGCCTTTCTAGGGGAAGGAGCTTCAAGATCTGGTCGAGCCATTCCCGCGTGACTATGAAGGTGTCGCCGTTCTCTTTGTCCATCTGGACGTTGAGGACGGCGCGGAGTTCCTTGAGGGTCATCAGGATTGCTTCCTGGGTCCGCGAGTCACCCTGTAGGGATCCTTAATCCATTCGTTGACTTTGGCCTGTACAGCCTCGTCGCCGTCGCTGTAGGTTGCGACCGTGAGCATCCGGAGGGCGAGATCCGTCAGGTCGTCGAAGTTTAGGTCCTTCACGGATAATTCCAGGTCACCCATCCTCGTCTTCCGCTCGAAGCGAAGGTCGTGTATTGACGAGTGCTCGTCCAGAGAGATCGTTGTGCGACCGTCCTTGCTGATGAGGAGGGTGTGGTCGGTGCTCATTGCTCGGAGTCCAACAGACGCTGGGCGGTGTCAAGACGATCCCGTGCCTGGTCGAGGTGACGGCGCAGGGTTTCCCTGTCCACGATGGTGACGTTGGCAATGCGGAGGAAGGTGCTGGCTGCGACCATACAGTTCTGGGCCTTTTCCAGCCTTGTCGGGGTTTGTACCCCGGAGCGGTCGCCTTCGGTGGTGAGTGTGTTCATGGGCGGCTCTCCTGCGAGGCAATGAGACGGTCGATCTCCTCCCACATCTCCTTCTCAGAGATTAAGCCTCGCTCGTGGTTCCGTTCAAGGGTCTCGATCTGGTGTTCGATGTCCATGGCTTATTATAGCATGGTTTAGGATTGATGTCAACTAAAATCGAAGGTGTGGAGAGTACGGAAGATGGTCACAACCTGAGCTTTCTCGAGGTCAAGCCACCTCTTGTAGGTTTGCTCGCCGGTCGATGGGTCAAAGACCCGCTGGCCGTCATAAAAGACCATGTGCCAGCCGGGCGGGTTGTTCAGGCTGGGGAGTGTGATAAGGGCTTGGCGACCCCACGCGAGGAAAAGAAAGGCTCGATCGTTGTCGTCCGGTTCCTTCGTGACAATCGTTGCCGTGGGCTCCTTGAAGCCGGTGAAGGGGCCGTCGATAACGTGACCTAGCCGCGTAAGGGCAGCACTCAGGTTGGTCAAACCGTCTTTCTCGTTCCAAGCGTCGCCGATCTTGTTCTTGACGTATCCGTAGGGGCCGTCCTTGACTTCGCGGAGGTCAAATACGGTCGCCATGTGCATTGCCAGACAACAGATTGCACAGTCCGATTGGTTCCGCTGCCTGATTAGCACGAGTATAACTCTCCGTGGTGCAGGAACCCGTGAAACTGGCTGGTCTGGATTGACCCGGCGCCGGCTTGACAGGTGAGTCCGTTCTTGTCCACGTGTATAATACCTGGACGGGAACCGTGACGAACCCAACACCTATGCTCGGTGTCGCTAGGTTTGGTACAATTGCGGGCCATGCCGTCAATGTACCACTGGTTGTTATCCGGTAGGACACAGACCACACATTCGCCGTCGAACCCGCCAGAGCGATGGCCGCGGAATGCGCGCTCGGGGTCGGTTACGAATAGCGCCCCGGCTGGAAGTGAGCCGCGCAGTTCTTCACCTGTGTCTTGGCGCCGGTAACGAGGTCGGCCTATTCCGTCGTTCCAGTCGAGGATCTCGGGCTCGATCTTTTCGACCCAAAAGCATTTGACGCGGAAGCCCTGAAACTTGCTCATAATCCTCAAACCTTCTAGGTAAAATGACTGCCCGTTGTTTATTTGTCGGGGCTTTGTTCTCCGAGCTCGATGTGTGGTGTCAGGAGGTGGAGTGCTAGCCGGAAGACGGCGAAGAACACGAGAGCTGCTAGCGTTGAGTACCAGGCGTATTCGTAGTAGCCTGAAATCAGCTGACCTAGCGCGTGCACCGTGAATGCCACGGTCGCCAGCCCGCTTGCTAGGATCGTGGTCCCGAAGACCCAGAGCCCCATTTCTTCCTCCCGGCTCCAGTCCGTGCGGCTCAGGGACATACTCCCGTCCAACCCATGGCTTAGAAGCTCTGTGAAGTGTTGCTTTAAGGCTCTAGTAAAGCTAGTCCGTTAAGTTAAGAGGGGTCTAGAGAACTTCTGTGATAAGTCAGGGCTCGAACGAAGACCTACGTTGGAATAAGAACAGGGCTGTTGAGGGAAGGTTACTCGTTTGTGGGCTTGTGCTCGCGGGTGAGTTGGGGTTGCGGCTTGCCGTCGGAGGCTGAGATAAGGCGGAGGGGTGAGCGCAGGCCTGTGTTGCTGGGAGGTCCGGATGCGTTGTTTTGCTCCGTCGCGGCGGGGGTGGGGTAGAATGGTTGGCGAGTGAAGTCCTCTGTGGGCTCGGGGCCTGTCTCGTGGTTCATGCTCCCGCTGGAGGGGTCGTATCCGGGCAAATGCACGGTGGCCTGGATGCTCTCGTCGTGCTTGGCTGTCATGATGAGGGTGCGAGAGCCGTCTTGAAGAGAGAACCCCACGGTGACGATGCATGGGACTGTCGACTTTATGTTCGTGATCCCTGGGATGGTCTGTGGCATGATCTTGAATGGCTTCTTCGTGAGCTTGAACAGGTGAGCACGGAAGAGGAAGCCGGCGAATGCTCCCGACAGGTAGGGTACAGGGTTCTCCGAGGTCAAGACCACGAGGGCCAGAACGACGGTTGCCAGGAAGAAGACGGACCGGGAGTGGTTCATTGGAGGTTGACCCCGTAAAGGGCGGCTGCACATCCGGCGAAGTATTCCCGTTCCTCCGCGTAATGGATGGGGTAAGCGGCCCAAGCTTTGATGATGGACCCTATCTTGCTGACCAAATCAGGGTCGTCTTGGTTGAAATCAAGCTTGAAGAGGACGTCGCCAACCCCGGTGTGATAGTTCATCGGGAAGGGGTAAGGGAGGATGTGACGGTCGCTCATGCGAACCTCGACAGGTCAACCCCGAACGCCTGGGCTGTGAAGCCGGCGAGAAACCTCATCAGGTCTGGATTCTTCGGAGGGACGGGCCAGTGAGTGTACATGTAGTCAAGACCGGCCACGTAGTCTTCGACGTACTCGAAGGTGTGGGTTGCGTCGCTGACTCCTGTCTCGTAGGACAGCTTCAGGGCTTTGGCGAGGGTGGTCATTGACCCAGCTCCTTGTCCAAATTGATGGCGTCCGGATCCTCGCCTTTCGGCAGCTTCGGGTCAATCAGCTTGAGGAAGCGATCCTTGGGCTTGATACCCATCTTCCGGAGGAACTTGGCGTGCTCGACACGAGCAGCCGTCAGCTCCTTGCTCACCTTCGGCTTTTTGTCCGAGCGGCCCAGGTGGTTGTATTTCGGGTGGAGCATTCCCATGATCTACTCCTGATCCCAGCCGGTGTCACGGTTGAACAGGGAGTAGACCAACCCGGCGATCCCCACGGCCACGAAAAGGGCGGCCAGGTAAATAACAGGCAGGTCACGCGGCGAGGGGGTGAGAGCACACAAGATGAGCTGGCAGATGCCGGCCCCGAGTGAAATCCAGCTGGCGAACTCGAACTTAATCATTGACGACTCCGGGTTACAGGAGTATTATAACATACCCTGTCCTTGGTGTCAACTAACCAGTTACGCCCCTAGTGAATAGCTGATATGCTTCTAGAACAGATCAGACGTGCCAGGAAAGGAGGGTGTAGGCATTCCTCGAGATCTTCATGGCTGCCAGCACCGTTTCGCGGGTCACAATCTTGTCCTTCTCCCTAAGCTTGGAGCAAAGCTTGTCTGCGGCGGAGGAAGGATTTACGGCTTCGCCGATACGATCTCCGTTCAGAAGTACGGGAACCCTGGCAGGATTGAAAGGCTTTAGTGCTTTTCGCCTCTTAGATCCCACAGGCTGTGCTCCATGATGGCTGGCTGAGGGCCGGCCGGTTGGTTCTGGTACTTCCCGGAATACATCTGCTCGGTGGGCTTGTCCAGCTGCTTGAAAACAATCTGGGCGATCGGGGTGCCCTTCTTCAGTAGGATTGGCCAGGGCTTGAAGCGAGTCAGTTCAAGGGTCAGGTAGCCTTTCCAACCCGGCTCGATGATCGTGTTCTGCACGAAGACGAAGAGCCTGGCGTTGGTCGACTTATCCTTGACCTCCGCACAGACATCAGCAGGCATGCTGATGTGCTCGATGATGGAGCCCAAACGACCCCAGAAAGGCCAGAGCCAGATGTCCTGGTCAAGCCTGACGTCGTAGCCACACGACGACAGTCCGAATGAACGGCCGTGGATCTTCTCCCGCTCGTTGAACGGGTGGATCATGGTGTGATGAAGGTCCACGACGGGGTGGCATCGCGCACGGATAGACTGAGCGGAGAGGATCATTGCTTCCTTATAGGCAGACGGCCTGTGGTACGCTTGGCTAAATGGAACCTACCCGTACCTGGGTGGCCGAAAGCACGACGGAGACGCCAATCATCTCTGTCGGTGAAGTCGCCCAACAAGAATACCGGTGAATGCCTGACGTAAATAGGACGGTTGTTCACCACTTCTGTGTTAGCTCTCGTCCAGTAAGTCAGAGCGCTGCGGGCTCCATCAATTACTGTAAGTTTACCCCGCTCTGGGTAAGGAGCTTTGAAGAAGAAGCCGTTCAAGCTAATGTGCGTAAAGGCATAGGCTTTCCCGTCAGAAAGCCTGGCAATAATCTCCGCAAAGGTCATTTAATCCTCCATCTGTCTCGATCCATACCAAAACAAATGGATTCCACCTAGACCTGAATCAGAGGTTGACAGATTGGACAGAAGTATGAACCTCGTTTCCCGTTCTTTCCGTCTTTTGTGTAAAGGATTGACTGCTCAGCGTGAATAGGGCATTGCTTGCCAGCTTTGTCAAAGACGTTCCAGTGTGCGTGTGAGTCAGAGGCCAGCGAGTCGTTTACGATCTTCGCTGCAGCTCGACCTAGATGTCTCTTCGTGTGATCAGTAAGAGCGCTCCAACGAGCGTGAGGGTGGATACCGGCAAGGAAACAAGCTTCCACAGCCAGATAATTTCCCAGACCAGCGGAAATTGATTGGTCGCAAAGAACATCTTTAACTGTCCGCTTGGATTGATAAGATTGGAGGGCCAAGATAGCCGCAGGCTGATCTGAGATCCAATCTGGACCCCGAGAAGGAGTGCTTAAAAGAGGAGAACGGATCTCCCACTTACCCCAGGTGCGAGGATCGTGATAGTTCCAGATCTGACCGTCGTCTAAATGAAAGCGGACTCGGACATTGCCATCATTCACGCTGTGTAGGAAGTTCTTGTAGATGCCGTCGGTCTTCGCTACAGCCATTGCAGCTTCGTTACCAGGCATAAACCACCCTGTCGAGCTGAGGTGAATATACCAATACTCCGCCGTGTTGGCAAAGCTCACCTCAAGGCTCTTCCCGTGGCGGCGTAGGTCGTCTATCGGTCGAGCACGAACAAACTGCGAGAAAAATGACCACTCGCAGCCTGTTGCATATTTCTTCGGGTTGGGACTCGAAGCGGGAGCGGTGATCTTCGTGATCGTCCGCCCAATCCAAGCGCCTATCAATTGGCGCTTGAGCTTCTCGTATTCTGGTACTTCCGGGATGACTTACCTACGATCAGGAACAGTCCGACTTTCCACAGTTCATACACGTCTTGCAGCCTGAGTTCGAAATCACTGCCGGCGTGTTACAAGAGGAGCAGAGCATTCCAAGGACCTTGTCCAGGGCCTTTGACTTCTCGGTAGGCTCGGCTTCAGGTGCCTCAATCGTCACGTCGTCAGGGATCAGCCCCAGCCATTTGAAGTGCTCTTCGATCTTGAAGCCGATCGCGGCCACGAGAGAGTTGATGTAGGATCCCTCGTGCCACATACCACCGAGAGCTGAGCGAACCTGCTTCAATTCCTCGATGATAAAGGTTACGTCACCTCCACGACGGAAGATGGCGGTGATAAGGAGGGTGATGGCCTTCGTCCACTCCTCGTGCTGTGCCGACTTCGAGATGATAAACATCTCGAAGGGACGACGCTGACCGGCTTCGTCCTTGTAGTCGTTGATCACGATGTAAAATGCCTGGTCCGTCGTCGGCCACTTCACCCGATAGCGACGACCTTCGAGGGTATCCTTCATCGGAACTTTGTCGACAGGAGCCTTGACTGCGGTCTTCTTCGCCAGAACTGTTCCGCGACCGCTTTCCGGGTTCGGGCGATAAGTCGTACAGCCCTTGAGGCCGAGCTCGTAGGCCCGGCTGTAAACCTTCTGGAAAGACTCGAAGGTCATGTCCTGCGGACAATTGATTGTCTTGGAGATCGACGAGTCAATCCACTCCTGGCAGGCTGCCATCACGGCAACATGCTCATCCACTGTGAGTGTGTCAGCCGTGCAGGTGATGTAGTCCGGAAGGGCGTTCCCACCGTCGAGAGGCAAGCCCTTCACCTCATGGTACTTGAGATAGCCGTAGTCGTACAGCTCGAAGGTCTTGAAGGATCCGTCGGCCTGGAGCACGCGGCGGGTGCCTTCAAGGCTGAAAACAGGCTCGATCCCCGACGATGTGTTACCGGCTGTGACAGATGTCGTCCCGGTCGGAGCGATGGTCATTAGCACGGCGTTGCGGATGCCGTAGGCTGCTATCCCTTCCACGATGTCCTCCGGGAGCTTCTTGATGAAGTTTCCCTGGAGGTATTGCTCCTTCCGGAAAGCAGGAAAGGAGCCGCGCTCCTTCGCAAGGTTAATCGACGCCCTGTAAGCGGCGCAGGTCATTTCCTTCGTGATCTCGCTTGTGATCTCGATTGCCTTGGCCGACCCATATTTCACACCCAGCATCTGTAGGGCGTTGGCCAATCCCGTGAAGCCAATGCCTGTTCGACGCTTGGCCTGAGCTTCTTCCTTCTGGCTGGGCGTCGGGAAAAGACTCACATCCAATACGTTGTCCAAGAAGCGGACAAGGACCCCGGCCGTCCACCTCAAAGCGGCATAGTCGAAAGAGGCTTCTGGCGTGAAAGGGTCGGTCACCATCACAGCGAGATTGATGTGGCCCAGGTTGCAGTCACCGTTGGCCGGCAAAGGCTGCTCACCACACGGATTGGTACAGTGAATGTACTCGCAGTAGTGCAGGTTGTTCCAGTAGTTGATCCGGTCAACGAAGATTATGCCCGGTTCGGCGTGCTCATAGGTGTTCCTGATGATCTCGTCCCAGAGCACACGCGCCTTGATGCGCTCGTAAACGTACCTGGTCTGACCATCACGCTCATATGTGTCGACGTGCTTGCGGTCTCGGCGAGGGACAGTGAAGAACAGATCCCAATCAAGATCCTTCTCCAGGCATTCCATGAAGACGTCCGTCACCAGGACGGAAACGTTGAAATTGGTCAAACGACCAGGTGTCCGCTTGGCCTTGATGAACTCCCGAATGTCGGGATGATGGATGGCCAGAGTTGCCATCATTGCGCCGCGGCGAGAACCCGAAGACATGATCGTCGAGCACATCGAGTGCCACATGTCCATGAAATGGAGCACGCCAGATGACTCAGAGAAAGTGCGTAGGACCTCGGCACCGCGCGGCCGGAGGGGTGTGAAATCCATTCCGATGCCACCGCCCATCTGCTGGGTGAGGGCGGCCTGCTTCAGGGCGTCCATGATGCCAAGGCCGGGCTTGTCTCGCTCGGTGTCCATGCTGTCTTGGATGTCGTCACTGACGAAACAGTTGATCAGCGTGACCCTCTTCTTCGTGCCAGCACCAGACATAATACGTCCGGCCGGGACCATCCGGCGACTCACAAGGGCTGACAGCACCTCGTCATGGAATGAGTTCTTCGGGTCCTTCTCGGACACCGCCTTCGCGAGCCTGGCAAAGGTCTCGTCGATCGTCTTCTCGTTGTCGTAGGAGTACTTATCTTTCCAGATCTCGTGCACGATCGGCTGCACAGTCTCGGCCGGATTGGTCATTTCCACTCGCTGATTGTAAGGTTAGGCTGATGCGAAAGGAAACAATCAAGGATTGCCTCTCCCTTCCGATCATACACCTAAGCATTCGACCGTTAATCGGAGAAGCGATCCTTGGTTGCCCAAGCGTAAATTGCCACGATGGCCAAAGACCAAAAGCGCTCCGGCTGGCATTCCATTTTCTCTACGTCCCGCTTGGCGACGGTGGCAGCAGAGATCTGCTCCCTCAACCCTTCGTAGATCAGCCAGACCTCGCGAGGACTCTCCGGTATCATCTCCATTTGCAGTCGGTCCAAGGCTGACTTCAAGGCTATCAGCTGGGTGTCCATCTGCAAAAGGGCGATCTCCTTCGTGTGCCATGAAGGGATCTTGATCTTAGGTTTAGCCAATGTGACCTCGCCTGATCTCTGTAAGCTCGGCCATTGACCTTTCCCTGTTCCAGATAAAGGAGAAGGTGAACTCTTGGTAGTGGTAGTTTTGCTCAGAGTCAATGGGGTTGGACACGCACTTCCCGCGGCGAACAATCTCCCGGCAGAACTCTTGTGTCCATTCCAAGAACCGGGCCGTCTTGTTGGTCCGGATGATGAATTCCTTCAGGAAAAGATCCAGCAGGTCTTCGACCGCGGCGTAGGACGGGAAGAACTGATCCTGGTGGGAAAGGGGCCGGTTCTGCACTTGGACAGCATCGCTGATAAGATCAGGTTCATCGCCCCCTGGCACAGCCGGCAAGTTCACGACGTTGGGGTCGTTGACCTTTCCGCCTTCCTTCCGCCGCTGGATCTCTAGACGGGCGAGCTTCTCCCAATCCTTTCCAAAGTAATCCAGCTTGTAGAGCTCACCGCTGGCGTTCTTCTTGTTGGGGAGAGACATCCACCTCAAGTAACCATCGCTGAGCTCTGACAGGCGGAGGTTGCGATGTTGACCCCAGCCGAGGGCAAGATCAGGAAAAGGTGCCGTGCTCATGTTCCACCATACAAGAAGGGGCAAGGATTGCTCCCTGCCCCTTCAGGGGGCTCCCCGGTCAGAGCGTCCTTCAACTCAGAAGCAACACTTGGGTTCAGCCTCACGGCGCCCGCTGCCAACCACGTCCACACTCTCCAGGAGCTGGAGCCCTCCCACCGTTCCTACGACTCCCTCATCAGCAAGGCCAAATAAGCAGCCCGGCTGGTGGGTTCATCGTCAGGAACCTCGTCGTAACGGTTCATGAATCCCAGGTCTTCGAGAAGGCCTCGAGCCATGAAATCCCATGCAATACGGCTGGCGTAGCTGTTCTCGCGAATGGGATCAAGAGGTGCCGACCATTCACAGATCGGGAAATAGAAGAGCCGGTCGTAGGACTCGAGGTTCTCCTTGACCAAGATCATCATGCTCTTGCATGTGCTGTCGTCGATCGACGAGCGGGCCCAGAGCATGCAGTAAACGAAGTGGTCTAGGAGGGTTCGGTCGAAAAGACCGTGCTTGTGGTTGCGGTCCTGCTCGATCTTCCGGTCGAAGCCGGTCTTCTGCAGGCGCCAGGTAAGTTCGTCGCTCATATCTCTTTGAGCGCCCTCGCTACCCACGGACAGCTCTTGCAGAACCTGGCGCATCACACCGGGGACATAAGCTTCCTTGACACGAGGCTCGAGAAGCTTGAGCGTCGTCGTCTTTCCTGTCGCACCGGTACCGATGCATCCAACTTTCAACATCACGGCTCCACTCGACGATGGCTGAGGTAGGTTCGGGTTTCCATCCGGGCCAGGACATTCCCTGACATCTCGTCCAGAAGATAGCAGAGCTTTGCGAGCACGCTGCAATCCCAGGGCTTGATCTTCGAGAAGCCGCCTTCAGCCCAGCAGAGGGCGTTCAGCTGCTGCGGGTCGAGCTGGATCTCGTGCTTGTTGAGTAGCCACAGAGACTTGATGTCCGTGGTCATCAGATCCTCTTCGGGATCCTTCGCGTAATCACATTGCCAGGGATCCTCTGACAGCAGCTTGTAGGTTCGATGCGCTTTGTGAAGATCGTGGTAAAGGATCGCCTTGAACACCCGCTCGTCGTTAACAAACGCCGGGTCGGTCTTGTGGTTCAGGATGGTGTGGCTGAGTGAGCAGTAAATGCCCCACATCTCCAGAAGATGGTGAATGAGGCCGCCTTCGAAAGCGTGGTGGTTGCCTTTGGCAGCGGGGGCGCGCTTGAAGCCTACCAAAGTCATCTTCAATTCATCATCGACGGTGTCGGCCTCCAAGGAGGCAAGCATCGAAGTATGAGCCTGGCTGTCACGAGCGTCGGGGATCATTGCAACAGCCAACTGGTTGAGGCGGATCCAATTGTCGTTGATGTCCAGTTGACTGAGCTTCATAGCCCCACCAAAGAGTTGATATGCTCCATCATTGAGCGAAACTCGAGCTTGACAAAGAGCTCTGTGAGCTTAGCTTTGTCCCGCTGACCTTTGGTGATATTGAGCTTCGGCGGGCTGTGAAGCGTCATTGCGTGGTAGTTCCGCTCGACGATCGCCATGGACTCAGCTGCGTCTCCAAACAGAGAGCCTTCAGGCAGCTTGGCCTTCAGGTCCTCGAGGGTCAGAACCTTGTCGGTTGGAAATGTGTTCGTGAGGTAGGTCGCCAGCTTCGCTTCGTCCGCTGCCCCCGAAACCACCCCGGCCACATGGTCAGACTTGTCGCCAACCATAGAACGGTACACGAGAAGATGCTCGGGCCATACGCCGAAAATCTCGCGGACTGACTCGCGGGTCAGGAACTGATCCTTGGTGGCAGGGCGGTTCGGCTTCTTTGCCTTGCCTTGCCGGAAGATGTCAATCCGACCGCCAATCAGCTGCAACATGTCGTTGTCCGAACTGATGATCGTCACGTCGGCCCCGTTGGAAGCCTTCGTGCGAGCTAGATGTCCGATGACGTCGTCGGCTTCGTAACCCTCGGAGTCGAGTTGAGCGTATTTGGTGTAGCTAAGCATTTCCCGCAGATCCGGGATCTGGTCGTACATCGTCTGCTTTTCTTGGGTCCAGACGCGATCCGATTTGTACTCCGGAAGCTCAGCAGCCTTCAAGATCGGACCCTTCACGTCGAAGACGATAGCGACGAGGTCGGCCTTCGTCTTTTTCTCGTAGGACCTGATCGAGCGGAGGAAGCCGTAGCGAAGGCCGGTTGGGATGTCAGTCTTCGTCTTCAGATATCCCTGGGTGTTAAACACCGAGTAGATCAGAGGTGAAGCGTCCACTACCAAGATCTTCGTCATCAGCCTTCTTCTCAACTATTTCGAGGCGATCAAGCTCACGTTCGTATACACGGTTGAAACCCTGCATCGCACAGAGGAACTTCTCTCCTCCATTCCTTACCTCAAGGACCTCCCCATCCAAACCTGAGGCTACGCCCACCACTGCAAGGATCCTGGCTCCCTTGTCAATTGGTGAAAGGGTCTTGGTAAACATTCGCATCATGTCCCTATAGGACACTGTTGAGTAATCTTCCTTAGCCTTCAAGAAGGCCACGCAAAGCTCGGTCTGTTTCCTTAGCAGGCGCTCGTTCTTCTCGCTTACCTCCAAGAAAACGTAGTCGTCCATCGCCGGGTAAAAGGTGATAAACCCCCGGTCTCGAAGCTTGTTAAAGTCAGGCCCGCGGGTGTGTGCAACCCAATACCGAGCAGCTGATATAGCGTCGGGGGTTAATTCCATCAGGTCCCCGGCTTCCGGAAACCATTCACCGGGACAGCTGGCCCTGCCGGCATTTGCGGCCGGAGCGATGAGACCGGACCGCCTGGACGAATCGTGGCCGGCGTATCCGTCAAAAGCACGTTGCCGATTGAGGCAATCCCGAAGTTGATGGTGGCATAGTCCATTGGTAAACCAAGGATCGCTTCCGCTGTCGGGAGCAGGCTGTCCTTGCCACGAGCCTCCACAACACGAGCCAGCCAGGCCTTGTCGGTTGCCGTCGAGTTGTCGATGTTGATCGTCAGGCGATATGCGTTGATAAGCACCTCACCAATGCTTGCGGTAAGGTCGGCAGCTGCGAGGGTGCAAAGAAGGGCCTCTAGCTGCTCGAAGGCCGACTTCTTGTCCTTCTCGCACAGCAGCTTGTAGACCTCGACGTAGCGATCCAGCTTGAGGAACTGACGGACCAGATCTTCGGTAACAACCGGAGCCATCTGCGACAGTTGCTCCAGGAAGACCATCGAGTCACGGGCATGGCCACGAACGTAGGTTGCGATGATGCTGAGTGCCTTCGGCTCGAAGTTGATCGCCTCCCTGGTTGCCACTTCGGTCAGACGGGCTGCAATGAGCTCCGTCTTCAGAAGCCTCATCTGGAGCTCGATGCAACGTGACAGGATGGTCGGCAACATCTTGCCGCTCTCCGTCGTACAGAAGCCGAACATCACGTGCTCTTGACCCTCCTCGAGGATCTGGAGTAGTGCATTCTGAGCTGGCACGGAGAGCATGTGCGACTCATCGTAGACAATGATCTTGATCTTGTCGCCGGTGCGATACTGAACCATGTCCTTCATGGCGCGCACGTCGTTCACCGCACCCTGACTGGCGGCGTCCACCTCGACATAGTTCGGATGGTTCTCGTTGTCCATCGCCTGGCAGCTGTCACACAGACCGCAAGGCTCATAGGGCTTGCCCCGTAGGTTCTCCGGCAAGCCCATCTGGACGGTCGAAAAGGTCGGGCTGTCGCAAAGAAGGGCCCGAGCCGTGAGGCGTGCGAGGGTCGTCTTACCTGTGCCGAAAGGGCCGGTGTAAGCCAGAGCGTTGGGACGCCAGGCCTCCTGAACGATCTTGAGCAGAACCTGGACTGCCCCTTCCTGACCCATCACCTCCCCAAACTTGCGGGGGCGCATACGATTGGCAAGTGTACCCGTAGCCATTAGATCTCCAATGAGCGAATTTGCCGCTCCACTATTTCTTTTGCTCGCCGCTCGCCACGATCCTCAATCAGCTTAGAAGGATCTTTCGAGGGGATCATCAGCCTGTTGATTTCCAACGAGTCTCTCAGCCTCTGGTCCGCAGCGTCAGTAGCTTTCTCGCCGGGACCGTCGTGATCAAAGGCGGTCCAGACTTGGCGAGCGTATCTCTTCAAGAAGACTAGTAGGTGCTTAGCTATACCTTTAGAGAGACGGGCGTAGACCGCATAGTCCGGCACGCATCTCTTGATTGCTGCACGGTCGAACAGCCCCTCGGTCAGGATCACCCGACCGTTCAAGTAGAGTAGTTCGTGGTCCTGCTCTGATCCGTAAAGGATCGGCAGGTGGCTCGCGTTCGTTCCAACAGCCCATCGGTATTCATGGACGTCAGCTCTGCGTGTCTGAACACCGGCAATCTGCCCTCCCATGCTTCGGCAGGGCCAGGCTATCACAGGGTTGTCGGTTCGTATTGTCACACCCTCGACGTTGTGTACCCCCTCACCTAAAGACCTGATATCCTCCTGCTCGATCAAAGCAGGGGTATAAGATCTGGTGAGTAGGTACGCTCGATGGGCGTCTGAAAGCATGGGACCTTAGATACGGCCCAGCAGGAGCAGGATCAGCACGATGACCAGCACGATGCCAATGCCGCCGCTCGGATAAAACCCCCAATTGATAGAGTGCGGCCACTGAGGCCACGCGCCAACCAGCAATAGTATCAGGATGACTAGAAGGATTGTTCCAAGCATGGCTTACTCCGCTGCAACTAGCTCGTGCCCAACGTCGATCGCCTGCAGCTGGCGTGTGAAGAACACGTCCATATCTACAGGATAGTTGATGTCGAGGCCGTTGTCGGCTACAAGCGAGATACCCGACTTCAGCTTCTCGCCTCGGAAGAGGTCCATCTCAAGCGGCCCGCCAGTCACAGAACAGGTCTGCACTTCACCCGCAAGGGCTGCGAAGACGTCGGTTTCGCCCGTCTCCTTCGCCAGCTGCAGGTAGCCGTCGCAATAAATGGGGTAAGCCTTCCAGCTGAAACCCTTTCGGCCGGTGACTGCCTCCAGCATGGCCATCGGATTGTAGTTACCCGAGATCACCATTCGCACAAGGGTGCCGCGCTGGTCAGGCATCCACTGGTAGGTTACCTGGCGGACGTCCTTCGCTCCGAGAGCCTGCTCGATGGTGACGAACACACCCTTGCCCTGGGTCTTCTTGATCTTGATCTGACCTAGCTTGCCTTCGTACTTGCGCTCGAAATAACGCTCGATGTCACCTCGAATACGGGCGTGACTCATACCCGAGTTCGGGATGAACATCGAGTAGATGGCATAGTCCACGTCGTTTCGCAGGACGGTAAGATGAGTGTCCATGCGAATGTCGATGATCTCGCCTTCCCTGATGTAGGTGTTAGCCTCGGCGATCATCCCGCGGAGCTCGCTCTCTGAGACAGGGCTCGAGAGCGAGAAGTCATAGATGTTGTGCCCGAAGGTCCAGTCCTTCGCCATGTTGGCACCAGCCGCAATGCGCGCATGCCCAATCGAGCCCACGAAAGCATCGTTGAACTTCTTGGACACGTTCATCAGGGCGCGGGGGATCTGGTACTGGAAGTAGCCCTTCATGACGAACCTGTAGATCGGGTCCGTTGTCCGGAAAAGCACTCGAAGGTGATAGCTCTTTTCGCGAGACTGGGCGGCGGCCGAGATCTTCTCGGTCGGGATGGTCGGTGCAACTCGGCGGCCTACAATGGCCTTGATAAGGGCAGTGTTAGGCTTACCATCCTTGTCCGGGTCACAGGCGCCGCACTCGTTGACATGGCAAACACCCTTGATCGTCCGGGTGCTGAGGCAATAAGCCACACCCTGGTAAGCAACTGCCTTCACGTAGCCGCGCCAAAGGATCTCCTTCGAGGTCGAGTAAGCGATGTCTTCCCACGGGAAGATGTACTCGAAGGACTTCTCGCCCCAGGTGATCTCCAAGTCAATATTCGGGTCGCGCTTGACACGCTCAGCCCACCTGGTCCAAGTTCCCTTCGGGACGTTACCGTAGAAGCGGAAGCCGTCCTTGAAGTGCGACTGGATCAGAAGGCCGGTGATGTTGCGACCACCGTGGTTAATGGTGTTCGAGACAAGGGGCTCCTCTCCGGAGACGGAAAGACGACGACCCCAGCCCAGCTCTTTTGCTCTTCCGAAGAGCTTATCCAGACTGCGGGTGCCATGCATGATCGCAGCATTGCAGGGAGCAAACTGGAGGGCAGTGAAAGCAGAAGGGAAGAGCGGGGTGAATGAAACACGAAAACGGGTCGAAGCTCCCAGCTTTTGTCGGAGGGCATTGACTTTCTCCATCAAGGAGCAGAACTCCTGGACGTCGTGATCCTGCTCGAGCCCGGTCACGATCTGGAAGAACTTGAGCTCACCTGCCCCTTCCTTCATCATCTCGGCCGCACACATCAAGATCTCCCACTCCTGGAGGTTCTTGTTGAGGTAGGCTCGGGTGCGGCCGCTGATGCCCTCGACGCCGAGGGTAAAGTTGGACTTCTTCAGCCAACGCTGAACCTTGACCTGCTCCGGCGTCTCGGCCAGCATGTCAATACGCTGGGAGATCAAGCCCACCTTGTAACCGCGCTTAACGCTCTCGGCCACGAGGGGGAAGAAGTCGGAATACTGGTTGAAGTTCAGCGAGAAGAAGCTGACTTCCTTGGTACCTTGGTTGCGTGTGGCGTTGTCGAGGGCGTCCATCACCTTCCCGAGCGAACGCTCCCGGTAGGGGCCCTCAGACCCTTCTCGGCAGAAAGAGCAAGCACCCCAACCGGCAGATCCAATGCAGCCAACGGAGCCTGCGATAGCCACATCGACTGACGCACCGTCTCCTGTGTAAGGGAGAATCTTCTGCTCAAGGGTTCGCACGGTGTCGAGGTTATCGACGTTCGACCGCGTGACGGGAAACTGAGCATAGTCACAGCCTTCCTTCCGACGGATGGAAGTTATCGAGCCCTTACCGTCGAACTCGTGGACGTAGCAATCCGGCTCGTAAAAGCCCATCACTCGTCCGTGGCAGTTGCGGAGGATCTCCCGCTTGGACCAGCCCTTCTGCTTGCCCTCACGGACAATACGCATGAACTCCTTACCCGCTTCCTCGCCATCGCCGTAGATCACGGCGTCTACCAAGGTCGAGTATTTTGTCCCATCCGAGGCAATAAACTCCCCGGCCAGGGGCGCGGTCGTTCCGGAATTGGCTCCACCGACGAGGATAATCGGAATGTCCTCGCGCTCCATCCGCTGCTCCTTGAAGAGCGGGATGCCCGAGTCGTGAAGCAACGGCACGAAGTTTAGCTGCTCCATCGACACGGCATGGGTGATTGAAAGAACATCGAAGCGATGAGCCTTCAACTTGGTTCCAACACCAAACCAGACCGGAAAGTTGTTCTCCAGAAGGAGACGATAGTCGTTCGGCTTGGGAAGGAAGGCCAGGTCGCAGAAGGTGTAATCCTCCTCGCCGTAGATCTGCGCCATCAGCGAGTGCGACATCGAGAGACTCACACTCTCGTAGGTCGATAGCCGGGCGATCAAGATCCGGACTTCAGCGCTCTGGTAACGCTCCATGTCAGGGCTGTTCGCTTCGCCTCCGATGTAGGCGTACGGGCTGTCGAATTTGTGGAGGTTGTTTCGGAAGAAATCGAGGAGGGGCGGACCGTCCAGAACCGGCTTCGGGTTCAGGATGAAGTGCTCATCCATTTCCTTCTCGTCCTGCAGCTGCAGGAAGTCACGGGTGTTTCCGCCCGTTAGAAATGTTCCTTCGATCTGGTTTTCCTCGGAGGTCATCGCCTGTTCGAGCGCTGACATCTCCTCGTACAAATCCTCGTTGACCTCCTCGACCGGGGTGGCGTTCACTTCGAGGGCGTCCACTGAGGGCTTGTCGGTCATATACAACTCCAGATGAGAGGATTGGGGCTTGCCGCTTCCGCGTTAACCTTGTTTGGTTAACAAGGTGCCCGTTCCAGCTATCCAATACCAGTGGAGGTGCTCAGTAGCAAGGGCTTAAACCCACCTCCCTTCCACGTGTTCCCAAGTTACATCCCTCGTAATAGAGCTAGATCAAGGCTTCTTGACTAAGTCAAAGGTCACTCCAGCCTTTGACTCTTTCGCCTCGTAATGGGCAGTGGCATGACGCACGAAGCCTTCCTGATGGGTGATCATCAAGATACTAAACCCTAGCTCCCGACAGATCTTCTGGAGAAGGGCAGAGGCGTTCTCGTGGTACTGCACAGAGAGATGGGAAAGAGACTCGTCCAGCATAAGGAAGCGCTTCTTCTTCAGGACGATGATCGTCACGACCCTGAGTAGTACGCCGGAGAGCACGAGGACTCCACCACCGAAGCTCTCAAGGAGAGGAGCACTCTTTCCGTTGTGGTAGAGCTCGAACTTCATGCTGGTCTTGCCGCGGTATTTGTCCACCACGGTCTTAAATTCCAGCTTCTGGTCGTAAAACACAGCCTTCAGTCCGGCTGTGACCAGCTTGTCGATGGTGTCTGTAGATTGGTTGAGGGCCTTAGCTGAGACAGCCTGGAGGGTGGCTTCCACCTTCTCCAAAAGGTCAACTTCTTTCGTCAAGGCTAGGTATTCAGCCTCCAAACGAAGAAGGTCGTCCTTCCGATCAGAGAGTTGCCGCTCCCTTACGGCAACCCCCTGCTCTAGTTCGACTAGCTTTTTGTCGATCTCCGGTATCACTGGGTGACCAGGTCCGCCGTCTCGGTCAGGTCGGGCTCGGCGCCGGGTTCCGTCTTCTTCTTGGACTTCGACTTCGCGAAGGCCACGAGGAACTGACGGAGGTTCTTATGGTAGGCTCCGTGGCGTTCGAGCACTTCCTCGAACTCCTCGATTGAGTGCGTCTTGATGTAGGTCTTGGGTCGGCCGGCATCGTCGTACAGGATGTCCTGCTCGTCGTCGGGGTTCACCCGGAGACCGCAATGACCCAGCTCGTGGTCCATCAGGGCTTCCTTGAACTCGTCCGTCGCCGTCTCCCAGAGATCATAGGCAATCTCGATGATGAAGTCATAGGCGTGGATGGTTCGGTTCCGGTCGTCGACCTTGATGCAACGACCGGCTATCACCTTGTCGTCGGAGATCGACGCTTCGGACCGAAACATGTACTGGATCTTGAGGTGACCCAGCATCGGACGGTGCTTGTTGATAATCTCTTTGCCGAGCTTCTCGAGGTCGGCGTCAATCCGATAGGTGATCGGCATGGTGTCTCCTCAGAGAAGGCCTTCGCGGCTGAGCTTCTTCTCGATTGCGTTAATCACGTCTTTCCGGGAGGTTGAAAGATCCCACCGGAAACCTTGTGACCTGATACCTTGAAGGGCTGATCTTGTGAAGCCCTCCTCGTAGTCAGTCAGAACCTCGTCTCCGATCGCCGTCTCCGCTGCCTCGAGCACCCGTTTAGCTTCCGAGTGCTCGAGCGGAAGGATCTGACGAACAGAGCCGAAACCGACCTGTTCGCCGTTGCTACTCAAGGGAGACGTCTTCCAGGGCGCCTTCGGCCAGCTCGGTTGAGGACTCGGTTCCGTCGACACCTGCGTTGGTGACTGGAGTCTCCTTCGTGCGAGCCTTCTCGGCTGCCGCAGCGTCGGCCTTCTCCTTCTCGATCTGGGCGTCGGTCCGGAACGGGATCACGGTCACGACCTCACGGTCGTTTGTATGATCGCGAACCAGAAGCAGGTGCTTCTTCTGGATGATCGACAGGTCGACGACCGAGTCACCCTTGAAAACAGAGAGGGTGTCGTTGAGGTGCTTGAAGGACACCGGGAATGAGGTCGCGGTCGTTCCGGTGCGGCCGCACGAGCAGCGTTCGTAGGAGCGACGGCCGAGGCTGTTCTTCGAGGAGACCTCGAGGTACTGCTCCGGCTTCTGGCCGTCCGCGTCGAAGATCACCTTGACTTCCTGGGAGTCGAGACCCAGGGCGACGCCGGCGATCATGGCCTGCAGGACCTTCTTGTCGATGGAGATCTCGTCGTCGGGGGTGCCGACAGCGGTGATCATGCCCTCGACCTGTGGGAAGTGGCGCTCAACCTTGCGGATGCCGAAGGTGAAGCCGTTCAGCTTACCCCGCATGTAGTAGTAGTTTTGGCCGTCGATGAGCTGGACGCTCTCGGCCTCGGTGTTCTTGATGGCCGTGATGACAGCGCTGAGGATCGCGGCCGGCACTTTGTAGGACAGGCTCTTGTCGAAGCCGTCATGGGAGTAAATCATGATCTTGCTGCCGTCCGACGACAGAACACGGCCGCCACGAAGCTCGACATGTGTCACGTCGGGGCGGAGGTTGTTCGCTGTCGTGCAGCTCTTGGCGCAGGTGAGGGCTTCCTCGAAGGAGGAGCGGTCGATCGACGTGCCTTCCATCGTAAGATGGTCCGAAACGCCTTGCTCGATCTGCTTGAGCGTCGCCGAGTCATAGAGGACCAGGTTGACAGTGAGAAGACCAGACTGAACTTCGAGACCTTCCTGGTCGGCCTTGAAATAGACCCGCTCGGCTTCGGTGCTGTTCACGAGGTTGATGAGCTTGGCGCCCATGACGCCGAAGGATCCGTCGACCGGCGTCTCTTCGGTCCGCGTGATCGGCTGTTCGGTACGGCAGAACATCTCCTTGCCGGAGGTGAACATCGTCAGCTTGTTGCCGGTGACGTTGAAACGAATGAGAAGGCCGGGAAGATCCGTCTTGAGGGAACCGAGGCCGTTGCGGACGAAGTTGACGCGCTGGCGCAACTCCTTCATCTCGACTGAGAAGTTCACGTCTGCCACGAATAGTCTCCTTGCTGCGTCATTGATTAGCCGATGTCGATATCGTCGGCCGGGTTGGTCGGTTTCGGCGGAGGTTCAGCAGCCGGAGCTGGTGAGGTCTCGACGACGGTTGGTTCGGCCGAGGTCAAGATCTCTCCGATCGAGGTCGCCGTCGTTGGGGGTTCCACAGGGATGGTTCCCTTGAGTTTACCCTCAAACTCATCCAGAGACGCGCGGGCCGACGTCATAAAGGACTCGATGTCCCCTTTGAGGCGCTGCATCTCTTCCTGAGGCTTGTCCGGGTCAACCCCGAGTAGGATAAGGTCGGCGCGGATCTTGTCTTTCCGCTCCAGGGTCGAGCGCTGCTGCTCGGTGAGCACGGCGTGCTGACGGATGAGGTTCTGATGCCTGTCCTGCAGGCCACGGAACTCTTCTTCGGGGGTGGGCATTGCTTCTCATACCTTCGGGTTGGGATCCCCGAAGCCTACCTGGGTCGGGGTTACGTCGGTTACTTCTTCCTTGGCTTTGAAGGCGCTGCGGCAGACCTTGTTCCAGTTGCAGTTCCAACAACGGTCACGTTCCGGCCTGGCTTCAAGGTCACCCGGTATCCCCTTCTTCAGTTCTTCGAACAGGGGCTGGACAGATTTTACCTCGGTGTTGCCAAAATCGTATAGCGACTTGGGGGTCACGTCAACCGGCACGTAATCGTGGTTGAAGTAGAGTAGGCCACCGCCCGCTATTTTCCGGCCTGAGCTGGCTCGGTTAAGGGCGTAGTATTTGACTTGCCTCTCGTCAGCATTCTTTGCTGCGTGGCCCTTACCGTCGATGATAAAGTCGCCGGATTTTCCTTCTCTAAGGAAGTCCACCATTGCAAACATACGGAAGCCGTTGAAGACTCCGTTCAACATAACCTCGGACCTAAGCTCGAGGTTCAGCATGCCCAGGTCTCGCATGATCTTCATGCCGTTGAGTACCTGAAAACGAGTCCTCTTCTCGAGCTCGGCCTGGTCCATTCCGTAAGGATAAGACGGCTGGAGCTCGTAGTTAAACCAGTGAGAGGCGAACACCCGGTCCACGATCTTCATCATGACCTCGGGTGTGTCGCACCCTGGCCGGAGGTTCACCCTCTGATTAAAGTACTGCTCGAAGGTGTATTGGACGATCTTGCCCAGGGCCTGGTAAAAGTTGGTTCTGACCTTCCCTGTCGGACGCTTCTCGATCGCGTATTGCAGCGATAGAGGACATTCAAGGGCAAGGACTAGCTTTGACCACGAGACAGAGTGACGCCAATAAGTCACTTCTTGTCGCCTTTTAGCTCGGCGGCCTGGATGTATTCAAGGGCACGCTTGCGAACCTCCTCAGAGGGTGCGACCTCGGATAATATATCGACGGGGTCGGCCGACTTGACTTCCGCCGAGGCCAGGGTGGTAATGAACTCGTCCATTTCCTTGCGCTCGGCTTTGATTTCGGCATGCTTTTCCAGGTCCAGTAAGTCCTCGATCGGGGGCATCTTGGGGCGGAGAAGGGTGAACTTCCGCTCGATCTTGCCGTCGACCTTAGATACCTCGATGAGGCATGCAGCGGGACGGCGATTGAGGTCATGACTGTGAGAGCCTGTGATAGACATTGAGCCTTGCGAGACGTAGTGGCGCCCGGCTACCTCGGCAACACCTTTGTCCTCGTGGTGGTGACCCACGCAGATGATGTCAGACTCTGACTCCTTGAAGAAGTCGAAGCCGTAAAGGGCCTCGCCGAAGAACTCGCCGGTCTGGGCCCCTAGCCAGAAATGACCCATTGTGATAAGGGTGTCGGCTCCGAGCTTCTTCTTGTCACGGATGTGTTGAGCCTGGCCGTGATGGTAGGAACCGCCTGCGATACGCACGGTGTGCCCGTCGCATTGATACAGGTAGTCGGCTCGGTCAAGGAGGTGATAGGCTCCGGCCTCGATGAGGACTTCGATCGGCTGGCCCTTGAGACCCGTCTCGAGGGAGCCGTATTTGATGTCGTGGTTCCCGGCTACGCCAAGGTTCTTGAGCGCCCCTTGGATTTGAACCTCTTTGAACTCCCGGATGGTCTTTGCGACTAGCCACAGGGGGTTGTTTCGAGGTTCCTTGAGGTGAAAAAGGTCCCCAGACCAAAGAATAGCGTCGACCTTTAGGCGAATAGCCGCCTGGAATACCTGGGATAGCATGCTGTCCAGGTGCTCAGGGTAAGGCACCTTGAAGGCTGGCGGTGACGAGGCTGCGATATGCGGATCGTTGATCTCGATCGCCCGGAAGGTGGTCGGATCCTTCGCTTCACATTTAACGGTGATCACCTCAGACATGGACGTGATCACCCTGGAATGCTCTCTGACACGTGGGACAGATACCCAACTTGGCTTCCAGCTCCAATCTCTTGGTGTCTGCGACAGCCATTTCCCTGAGGGTCAGGTCCAAGCCTTGCTCGATCATTTGTTCCTTGGTGGTGAGCTCGCTGTACTCGATGAGAGCTTTGAGCTCGACAAGGGAGGGGATGGTCTGGTGGTCAAACTCGACGGCTGCAGGAAGGGGTCGGGTGTGGAGAGTGAACAGCTCAAGGATCAAGGTGATGGCCTGACTGTTCTGCGGGGGAGACGGGAGCGGAGGAGGCTCGGGGAGAGGTCGAAGGAGGGAGAGGAGACGTTCGTACTCCTCGATCTCCCCCATCCTCTTGTAGGATTGCTCGATCTGGGTCTTGAGCTCGGCCGTCTCTCGCTGGAGGTCAATCAGCTGGGACCGAAGGGCTGGGACGTGGTCGAGCTCCTTCACTCGGGCTCGTTGGGTCTCGGTGTCCTCCCGACGGATGGCCTTGCGGTCCGTGTTCTCCTTCAGGTCCTTCTTCGCCTCTTTCTGGGCGTCGGTCACGATATCGGCTCGACCCAGGATCTTGAAGACCTCGGCTACAGCCGTCTCGTTGGCTCCTATGAGAAAGATCTGGTCGAACTGACCTGCGACCTGGGGGCGGAACCGAGCGGTTGTGGTCTCAATCTCCGCTATGCCGTAGGGTGCGACGAGGTCCTTGTGGTCACGGCCGATCTTGGTGTGGACGTGGCCGTTGATCGCCAGGACTGGCTGGAGGTTGGGTGTCCGGGCCTGCGTCTTGACCTTCCGCCACTGAACTTTGAACTCACCCTGCCCATCCTCAATAACAATCGCTCCGCCTGCCCAAGCTTCTCCGTTCTTTATAAACGACTCGCCGGGGGCTCCGAAGAGCATGGCCGTTGCTGCCCTGATGAGGGCCGACTTGCCGATATTTGACTTGCCGGTCACGACGGTGAGGCCGCTGACTTCGATCTTCGCGTCGGCGATGGACTGGTAGTTGCGAACTCGGATCTTGGTTGAGGTCGGAGGAGGAGAGGTCATTGAAGGAGGTCCGAGCTGAGGTCAAGATCGTCGACGTCAAGGTCTGCGCCGATAAGTGGGTCTTTCGGTCGAGGGGCGGGCTTGGGAACTAGCTTTGGTTTGTCTTCCGTGGCTAGTACTTCCAGGGCGAAGAAGGAGTTACGAACGTAACGCACTGTACCGTATCGGGTGTAAAGGCCTGAGCCCATCCCGTCGGTGTCAACTCGTACGCTTTTCCCTTGGAGGGAGGAGTTGATGTCGTGTACGGTGGTCACGTACACGAGGTTTAGAACCCTCTCGATCTTGGTGAAGGGAAACGCTGTGGTTTTCCCGCCCTCCCTCTCGACGGTGACATGGGTGGATCCGATGTTGGTGAAATCCTCGTATCGACGATGGGTCCGAGCCTTAAGTGCTTCTAGGACCTCTGCGGACTTGCCTGTGGCTTGAAGCCAAGGGTCGATGATAGCGTTGAAGCGGTCCACGTCTCGACCACGAAGATCCTCGGCTTCGGTCACGTAAGTAAATCTGAGGTTGCGACCCTTTTCCAAGGCAGGACCAAACTTCTGCTGGACCAATTCCCTACCGCGTCGCTCGGTGGACGTTAGGATTAGAACGTCCTCTTCCGCGTTAGGGTCCCAAGAGCCAAGGATCTGTTCCTTGAAATCCTTGTCCGTCATCTGACGTTTGTCTCGTAGGAACTGAGCGGCGGCTTCAGAGGTCACGGTCTGCATCGGGGTACCTGGGGCCGGCTTCCCTAAGACAGCGTGGTCGTGGATGGTCTGGATAATCTTCCGGTAGTCGGCGAATTGACCCGGCTCCAGGTCTTTGACCATGTCGGGTAGGTTCACCATCGGTAGGCTGGCGAGGTCGAGAATTTTGGGCGGGGGCTCTTGGACAAAATTGGTTGAGCACATCAGCCCCGTCTTGGGGTCGACCTCGAGGGCTGTGGTCTGAGACGGCTTGGTTGAGAGATCTTGGCCTACGTACATCCACTTGCGCTCGCGGTCCCCGATTGTGGTCACGTCGAGGTAATCGGGCCCTGGCTTTGGGGTCTCGATGAGAGTCGACGAGGTCTTTGGTCTGCGGGAGGGCATTGGAGCTTTGTTGCCTGGCCTTCGATCGGGGTCGGTTGGGTTGTGGTTACTGATACCGTCTTGAAGCAGTCACGGCAGGTTCCGGTTGCTCTGATGGGTCCGACTGCCCATCTCATCCGGTGGCCACGAGCTTTAACTATGATCGTGGCCCGGTCTTTCAGGGCCTTGAGGCTGGTCATCCGATCCCTGTTAGAAGGCGTGCGGGGGGTTGACCCGGAGCTGGAGCTGGGAAACGGTGACGTAGCCCTGGGCGAGGTGGGTCACGTCGGAGGACTCTTGTTCGGCGCGGGGGACCATCGACGTGGGAGGGGTCCGGTAGCGGGAGTAGTGGGCGACCTTGGTGGCCTTGAACCCCATCGAGGCCGTTACGGGGAAGTTCACGTTGAAGCAATCCCCGTGAGAGGGGTTGGTCCTGCGTAGGATGTCGAGGAGGGCCCTGTCGGCGGAGTTGAAGAGGCGACGGTCCGCTTGGGCGTCGAAGATCTTGGACGCGTCGGGGAGGTCCTGGGAGAACGCGATGGCCGGGGTGGCGTAGAATGATGCGGCCATCATCGCCATGGATACGGTCGCGGAGAGGTACACGTCCAGGCCCACGTTGGATCCGTGGTTCACGCCGGTGAGCACGAGGTCCCAGGGCCGGTCCGTGATGGGGTCCGGGATGAGGAAGGCTCGGGTGAGCACGTCTCCGGGGGTGAGGTCGTAGGTGTAGGTGTCCTTTCCGACGAGGGTGGGCTCGATCGTCTTCCAGCGCTCCCATCCGTCCGAGCAGGAGAACGATTTCCCGCTCTGCTGTGTCGCGGTCGTGATCTGGATGATGCGCGAGGAGGGGTAAGCCTGCTGTGCGGCGTCTCGAAGCACCTTGAGGCCGGTCGCGTCGGGGCCGTCGTCGCCTGTGATGAGGATCTGTCTCATGGTCTGTTCCTGTCTCTGATCTGTGGGCTGTTCTGTGGTGCGATGTGCGCTTCTGGACGGGCCGGGAACGGCGATATCCTCGGCGGGATATCTTACCCTTGGATTGGTCCTTGAGCTCTGAACCCATCCCGTCGGTCAGCTTCTGTCTGGTCCGAAGGGTTAACCGTCCGTTACTGCTAGATCCGTACCTGTTCCAAAGGGTGCAACCGGGGCAGAAGGGCTATCCAGAACTAGACCTGGATTATCCTCCAACTCCTTCGCCTTTCCAATCACTTCAATCTTATCTAGTCCAAGAGACTTGGCATGCTCATCTTTGAGAAGGCTAAGTACTGCGTCTTCGATTTCATTTGCTGTTGCCGGATGGTCCTTGAGGTGTTGCAGAAACGCGTCGCGGCCCCGGCATGCGACTGACGTTTCCGTTGTTCTCCCCTTGTAGTTGAAGAAGCCTGCGCCGGCCATAATTCCGAGCTTTGCTTCTGCCAACTCCGCGATGGAGGCAAGGTTGTTGATCCCTTTTCCGTATTCAATCACAAACTCTCCGCGCATAAACGGCGGGGCAAGCTTGTTCTTTACGGCGGTGATCCTAATCTTGTTGCGAGTATAAACCTGGTCAGTTCCCTTCGTTCCTCGAGCCTCGTCTCCTTCAGATCCAAGGAACGCAAGCTCGAGACGAAGAGAGGAGTAGAATTTGATGGCGTTGCTTGCTGCCGATTGCTCTTTCGGCGCGTTCTTCTGCGGCCGGCCTCCAATGTTAATCACAGCACGCATCTGGTTGATGATCACCACGGCCGGTTTGCGGCCCTTCGAGATCTTCTTCGTCAGACGCTCGAGGAAGCGAGCCATCAAGGCCGCTTGAGTGCCTTTCTGCGTACCTCCCTCCACGTCCATTATCCCTTCCATGTCGGAGCGAGGGGTCATAGCTGCGGCGGAGTCAATCACAACAAGGTCTACCGCCCCGCTGTCAACGAAGTCGAGGGCAATGTCGGCCCCCATCTCGAAGTACTCGGGCTGAGACCAGATGAACCGATCTGGGTTCAGATCAATGCCCAACTTCTTGCCGTATATGGCGTCAAAGGCGTGCTCATAATCGATGAGCAAAGCCGTTCCTCCGGCTGCCTCATGGCACGAGGCGATAACCTCGGTCGCGATAGTTGTTTTACCCGACGAGAAAGGACCAAAGATCTCGGTCACTCGACCTCTCGGTAGGCCGCCAATGCCACTAACCGCGTTGATGATGGTTGACTTCGTCGGGATGACAGGGCATTCGACGGCGGTATTCAGACTCTGGAAAAGCTCGGTACTATCCTTGTACTTCTTCTCCATACGAGCGCGGATTTGCCTGACTACGTCAGCGTTAGTCGCCATTTATTGTCCCCCAGGGGTGCAGAGCTTGCTCGGCTGACACTAAGTTGTAGCGCCATTTCTTGTTAACTACATCCTCGCCTAGCCTTGTCAAGTAATACCCATCGACTTTATGGATGGAGATACGATGAGGCCAATTCATTGTAGCCTGGAAATGCTTCACGTAAGGATCACCGTCAGCCGCAGGGGCGCCGTGTCTTTTCTTTACGTAGGACTGGAGCTGGATTGGGAGCGGCATCACTATTTGTGTGGCTCCGGTCTCTTTGATCAGCTCAAGCATGTTCATCTGACAGTGGAACATGAGCGAGGAACTCTTCCCACCAACAGATAACTGCTTCTCGATGCAGAAGATCGCGTTGCTTGCGCCGTGTTTCTTCAGAAAAGCCCGAAAGTCGGCTCGTATCTGCTTGCAGGAGGTTAGCACGTCCTGCTTCCCGGTCTTTATCTCATCAAAAAGAAACTCTGCCCCCTCTCGAAGGCAGAGTCCCGTGTGACGTAATGACGGGTCGATCCCGACAAACTTCATCTAACCAACGATGTCGCTCAGGTCGATCGCGCCTGCGTTGTCGGTCGATCCCGGAGAGGCCGAAGCACCACCGCCGAGGAGAGTCATGATCTCGAGGTCGGTCAGGCGCCGGCCGAAGTACCGCTTCATGGCTTCGGTGACCTTCGGTTCCTTGGCCTTGACGTGATCGTACCAGGCCTGCTTCGACTTCCAGTGAGCCGTGGGGGTAGGCGTGAAGGTCCCCTTCTGGTACTGGTCGTCGGTGCACTTGAACATGATGTCAACCTGCTTCTCGTCGAAGCCGCCGTCGAGGATGGTCCACTGCTTGTGCAGTTCACTCAGCTCGGCGTAACGGTTCTCGGAGATCAGCCAGGGCTTGAACTTGCCCTGCAGCTTCTCGGTGGTCATCAACTCACCGGTCTCGGAGGTGGTGTAGTGGAAGGTGATCATCCCGAACCGCTGTTCGGGTTCGCCGAGCGTCTTCTTCACGAAGGCAAGGGTTTCGGCGTTGGTCGGGGCGATGAAGCGGGTACCCTGCTTCGCCTGGCCCTGGTAGTAGAAGGTGAACATTCGGGTGAGTGAGCTGCTGATGATCCCGAAACGCTCCGTTCGACCTTTGGCACCCTTGAAGCGGTCGAAGGTCGAGAGTTCAACCTTCTTGTCTCCGAAGGCAACCTGGTCGCCTCCTTCGGCCGGCGGGGGCTTCTGCTCGGTAACGTCGGCAAGGGCGGCTGATGTGTCCGTCATTTTCCGTTCCTGTGTTGTCCTGTCCGGTGTGGACTCAGGCTAACCTGAGTGGTCAATCATACAGCAAAAAGCCCAGCTAGTTAAAGCCGGGCTTTTCACTCACCTACCGAGGTAGGTCTTTAATCGAGCTTGTCGCCGGGCGCCACGGTGGCGGCAGCCGGGGCCGTCTCGGTGGCCGGCTTGGCCTCCTCGTCCTTGCTGACACGCGAGCCGCGGACCTTGTAGGCCTCCTCGAGGTTGCCGCCGTTGGCCACCAGGGCCTTCACGACGACGCCTTCCTCGTAACGGAGCTTGTGGCGGACGCCGAACGTGACTTCCTGGCCGGACGGGAGGCGGCGGGAGCCTTCCGTGTACTCGCGGATGTGGAAGGAGCCGAAGCCGCCGTTCAGGCGGACGGTCTTGTCGCGCGCGCCGAGGGCGAAGATCTCGTCGATCGCCATGTCGAACAGGGCACGGCCACCGGCCTTGCCGATGCGCTTGCCGGTCTTGGTGTGGACGAACTCGGCCAGCTTGCTGTAGATAGCTTCCTTGCCGGCGCTCTCGACTTCGGTGTTTGCTTCGGTAACTGCGGCCGCGACGGCCGGGTCTGCTGCATTGACGTTTTCCACGACATTCTCCTTTGGGTTCAGATCTCAATCTCACCGACCTTTGCGCCGGTGTAAGAAGCTGGTGAGGTTGCGCCTGCTGCGACTTTCTGCTCGTAAAGCCTGGAATGTAGCCGAATGTCGGAGTCCAGACGCTTCATCGTGCCAGCACGCTCGTTCACCACTGTCTTGATCTCCGATACTACGAAGACCAAGCCCTGCCAGTTTTCTGATGCCTGGGTAAGGTCTTGGAGTTGGTTTGCCAACCAGAACCCCTTCTGGTGCACTGGCGTCTCCGCGTACTCGTCGCTAGCCTTGAGCTCCTTCTCTTTCATGGCCAGGAGGGCTTTGTTTGCCCTCGCCACACGGATGATCTCAAGGGAATGACGGGTCAGCTTCATCTGGATATCGCTGAGACGCTCAAGGTAGGTTGAGACGAGGGCCAGCTTCGCACTGATGAAGTTGAGGTCATAGTGACTATCATCCTCGGACATACGCACCTCCATCGCGGTGGCATCGTCGAGGAGACCCATTAGCTGGGCTTCGATGGCCTCAGGCTTAAGAGGCTTTGCTTCCGTCATCTGAGCTACTACTCCGTTTGAGGATCTTGTCAAAGAGTGCGGTCATCCGATTTCGCCAGGCCTCAAAGCGAGAGCGCTCGAAGGCACCCGAGGCCACTTCCATTACACCGGCAAGACGGTTGAGTATTTCCTTCTCCTCGAGCATCCTCTGCCTGAGCATAGGCCGGTCCATCCCTTGCGGGACGTCGAAGGTCATGGCTAGAGTGGTTCCGCTGCTCATGCCGTTCTGGAGTTCAAACAGCTTGAGGTTTGACTCAACGGTCACTGAGCGGGGAATAAGTTGAAGTTCAGAGGGGCTTGACTCGGTCATGGTGTATGATACCATACCCGCTGATAGAAACAGGCCCGAGAAGGGCCTGTTCGTCGCTTGACATTCAACCTAGAATGTGCTAGGTTAGCCAACCCAATTGGCTGCCTCTTCCAGATCAGCGTAGGACTGGATGCACTCTTGGCTGGTCTTGGCATCCGGGCCTACCTTAGCCCGCCACCGCTCGATGGTGCAGTGAGACAGCCGCAAGCTCCTCGAGCTGACATCCTGGCCGGAGATCTCGGCCACCTTCCCCATGATCGCAGGGATCAGGCTGACTTGGTTGGTTGCAGGGTCATACACCGAGATCTTTTTACGGGTCTCAAGTGTAATATTGCTGGCATTGCCCAGCTCGTGGAGCCCCTTCTCCGTGTGAACGGAGAAGGTGAGGGCACCGACCAGGTTCTCCCAGCCTGATCCCGGCTCCCCACGGACGAACCCGGTGACGAAAGCGTCGAACTCGATACGCTTCTTGACCTTGACCCAGCCGTTCCGGCTTCGGCTCGAGCTGTCCTCGTAAACAGCGTTGAGGTTCTTGAGGATGCCACCTTCGCCGCCGTTGGCGATGATGCCGTCCACGAAGGCCTTCTTTCCTTCGATGACGAGCGGCGGGAAGTGGAAGATGTTGGCCATCGGCAGAAGGGCCATACGATCCTTGAACTTGGCCCGGTACACCTCTCGGTCGACGAGCCGCTTGCCGCGCAGATCGCTTCCTTCGTAGGACAGGATGTCAAACACATGCACGTTGAGCGGTGCGTCCTGCTCGATCTGGAGACGCTTCGAGCTTTCGGGCGCCAGGCTGAGGACAGCCGTTGTCGAGTGGAGGGATGACTTGGTCTTGACCCCTTTCGCCGTGTAAGGCGTGGTGTCGACAGCCTTCTCAATCATGACCTCGCAGTCGATCGTGGCAGAGAAGTCCGGCACGAAGTTGCCCCAGAGAAGCTGCTCCGTCAGTTCCTCGAACCGGTAGGTCTTGACCGACACCGTCCTTGAATGAGCGAAGACACCAACGTCCTTTACGAAGTGGATCATGAGACGGCAGCCGTTGAACTTGATCTGGGCTGCCCAACTCGGACTGGTCCAGACTTTGGTCAGTTCGTCTGGCTTGAGGTTCCACGAGGCAAAGCAGAGCATGGGTTCACGCTCTTCGAACTTCAGACCACCAGGTGGCAGGAAATGAGCCCGAAGGACGTCGACATAATCCGACTTGGCCGGTCGCTTCCCTTTCTGGGTGACAGCGAGGCCCAACTTCTGGCAGGTCAAGGCAAGTTTGTCGAGGTTCGGAAGGCCCATCTAATTCTCCATACCAACTACGCCTATTATAGCATAGTCGGAGGGTGGTGTCAACATCTTATTTCGCGGCCTGTGGATAACTTTCACCACACGGTGTCAACGGGCATGTCCCCAATATAATCTTGCACCGGCAGGCCACCAACCGGGGCAGCATGGGTCCGCTTGGCCAGTCGCAAGGCCTTGGAGCGACTTTCGTTCTTGTCCGGCCTCGTCTCCAGAACAGCCTTGACCTCGATGGCCATGGTCTTGAGCACGGCCAGCCAATTGTGTATCGTTGAGGGAGTGACCCCGAGAGCTGCGCCACACTCCTTCGGATCGTTCTGCTCGAGGAGCAGCTTGAGCAACGGATAGAGGCTCTCGTCTCGCTTGTGGCGGGGGTTCTCGAAGAGCTTGCGAGCGCGACGGGCCAGCTCGGTCACGATCACGATCGCCGTCATGCGTGACTCATGGTCCGGAGACTCGATACCGAAGATCCGATCCAAGCTGTAGACCCCAGGCTCGAACTCGCCGTCGTCATCCGTCCCGGTCGTTGCGAGCGACCCGCCATGTAGGCCGGTGATCGGGTTGCGGCTCTTCTTCGACAGGTGATTGACACAGATTGTCCGGGTGGTGAAGAAGATCACTCCCCCGAAGTTGCCCTTCTGGGGGTCGAACTTCTCGATCATCCCCTTTTCGATGAGACGCTCGGCGATTGCTTGGCTCAGCTCTTCCGTCTCAGTGGGGGTGGCGTACGGAAGGAACTTCCGCATGATCTGGCGGCACAGGCTGTTGCCGTGACCGTCACCCAGGATATAGTAGCGATAGAGGTCGTCGTAATCCCGAGGCACATAGTCATTCGGGTTCGGCTTGTCTGAATTGCGCGGCATGTCTACCCCTTTAAGCCTTAATCAACACCCTTAATAAACCATAATCAGAAGGGTTTGTCAAGTCTTCTTTTCAGATCCACGCCCTAGAACCTCCCGCATCGCATTATGCTTGTGATTTCTTGTGGGTTCCGGGCGGCCCATTGAAGCAAGAAATGCAGCCGTAATCAACGTTTCACCCGTATCGGCGAGTTCAAGATCAGCAGCTGTAGTCCCACGTCACCAAGTCGTTGAACCAGAGGATCCAGCTTTACTACCCGCTCGGCCATCAGCTTCAAATCCTCGGCGGTGATCATCTTCGCCACTTCCTCTAGCTCGTTGGCCCTCCAATCTCGGAGATCCATCTCCCTCTTGACCCTAGCCTCGTCGAGGCCCATCAAACGAAGGCTTCTGTAGTGAATGATCTCGGCTAGGTTCTGGATCAGCTGGTTGTAGATCTGCTGGTAACCCCGTCGCTCGATCATGTCGAAGACGGGCTTGAGATCAGACCTCTTGATCAGAGTCAGTAGGTTTCCTCGGTCGGCCGTCTCGAGACCCTTTCCGATCTCCTCCTCGGTCCAGCCCATCACCTGGGCTTTGCGGAGGATGGGCTCAAACTCCTCAAACTTGGCCACCCCCGACCAGTCCAGTTTCACAAGCTCCCGCAAGGAGTAGTTTAGGCTGACCTTCGCAGGGAGTGCTCCCGCGGTCATCATTCTTGGGGTGTCCACGATCACAGACAGGGCCTTGAGCGCGTCCCGCCTTTTACCGTAGGCCCTGCCAAAGCTCTCTGTCTTTAGCAGCCCGTCATCAACCTCGGCTACCACGTATATCCCAGGCGGGAGGTCCAGCTTCGATACGAAGGATCCGGCAAAGCCTTCCAGCACAAAGAGCTGGTCGGTGGGTGACATTTCCCGGAACAAGGAGTACTCCTCGAGTAGTCCTTTCACCCGCTCGACGTAGTTCTTCTTGGCCTCAAAGGCGATGAAGACAGGCTTCACCCGAAGCCTCTTCTTGAGAGCCTGGACCAAGAGCATGAACTGATACTTCGAGTCGCTCGTCCTCTCTACGGTGAGGATCTGCGGTATCTTCGAGGTTAGGTGCTCTATGTAGTTAAATACGGTTTGGTCAGTCACAGCATCCGACCCATCGCTAGGAAGAGGGCAAGTTTCTTCCGTTCATTGCTGGGGTTCCTTCCGAGGAACCGAAGCTCAGCGGCATTCATCTTCTCTCGGGTAGCAGACTCGAAGGCCAAAGAGTCCAGCACTTCCGGCGCAAAGACAGAGGCAATCCCTCGGAGACCTTTGCTCATCTCACGCTGGATAAGGATCGTTGTATCCTTCATCCCCAGAGCCTTGATGGTTCCAGCCAGGGTACCATCGTAAAGGTTCAACTCGTCGGCCGTCCGAGCATCGTGGTTCATCGAACGTAGGTTAGCTAAGACCACGTTCTTCGGCAGGAAAGGTAGCTTCACTACCGATGACCGTGACTTCAAGGTCAGGATCTTCCTCGGCACTGATTGAGCCTGGAAGATAAAGCGGGAGAACTTCGCGTCCTCGACCGCTTTCAAAAGCGGACCCACGCTGTCCTGAGGCAATTTCTGGAGACCATAGATGAAGAAGTGCTGTAGGTCCGAGCCGCCTCGCCCTGCTGTTCTCGCCTCGGTCTCTATCTGCCGGGCCTTGTCCTTCGTGATGCCCTCAGCGTCGTAAAAGATGATGTCCTCGCTCACGGCGATACGAGCGAGGGCTCCTTGCAGGAGCATCCCCAGACCCAGGTTGTCCGGAGCTTGGACAAAGTAATTCAACCGCCCTGGTCGGCCAATCAACTTCAGGAACTCTTGGATCTTTATTGGATGCACTCCGCTACAGGAGCGTTGATACCACCTAGACCCTAGTCCAGAAGGGTTGCCGCGAATGGCGACGGGTCGCTGTTTCCTACCAGGAGACCCAAAAGGCTGGCCTGATTGGCGTCGAGCTTCCCGAGGTTAGGGTTCAAGAGCACTTGAAGCTGCTCCGAGGAGCGTACAGCATCAGGATACGGAGCATCCGGGAGTTCAGCCACCATCTGGTCGATGGAGTCACCCAAGATGGTGAAACCATCGCTCACGAGCACAGCCTTGCAACGTCGCTGGGCTGTGCAGTTCTTGCAGGCTGCAAGAGACTCGCCGCCGAAGAAACCAAAGCAGCTTTCCTTGGTCGTCATTTCGCAATTTCCTTCAGCATCTCGAGGATGGCGTTTGGCAGTTCATGGACTCCATCCACATACCGATGAGTATCACAGACCTCCTTCGTCCGCCGATGGGAGCCACCAATGTTCATGCTGATGACTTCGATCTTGTGCCTCTTGCACCGCTTGTAGATGTTCTTCATCAGCAGGAATTCATTGTGCTCCCTGTTCCCGATGGTCAATTCAGGAGCTCCGTCGGTCACAATCCAAAGGATCCGGCGAGGCTCTTTACGAACGATAAGGCGATCGAGGCCTTGAGCATAGGCATCCCCGAGTGGGGTCAAGCCCGACGTCTCCATCGACCCCAGACGTCCGCAAGAGGAGGCATAGCTCTCCCCAAAGTCCTTGAACAGCGGGAAGTAGAGATTACTCATACGACCACCACCGTTGTTCGGATAGGACTCAGAGCCCGTTGTGAACCCAGCGATCGAGGTCTTGATGGAAGGCACTCCGTTCAAAGCCTCAGCCAGCATGATCCCAGCCAATCGGATAGCTGATGGGGACATGCTCCCGCTCAAGTCGATTAGAACCTGAACCGCTGTGTCTATCATCGTCCGAGTCCGCTTCTCCTTGAAGATGTCGGTGTTCCCAACATGCAAGCGAGACAGCTGCTCGGTGTCCAGAGTACCTTCCTGTAGGCCACGCTCCCAGGCTTTTTTGCTCCTGGTCTGGAGATAGATTTGGAGCATACGCTTCACCGAGGTGACCTCGGTCTGGACAGACGCCCGGATCATCTGGAATTGAGCCAGGTCAGGCTCAATCGGCTCGAAAAGCTTATCCTTATCCATCCCACAGGGAGGAAGGACGTGGTTACCATCCCACATATCCTCACCCACGTTATGACCGTCGATCTGGAGGTCGTTATCCGCTGCGATCGCCTGCAGGGTCATCCCTACGGTTTTCGCTCGGTCATTCTCCTCCAGGAAGATCAAGATGGCATTGTTCAACGCTTCAATCATCTCAGGTGTCATGGGACGGGCTTGACCCATTCCGCCACCGCCCACAAAGATGATCAGCGGCAACTCACCGTTGGGACCCAGCGGGAAATCTCCCAGATCGGCGCCGTAGTTGACGTCCTTCGGAAGGAGCTCGTAGATCCGCCGAGCGAGAACCAAAGAGTGGCGGCTAGAGGTCAGCCCTTTGATCTTCGTCAATTCCTGCCTGAGCTCCTCGAACTCCGGGAAATCAGCCAGGTTTCGCTTCTCCTCAAAGAGGACGTCAGCGTTACGGTGGACTCCGTAGCACTCCTTATAAAGGAGGTTGAATGCAAGGTTAGCCACAGTCTCGGGCTTCGGGTTCTTCTCTTCCTCGTCAGCTGCTCGCTTGTCGTATTCAAGCTGCTGGGTGCAGGCATCCAGATAGATCTTGGTTGTCGGGAAATCCCTGATGGACAGGTTCTCGATCCTGATGTCCTCGACCAGGTTCCACAGCCCACGAATGGCCGGGTTCAAGGTCTTGTCCTTGCTCAGGTCCGGCATCCACTCGGTGTACTTCAGATGGCCAATCTCGTGATCGAGGTAGCCGTTGTAAACGTCCACCTGCCAATTAGACAGGACGGTCCCAGGCGGAAGTGCTGGGAGGTTTATGTGACGCCCAGACACGAAGGCCGTCGTTCCGCCGAAGGTTACGTAGGTCCCCCGCCCGGATCGGGCCCTGGCATATTGCTGGGCAAAGTGAGTGAACGACTGGTGTCTCATTTGCCCTTCGCCACCAAACCGTGGTTCTCGAGGATCTTCTTCGCAACGGCGCTGTTGTCGCGACCCATCCAGTTGAGGATGGCGCAACGGATAGCTTCCTCGCGGCCGAGTACTGGTTCCATGTCAAACACGTCGATCAGCTTGCGCGTCGAGATGGTGACAGGCAAGACACCGTCGCTGAACGACTTGCGGATCTCCATCGCGGCTTCCACAAACTTCTGGACCACCGCAGGATCACTGTCTGGAAACCGGGCTTTAAGCATGGCGATCTCCTTGTCCTTCGCCAGGTAGCCCACCGTCAGCTTGATCGGGAAGCGGTCGAGCAGCGCGGTGTTCATCACCTCGGTGCCGGTGTACATTCCGCTGTCGTCACCTTTGCCACCCGTGTTGCCAGTCCCTACGACGGTGAACCCAGGCGAGGCTACAATCGTTTCGCCCGTCTCGGGGAGGTAAAGGGTACGCTTCTTCTCCAGAACGGGGTTCAAGACAGCCGCGATGCTGGCCGGGGTGTAGTCCATCTCGTCAATCAGCAGCGTGATCCCAAGCTTCATGGCAGTCGGAAGGGCGCCGTACATGAAGTAGGTTCCCTTCGACGGATCTGCGCGCATCGATCCGATGAAGTTGCCCACGGTCACGTCGCCGTTCATGTTCACCCGCTTGAGCGGTCGGCCCAGCTGAGCATGGATCTGCTCGACACCGTCGGTCTTACCGCAGCCAGTCGGACCTTCGATATAGACGTTCGATCCCTTCACGAGGCCGAAGGCAACGGCCTTCACGACGGCCGGCACGAAGACAAACTCGTTGTTGATCGTCGGCACCATCCCCGCAATGGACGGGTCGACAGTGACCGGAAACTGCTTCTTCAGGTCAGTGAAGAGATCAGACGCAACTTCGGCTTGGAAGGCCTTCAGGAACGGCTCGAGGTCGTCGGAAGACTTGCTCTTCCGACCCACCATCCGGAGCAGCTCGGCCGTGATCGGCGACACAAGCGAAGCAGCTTGACCGAACTCGTTCTTGTACTGGCCTGCACTCTTGCCGTGCTTATCTTGAAGATGCTTCACGAGCGAATGAGCCTGAAACCCACAGTATTTGCAGGATGGGCACGAGGCTGCCACTCGATCCCTGAATTCAGCTACTGTCAAAGTCCCGGCCATCAATCACTCCTTGAGAAGTGGTGTATTATACCACGTCCCAATGGCGATGTCAAGCACTCGCTTTTTGCTTCTCCAAGGGCTGTCCTAGCACCTTCCTCACGTAGCTGTTGTCCAGCTGCTGCACCTGTAGGGAGCGCCGCTCGAGGATCATGGGAAACTCAGCCCAATCCTTGATGAAAGGAGGGTGGTTCATCTCGGGACGTGCCTCGAAAGCCGTGTTGTGGCGATCCAGATGAGAGCCCAGACCCACTTCCTTGTCCGGGACGTTCAGGTGAATAAGACTGGTTAGGTCCCTATATTCGTCGATGAAGTCCTTACGGATCTTCTCGTCCCAGAGGTCCACGCCACGAGCATACATGTGGGTCGTATCTACGCACATCCGCACGGTGACTGACTGAACAGCGCGGGCGACTTCGGCAATGAACTCAGGGCTCCCGATCGCCGATCCGTTCTTGCTCCCGCTGTCAGTCTCCAGAAGAAAGTCTACGTCCCACTTCTCGTCCCAGACATCGTTCAGGAAATCAACGATGTTCTTGAAGGCTTCCGGCTCGGAGAGCTCCTTCTTGAAGCCAGGGTGTAGGACCACCCGCCTGGCGCCTAGTGCTTCCGCTGTGGCAATCTGCTCCTTGAAGTGGCGCTTGTAAAAGCCACGGCGCTGCTTCATTCCTTCGCAAGGGTTGATTACATACGGAAGATGGAGCGTCACGGCCATCTCATACGACATCTTCCGGAAAGTGGCGGCCACTTCGTCGGTGATCTCCCACGGAGCGTAGTCGCGCCCTTTCCCATTCATCAGCTGGATCTCGTTGTAGCAAAGGCCGCGGGCCGTTGCTATGGCGTAGGACAGCCCTTCATCGGCTCCCAGGTGACCGCCTAGTTTGAGGTGGCTCATGAATACTCCTTGTCTCAGGCTGCCAGCAGCATCTTGTCATACTCGCCCGCTGCGAGCTTGGCCAGGTCAATCTCCTTTTGGAGGCCCCAGACATCGCCCACCTTCGGGGCGACAGTGAGTTGAACCTGCCAGGTCTTGACCTCGAACTCCATGGCCTTCTTGATGATCGGAGCTACTTCCTGAACCAGCTCGTTCCGCACGAGGAACGCAAGCTCGTCATGGATCTGCATGGCGAAGGCCACGTCACGCCATTTGTAGCCGTGAAGCTTGAGAGCCTTGTCCACCTTCACCATCGCAATGCGCGTCACCTCAGCGGCGGTTCCCTGAATAGCGGTGTTCACCGCGGACCGATTGGCGAAAGCATGGATCTTCGGGTCGGGGTTATCATAGAACGACTTCAGGCTCCGCTTCCGACCGAAGAATGTGGTTGTGTAGCCGTTCTTCCTGGCAAAAACATGGACCTTACCCATCCATCCGAATAGAACAGGGTGACCACGGACAAACCCGTCGTAGACCTGCTCGGCCGCGGCTCTGGGAATGTCAGCCTTAATAGCCAGAGTGTAGGCCGTTGCCCCGTAGAATGTTGCAAAGTTGAGCACCTTGCCCACGTCGCGCTTTCTCTTCTTCTCTTCCTTCGACAAGGCGTGGAATGTGTCAATCGGAATGCCATAAGCAGCGGCTGCCGTGAGAGAGTGGAGGTCATCTCCCTTGGCCAGAGCTCTGAGCCACCTAGGCTCGCCCGACATATTGGCACCAATGACCAATTCCTGGCGGTCGTAGTCGAAGGAGAGTAGTTTGTAGCCCTTCGGAGCACGGAAGGCTTGGCGCACTGATGGGATCATCAGCACGCCCTTCTGTACTCGTCGCGTGGTGTCAATGTTGACTGACTCACACTGAGCTGGGCAGCCTACACACGTCTCGCGGATGCAAACAATAGGCTCGCGGCCTTCTTCGTCCTCATCACCCTCTCTAGGGATGACATAAGGAAGGCTACGAACAACAGTCTGCCAATCAGCAGGAGCTTGAGGCGCTTCGCCAGGCTCTAGCCCTGCTCTCAGATCGATGAGGATGTCCGAGTCGTCAACCTGCGATATGTAATCGGCAGAGTCAGGCGTACCCTTCAAATCTACGGCCATCACTTCGCGAGCTTCGCCGTTAGAGACGGCCTGAATGTTCACTCCTGTGGCGCCGTCGACGTCCGGATCACCGCCTGGGGCAGAGAACCTGAAAGTCGGAGCTGCAAAGGTGTTGAAGTTGAACCTAGGTTTGATCTCTCGATCGGAGAGTGCCTGTAGCTTATTGAAGTAGGAACTACGGGCCTTCACAATCTTCTTGTAAGCGATGATCGTCTCTACGATCGGATTGGCTCGGGCGAGCTTCTCCAGCGCCTCTTCCTTGGTAACGTGGATTGGGTTCTTGCCCTTGGTCTTGCCTGGCGAAGGCAAGCCGCCCCGCTCGAACAGAGCGTCGCCGAGCTGCTTAGGGCTGTTGATCTCGAAGGTGTAGCCGATCACCCGGAATATCTGCTCCCGCATGGTAGCAGCCCGGGTCTCAAGCATCGCCATCTGATTATCGATGTACTCCCGGTTGAGTTCCATCCCGCCGTTGTGTTCCATCCGGCGGACAATGTCGATGAGCAGGGTGTCAATCTGCACAGCCATCGGGTTCTCAGTCGCAACGTAGGCGTAGTGATCCCACATCTGCATGCCTACGTCGGCGTCAGCACAGGCGTAGTCGGTGCATCGCTCCGGTGATTTGGTGGTAATATCCAGGCGACCTGCTTTGATCTCCTCGGGGGTGAAGAGGTCCTCGAACTTGGTCATGTCGATGCCCAAGTCTTCATGGGCCACCGTCTTCAGACCAATCTTCTTCCGATCAGGGTCAGCTAGGTAGACAAGCTCAAGCGCATCGTTGAACTTGAAGTCAGGTTTCCACTTCAACCCCTTCTTGACCACCTGCACCTGCAGGATGTTCAAGTCATACTTGGCGTTGTAGAAGATGGGGGTGTGAGACTCCATCTTCTCTTCCATGAGCTCCCAGACAGGCTCAAACGGTAGGTTCGCCTCGGGGTTCACTCGATGGTTAAATGGGACATAAAGGGCTGAGCCCTTCGCAAGAGACACTGACATTCCGGCAATGCCTGCGCGGCGAGTGTCAAGACTCTTTGCCTCAGTATCCATCCCCATCTGGTTCTTGGGGTGGACTGTGGACAGATATTGCTTCACGTGGTCGAGTGACCTAGCTAACTCGTACGCCATCCATCCGCCTTTGCTTTGACGAACGCTCCTAAGCTAGGGTCTGCAGAAGGCCCAGGGAGAGGTGTGCGCTCGGGTCGGAGAGGTGCTTCTTCTTCAAGGTGATGCTCGACGTCTGCCAAACACCGGCCTTCAAGAAGCTGATCCCCACTAGGTTCTCCATACCCTTATCATAGCACATGGCCACGATGGTGTCACAGTTGGCAGCCTTGCCACTGATCTTCCAGAAGAGGGGATCATCCTTCCTCGTCTGGGCCCGATAGCGGTACTGACGCGAGGACTTCACGTTAACCCGACCCAGCACAGAGTCGTCAAAGTCATAGTCAGCCTGGGAACCCTGCGTCAGGTTCTTGTCCTCGGTGACAAGCGAACCACGAAGCCGAGCGAAGTCGAGCTCAGCGCGGCGGCCCTTGTTCACGCTGTTGGCTCCCACCGTATAGTCAATGAGATCGGCAATCTCGAGCTCGTACTTCTCCACACACTTCCGAATGAGGGAGTCATTCACGTCGTGAATGTGAGCGACGAGACGGACTGAACGGTACTTCTCAAACTGCTCGAGCAAGAACTCCTCGGTCCAATCCAGCTCACGGACAGGCTCACCCATGAAGATGGGTCGAAGAGCAGAGTCGCTACAGCCAATGCTCTCGGCCAGTTTGGCCAGCGAGCCCTTCTTGGCAAGCATCTCCAGCTGTTCTTCCCGAGTCTTCGACTTAATCCAAGTCAACGGACTCATCAGGCTCTTCGAACGCCAGAGCTCGTCTGTTTGCTTGGGGTCCAGACCCAGGTAGGTTCCCAGCGCCTTCTTTGATCCCAGCATCAGGACCAGTTTCTGGTATTCGTTGTCCGTCAATGAAAGCATTCTTCGCCTCTCTAACTCTATTATAACATATTTCGAGTGCTTTGTCAAGCTTTGATTTATCAGCCTGGCCGCGTTCGTAGGCCAGGAGCACCCGGTCAAAAGTCTCAGCTAGAGTGGCGTGCTCTCTCCTTGGGAGGTGGCGGGCTGTCTTTAGTACAGCCTCCACCTGGTTGCGCAACTTGGCGACTGTGTGGCGATCTGTTCGGTCATGCTCCTCCCCGAGGTCCACACCAAAGATCTTCTCCAGATCCTTGAGTGAGTCCCTCCAAGGGACTCCATCGTTTACGTTCTTCACCTTCGCGTAGAACAGGTGAGGCGGTAGGGTGTAATCACACGAGAAGCAGTGCGCTAGGCTTGTCGTATGGTAAAAACCCGCAGAGGGGTCTCGGTCATCGTGAATTGGGCAGCAGAATGCAAACCGACCTGACTTCTCCAGGTAACTGATGCCCAGCAGCTTCAGTATCTGCTCAGGACTTATGAGCGGTTTCTGTTCGTGGTCCACGATCTCACGTTGCTTGGTCTATTCTCGTCAAAGACCCGGTAAGGCTCACCTTCGGTGATATTCAAATCCGCCTGGGTCTGATTGCCTATTGACTGACCCGACGTGGTGAAACACACCAAATGGCCGGGCGTCGTCTTGTAGGTCCAGCCGGAGATCTCCTTTGATCGGCGGTTGGCTACCTTCTGTATCTCTGCCAGCAGCTCCTCCCTCGACCCTCGAAAGTAGTTCACTGCAAAGGCCTGGGTTATCAAACTCACAGCGTCACCTGGTCCGCTCCACCGCTCGTCGGGGCGTATCCAGTCTGAGGGTTCATTCCTCCAGACATATCAATGATACGACGACTGTCCGGCTCAATAAAGAGACTCACGGGTTTCGAGGGCACCTGACCCCAACGGGATTTCATGATTCCGGCCTTTGGCTCACTGGTCGCCATCTCCTCGGTATCATAGAAGATGTAGGTGATGACATCGGCTTCCTTCTCGGCTGCGTTATAATCCGCCAGGGCCGTCTTGTCCATTACCCCTTCGTTAGCCTGGGCGGCTTTATAGCCTGTCCGGTTGATCTGAAATGGAGAGCAGACAGGCAGCCCGATGCCCTTGTTGAAGCCCATCGCAAACCGCTTCGCGTCGGCCAAGGTCTCGTTGCGTGCTGCACGCACGTCCATCCGTAGGTATTTAGCGTCGATCGGGAGGCGGGTGATGTAATCACACCAAAGAACGTCGACCTCTTCCTCTGAATGCTCTCTGACCGTCCGCTGCATCACTGAACCCCACGTGGAGAACTCGGATGAGTCAATCACCCGAATGTTCCCGTGCTGGGTGTTGTTCAGCAGGTCGTCTTTCACCGTCTGGTAAAAATCTTCCTCCTCAGGACGAAGGGCCCCCAAGAGGAGTCGGAAGGAGTTGATTGGCCGACCCACCGACTGGAACTTGGGGTCCGCACTGTGCATCGCTATCAGCTTTTGCTGCACGTCCTCGGCCGGCTCCTCAGAGGTGAAGAGCAAGGGGTTCCAACCCGAAACCACTGCGTTGAGCATATGGTTGTGCATTAGCGTTGACTTGAGATGACCACCAAAGCCAGCAACCAGATAAAACTGTTTCTTTCTGATGCCTGCGGTTGACTGGTCGAAAATACCGTATCCGGTCATCACGCCGTAGGTGTGGAGCGGGTTGGTCTTCCTCTGCTGGTACAGCTCGTCCAACTTCACAGAGTTCTGACGCATTGAGGCCTTCAGTCGTCCGCTGTCCTCTTTCGGCGTTCCTTGAAGAGCGGAGAAGGCGTGGGCAACAGCAGCGTCGGTTCCCTTGATCAGGGTCCCGTTCATTGTCACGCCAACCGTCGCTATCTTGATCCCCTCCTTCAAAACGCTTACGGCGCTCTGGCTCGCCTGCTCTTCCACAATCCCTTCGAACAGGACCTTGAAGCTGGCGCTCTCGTAGAATTGCTCGGCTTGAGCCTCCGTCAGAAACGAGACTTCCTCGCTCCTTGAGAGGTTGTCGAAATGGTCGAAGACCAGCTTGAAGCTCGGAGCTTCACCCGAGGCTGTAAAGAAATCCACGATATGCTCAAGGACTTCCTTCTCAGTCTTGGTGAGGTTGAGGAGTCGCTCGATCTTGGAGAAGCCGAGATTTATCTTCGCCTCAAGCTTCTCTCGCGGGTCCATGTAGGTTAGCGAGCGGATTACTCTACGCATTACCTGGATCCCGCCTTCTCAAAGCCAGCTAAGACAGTCTGCAGCTCGGTGTTATACTTGGTGGAGACCATCGCAAGGTCTACGCCCATCAACACCCAGGTCGGCTTGTCGTCTAGAGCCCTACGCGACAGAGCCTGGATCAGCAACTCAGGAAGGTAACGGTTCCTAGGATCTCCGAACCCTAAGAGGATAATCAAAAGGTCCGTTTCGATGGCTGGCCGAGACGAGGCGAACTCTTCGTCCTTCTCCAAGAAGATCTCAATCAGCCTGTAGGCGTCCATCACCACGAAGCTCTCGTTCCGCTCGATCATTGAGAGGAGTGCGCCAGCTATGTGAGGGCGTAGTGTGTCTAGTGGACCCTCAAGCCTCAGGTTTGTGCTTGTCTTGCCTCGCAGGGGGCTGTCCTTCTTCGGGTTCTTGCAGAACATCTTCCCGAGCTTGAGCCGGTGAATATCCAAGATCAGGCAGGGGCATCGGACCCACTTACCGTTTTCTTGGTAGTGACCTGTCGCTCCGCAGCGATCGCGGTGGTCACACTGTTCCCGTAGCTTGCTCATGCCGCCATCCTATAAGAGTCTTTGATGGCCTCGTAGATTTCCTTCAACTCACCGTCGCCGGTCTGGATGGTGTTAGCCTGTGACTCGCCGGTCACAGCCTTGAAGAGCTCATACTTCTTCATCAAGATGTTCAAGGTGTGGTGATCCACGGTCTTGTCCGTGCCTATGTTAGCGGCAAGGTCAGGGTGAAGTTGGGCTAGGAACCTATATACCCCAATGATCTTGAAGGTGCTGCCGGTCCTCTTGAGGCGACCAATAAGCTGACGATAATCATCGTAAGCCCACGGAAGGTCAAAGAAGATGAAGTGGCCGCCTTTCTGGAGGTTGATTGCCCGCTTTCCTGCGTTGGTCAGAAGGAGGATAGAGTTCTCGGCGGCTTCCTCGTCTGACATGAAGAAGTCTTTGGCCGCTTCTTTCTCTTCCCAGGACTCCTTCCCAGTTATACGTAGGACTGGGTAGTTGGTCGACTTACGTATTTGCTGCTCCAGCAGGTCAACTACGGACCTAAACTTGGAGAAGATCACAATCCGCTGACCGTTCAGACTTCCGTTCACCATCTCGAGAAGGGCTTGAGTCTTCTCCCCTGGTATGTCGAAACCCTTTAAGCGAGGGTCGTCAACCATTTGCTGGGCCATCGTCAAGCCTGGCAAGAGGCCCAATGCCTTGACCTCTCCGTCAGGCATCTTGATAAGGCGATCCATCGCCTCGACCACTTTCCGACTCTGGTCCTTAGACATGGTTATCTCCACGTCCTTGGTTATCACCTCGGGTAGGTCCTGCTTGACCTCGGGGTCGTCCTGCATTCTCCCGAAGAAAACAGGCTCAATTAGCTTCCGGAACTCGTCAAGGTTCTTGTAGCCCTTGATCACCTTTCGGTTGTTCACGTAAGCTACGATGCAGAAGTTGTCCTCAAAGAACTTCCAGGACTCGATGGCACCTGGACATACGATGCGGAGGATACCGAAGGCCTCGGTCAGTCGATTACCCACAATGGTGGCGGTCAGACCGTAGACTCTAGCTGGACCACCCTCGGTGTTCACCATGTCAAAGGCTATCTGATGGGCAGCAGACTCCGTGTTCTTAAAAAGATCCGGCTCATCGAAGATGCAGATCCACCTCGTACCCATCCCCTCCTTCAGGTACTTGGAGAAGTTGTAAAGCATTGAGTAGGATGTAAACACCACGTCCGCTTCAGGGTTCCTCATCACCCGGATGCGTTGCTGCGTGTCCGGGTAAAGCTCGGCGGTGATGATGCGGGTTGTGAAGGAAGGGCAGAGGTTCTGCGACTCCTTCCGCCACTGCTTCAGAGCCGTCTTCTCAGTGAAGACCAGGAACCTAGTCTTCTGGTTCTGAGCCTTCATGTAGGATGTGGCAAGGAGAGTCTCGAGGGTCTTTCCTAAGCCTACGTCGTCTCCGAGCACCATTCTCGGTGTGACCAGCATCACAAGGCTGCCCTTGCGTTGGTACTGGTAAGGCATGTCTGTGTTTGCGAACACCCCGTTGGACTTCAGGGTCAGGTTCTTGGCGGCCTTGATGCTTGCTAGGTCCATTTACTCACTCTAAGGCTATGCGTACATACCCTGAATGAGTAGCCGCTTAAACAGACGCGGATGGGAGGTTAGTCTTTTTCGATGGCGTCGATTAGACGCTCCATCTTTGCCTTACACATCACAAAGGCGGTCGCCACGTTGATCCCGGCCTCGGAGTTATAACTTATGCTCCTCGTAGGATCCGGCACCGTCTCAGGGTCTTCGCACCGACGAAGGAGCTCAGCGCCTGGTTTGACCTTGATTACGTTGGGCGGGGGTTCCGGCCTTGGCTCCAGGATTGAGCACGCTGGCAGCGCCAGCGATGCCAGTAAGATAAGCAGGATCTTTGTCACAGGGACCCCCGTTTGACTGAACGAGGCGGACTTCTGTCTTCGCCTGTGAAGCTACAATACCAATCTGCTTCACCTCGTCTAGAAGCTTCTTGGTCTCTTCGTCAGAACGAGTCTTCGCCTGGATCATTACATCAAGGCTCTTCTGGGCCGCCTCAAGCTTGTAATCACTCAGAGCTTTCTCGGCCTTGGCCTGAGCGGTCTCAGCCCAGCCCACTCGCAAAGTCTGCAACCCTAGAAGTAGGCCCAGAACCACGCAGAGGGCCCCCAAGCCCGTTGCAAGGGGGTTACGTAGGATCCAGGCTCCGACGACTGCCATCTAGAAGAGCACGCCCATGTGCGTTCCGTTGTTGTCGATCGTCAGGATCTCACGCTTGGGGTTCGGAGCCCAAGAAACATGTACCCAGCCACCGTATTCATGGATGAGCTGGTTGAAGGGCAAGTTTGATCCCTGGATCAGCTTCGCGATCTCCAAAGGAGTCCCGTAAGACCAGCACTGAATGTCCGCGGCGCGGCCGAGAACGTGCTCGCTGGTTGCAGAGCCTCTCACTGCCGGGTGCGTGTTCACGGCGAAGGAGCGATAGCCGCTGCTCACGAAGATGGGCTTCCCCAGCATCGTTCGAAGTGGCTCCAGGATGTTCTGGCACAAGGCTTTCAGGTTCCCGAGCTCGTTCGGTCCTGGGGTGTTGTCCAGGCCGTATCGAGCCGCGGTCTGAGAGGCGGTCATCTCCGCCAAAGAGAAGTGCGGAGACAGCTGGATTTCCTGAGCAGGCATCTTGGCTTCCTTCTAAAGGGTGGCTACGAACCCTGCGAGAACAGTGCAGAGCATCATCCCCTTCCAGCACATCACTCCGCGGGTGTAGCCGAACACTCGTACGTAGGCCCACCAAAGAGCTCCCGATGCAAACAGAACTCCCAAGGGGAGAGCAATCATGTCCTGGAGCTCAAGGCCCGTGATGCGCCAGAGCTCGTGCCACCAAGCGAAGGCGGCTCTTACCATTCGCCAGAGGAAGATGACGGAAAGCCCTGAGAGGCTCACCATCAACACCAACACCGGACGGCGGTCTAGGCTCACGTAAAGCTGCCCTTGCGCATCGCGTGCGAACCAGCGTAGGTATTCCCAGCGACACTGCCAGACGCGAGCCCAGCAAAGAGCGGCAAGGATCCAAAGCTGGAAGGCAAATGCTACTGAAAGTCCTGCGAGGATGTTGTCCGTAAGTCCGCTCAAGGTCTACTCTCTTGAAAAGGCCTTGGCCAGCTCGTTCTCGTGCTGCACCCCGGCGGCGATGTTGGCTACACCCTTAGCGCCTAGAATGTGAAAGGCTACCTTCTCGATAAACGTCCGATCAACCGCCGCTTCCTTCACGGCTGCCTTAACCTGGCTCGTGGAGGGCGAGGTATCGGCTGGTTGGGGTTTCGCTGGGCAACGAGCCAGCTGGTCGATCATCATGAAAAGGCCTACCAGGATCACGTAATAGGCGTAAGGACCAAGCCCGCTGTTCCAGGGGCTGATAGACATGAGCGCGGTCCCTACCCATAGAACGAGGCGAGTGCATCTCCCGTAGATTGTCGATAGGTTCAGGCCGAAGAGCCTGAGCCAAATAGCGAATGCGAAGAGGGCTTGCCCCCACCACCACCAGGTCCCGCTCATGTTCACGAGAGACCAAAGGACGGCGGTTGATGTGTGCAGATAATCGCTAATCATTATCCCTCTCCCTTCACAGCGGGGGGAGTTTCAACCCCCGCACGTTTCAGGATCTGAGCTGCGATGTCAGGGTTACGCTTGAACACGCCTTCTGCAACAGCGACGACGGTAAGGATGATTAGCGAAGAGGTCAAACCTACGACGGCACCGGCAACAGCCCAATGCTCCCACCCCCAACCTAGTAGTTTATACGTTACAGGTATCAGGATTGCTTCGATGGCCGCCGCTGACACCATGCCGTAGGCTATGGCTCGGGCGCCGGCCTTCTTCACCAAACCACCCAGGGCGGAGAAGACTGTTGAGGCTGCGAGCCCGAAAGCTACGCCGTCGAGATTAGCCGCGTAGAACGCGAAGGGGCCGTCAGCCATTGCGGCGGTCTCCTTTGTTAGGCACGTCGGCTGATCTCAAACTTCGCAACTGAAATCCTCACGTTCCCTGACGGGGGGTTCGCGGTGGATTCACCTGCGACTTGACCACTAGCGTCGGTTCGTACCTGCTGGGTCATGACTGTCGACCAGTTCACTGAATTGACCACCTGAGCACCTCCTGAAAGCGAGGCGCCGACCATCATGCCCATCGAAACCCAAGCAGGCCCTGTTGCTGATACGGTCCCGTCAGCCTGGGCCGGATTAGATATATTTATGTTTGTGACAGTACCGACCCCCACTCCCTCCAACCAGACAGCTATCGTCGCCAAAACAGAGGCAGGGGGTGTCCGCACAAGACTAAACGTCTGACGTGAATTCGTAAAGGCTATGCTTACGTCTTCGAGGGGAGTAGTCCACTCCAACTCAATGTCGCCGTTGCGCTCGTAGGTCTTGAACGGGACTAGCGTCGCCGAGGCACGATAAACCCATCCCAGAAGTCTCTTGTAGCTATAATTGGCCGGCATGGTCGGAGCTGTACCGCTCGTCGACAGTAGGATGTCTCCAGCGTTGGTGCTCTGGTCGGTTCTTCCGATTGCCCAGATAGCCCACCATCCGTTCGCGATGGCGCCCGTGTCTCTACCACCTTGGTTCGTGCCTGCTGCCCATGCAGCGTCAAGCTGCTTGGTCAAGGCCGGGACCACAATCAGCACCGCGCCAGTGTCGTCTGCTACGGTAACCGCGGCGACATCGATGTCGTTTACGGCGTCTGTTACGTTGTTGGCGTAGGTTGCTCCCGGTGAGATGTAGCCCTTGATCGGAGCTCGGGCAGTCCAATCGTAGTTTGTCCTCCAGCGAAGGGCTGCGCCATCCCACATCACCCTGACCAGGACCTTGGGTGGGATGGTTACGTTCGCCCCGGCTGGGAAGTTGTCAATAACCTCGGACCCAGCAGGATCCAAGATCACTCCGTTGACGTTGCTCCCGTAGCCCAGGACGAAGAAGGAAAATCCATGCTTCAGACCTGCTGTGTCACCTGCGAGAAGCGCTACGGTACGGGCACCTGCGGTGCAGTCAAACGTAAAGGTTCGGCCAATGTCCGCCGCGGTCTGCGTATGACCGGCCGCGCCCTTGTCAATCCAATAGCTGCGAGGGCTAGTTACGTAGATGTCAGCCGCAGCTTCATAGCGGCCCTTCTCAATGTCCGCTACACCGTCATACACGTAGTCGATGACGGATCCAGTCGTCCAGGACGCGGCGTCCACGTACTTCTGCCAGGTTCCGCCTTGCTCAAGCCACGCGGGGCGGGCGACGGCTGCATTTCCTCCTGCCAGAAACGACAGAACGAAGGCAACCGGCACCGACATCAGATAGTACGGTGTGATTGACCAATTGATCAATGTCGAGGTGGACGAGGCCACCAGGGTCCGAGAGATCGTGTCCGACGGAATACCCTGTGTGAAGGTCCCGAACCCAATCTCCCAGATCGAGCCGGTCTGGTTTGTCGCCAGATAAGGCACCACCTTGCCGGACGGGAACACAGTCCGCCAGGTTCGGAACGTACCAAACGCTCCGCCCAAGGTGTAGGCTCCCACACCCAAGGTTGAGCAAGTCTCGCCGATCTTTTCTCCGAACAGCATCGGCTACCTCAAAGGAATTCACGCAGTTTAATCGCAGCACCATATCTAAAGCCATCTTTGTCAACCGCAAGAGGTGCCGTGTAAGCACCTCCCGCGGTAAAATGACCTTGCATGCTCAAACGATGGAAATCACTAGTCGCTCCAGGGTCTATAACGCAGACAACGTCACCATGCATGCCAATCAGGCGCTGGATCTCATAAATCCCGTCAAAGGCTTCGCGACGATTTAGGGACAACGCCGTCAGTTCAAAGATCCTAGGGGGAGTTTGGTTACGCTGGCTGGTAAAGGTTCGTCCGTAGGGAGTGTGGATCTGCAAGTCTGTGGGTGCAAAGCTGAGAGGCGTTCCAGCCACGTCAAAGTTTGTAGTTGGCTGCCAACGCCGTCCTAACATCACTCGGCCAAATTGCAGGAAAGGCGCACCTGCATCAGCAACTTCCACCCTATAGTGAAATCCCAGGTCGTCATTCTCCCAAGCAAGCCAATTTAAATATTGACTCCATCTTTGGGTTATTGGCTTTCCGCCGTACCACCAGGCAGACTTCCAGCCCGTGTCAAATGTTCGCACAACCCCAAGGTCAGCCTGAGAGGCAGCAGAAGAGCAACGAAGTAGGCCGCCCGAAGACAAAGACCCGCCTATCAGGGCGAGTGTGTTCACGGCTACAGGATATGGAAATGTAAAGTCCATGTAGGCGTAAGTTGCCAACGTACGCCACTTATTCGCTGGCTGCTTCTCCTGGAGAGCAGAAATCGGTAATCCTGCTACTTCGGAGCTTGCAGTTAGCGCAGCTAAATCAGAGTCTACCCCTGTAAGCAGGGTTAGCTTCTTGCTCCCGGTATAGGTATCCCCATAGGTGTACGGCACCGAGGATATCGGCATCGTTCCATAGGTTGGAGGAGCTGTCAGCACCTTAATTTACCCTAGACGATCTTCCGCAGAGAAAATCAGGGTGACGTCGTCCACCGTCGCAAAGGTCGGTGCGGAGCGAGCCACTATAACCGCCCATACGTCAGCCTGAGGCAAGAAGAGAGGGATCTTCAAGCCCGACACGAAGAACATTCCTGAACCTGTCCCTCGGAGATTGATGGTCCCCAGGTTGAACACTCCTAGGGAAGCGTCGTCATCCGCAGGGAGTTGGTTAAAAGCGGCCTTGTCATTTACCGTCGCCGTCAGGTCCCGGTTGTAAAGGAACATGTCGTAGGACTTCGCCTGATTGGCTCTGTCCAGCATGACCACGCTGGACAGATATCCTCCAACTGTGGGAGACCTGAGCAACCCTGAAATCTTCAGCTTGCCGCCGACTGAATCGCCAATAGTGTAAGCAGCAGCTTGAACTTTTAAGGGGAAACTGACCCGCATGACTCATCCTCTTCTATCTCTGACTAAGAGATTTACTCTTCGTCGGTCTAATGAGACTCTCAGCCCCAGAAGTGGAGGTCTACGGAGCTGTCATTGGTTGCGTCAATGCCGCAGCAGAACAGACGCTTCTGAGCGCCAAAGTTCTGCCTGTAGTAATTGTCGATCCTGGCTCTCTGCCCTATTACATTCACAAGGGGATCAATAGCCGCCTGTACGGCGTACCTATTCCTCGGCTTGCTGAATAGGTCACCTTGACGTTGACACTCCAAAGCGGCATCTTCCTCGTACCAGTAACCTGAGTCTTCTACGAAAACGTCGGGGGACGAAGGATAATTATTAATAATCCATTGGTTCTGGATAGATGCGTATCTTCCCGCAGCCCCGTAAATCTGCACGTCAGCCATAGCCACGCTTCCAGCTATGGAACTGGGCTGCTGTATGGTGTTGTTCGTTCGCCAAGCTATGTAAGTTGCTCGGCGAGGAGGCAGCTGGTCTGTCTGCCGTAGCTCCCCAAGACGGCTTGAGGCAGTTTCACCTTCAAACGGAAAGCTCAGAACTAGGGTCGGAGATCCAGTCTCAGGATCTTCCGTCAATCCCATAATCAGAACCCCCGTCACAGTCATGACCCACCAACCCAGGCAGCCTTTCAAGACTCGGTTAATGGCTTGGTCCTTGGTCACTGGATCTGTCCAGTAAAAACCCACCGGAGCAGGTTGACGTTGATCTAGATAGGTTAATGCGTTGAAATCTATCTGAGAAGCTTCGTCGAGACGATAAGTTCCCATCCTTGTGGCGATGCGACGGACAATCTGAGCCCTGGTCAAAGGAGGAGCTTGATCACTGATCGTGTCGTTATCTCCTATAACATCGCAGGTCACGTCCGACGTCGGAGTGCTCCCGAGCTTGAAAGCTCCCCTAGCAAGGCATGTGATATAAGAGGCAGGCGGAGGGATCGCAGCTTCTAACTCTTCAAAGGTAGCAACATCTCCGGCGTTGTCCCAAGGGACCGCAGCGTGCCTTAACTCCAAGATAGAGTTGATGCTCGTGAAACTACAGAGATAGGTCAGCTGTATCGAGTCCAACAGGACTGGTGTTATGTTGAAGTTATAACCCACCGCGTAGGGCTTTACCTTCCCTACTAATGTTGAGTTCCCCTCTAACCCTCCGGTACCCAGGAACAACTGCCCGTGGAGTTGGACTTGCGAGAGCTTCCACGAGTTATCTCTCAGCCGTATCTCTTTGGTGTAGCCATCACCTAGGATGCCAGCCCCTGACAGCTTCGCTATGCTTGCATAGGACGAAATCAAACCATCGATCGGACCGCGCCGAATCTCGATATCAGCGCCATCCCAAGACATTGTCTCAAGATAATCCAGATCTCCGTTCGGGTCGTCCAAGGTTATAACCCCAACACTAGACTCACTCGGCTGAGTCGGATCCGCTCCTTTAAAGACCGACGATCCAATATTAGGTGTCTTAGAGAAGGCTCCTTGTAGGTACTTGTTGGGTGGAGTGTCCTCGGGAAGGGTCGTCAGTCCATGAGTATGGGCAATGTACTGAAGATCCCTCGTACCACCTACGGAGAACTGAAAGGGTCCGTTTATGTCAGCTTCGCCGAACGGAAAGGGAGGAGCCAGAAACTCACGCATCGCGTTAGGATCAAATGGCGATGCCAGAAGTACCATTGCCCGGTCTTCGTGACCAGACAACACTTGAGGGTCCAACCCCGAGTAAAGAGGGAAAGAGAAAGGATCGTCAAACCCCGTCGCCCCAAAGGGGAAAGGCGGGGCGCCAGTAAGGAAGACAATCTCTGCCATTACATGTACTTGTTGGCGTTGGAGCGCTTAATCTGGTCTGTCAAAAGAGCCAGCTGCTCCTTCAACTCGTCAATGCTCCTTGCCTGAGCTTCAATTAACTGACGATTTCGCGTGTCCGTCTCGGCGTTTATAATGCCCATCTGGTCGACTACGTCAACAACGCCTGAATCCTTCAGGATCGAAGCGGCAAGGCCCGCCAGCTGACCTCGAACCTGGTCTTTGATCTCCTGGGATTGCTTGTTGCCACCAAAGTAGGTCTTCGCAAAAGCCACGTAATCCAGACCTTCCTGAGCTACCCTGTTCTGGGCGTCGGTGTCACCAGACTGAGCATCAGCCAAGGTCTGGTTGTAAGTCCCCTCCAAACCCTGCAGCATGGTCAGCGGCGACGTACCCGACAGCGAGCCGTAGGTTAGTTGGTCGAGCGCATCCTGGATGGATCCTACGCTCTGCTCATAGAACTCCTTGGTCATCTGGAGCTGCATCTTGGTATAGTAAGCAGTGATCTTGTCAATGTCTACGTAAACACCTTCGACGTTATCTCGGATATACTCAGCTGAGTTGAGCGCAGCTTCCCTCTGGTCAGCAAGCGCCCTAAGCTGAACCTGGAAAGGCGAGACCATCGAATCTATGAAGTCTTGCGCGAAGCGGGTCCTGGCTTTAGTCTCTGCTTCGTTGATGGGATCAAGCGATAGATTTAGCTTCTTCGCTTTGTCCGTCATCTCCCCGAAGGTTGTGGCGATAGTATCCAAGGCCTCCTGGGCCGGACCCATGATCTTACCCAGGTTCTCGTACTGCTTGGTAACAAACTGGATGTTGGCTGCAGCCTCTTCCAAAGAGGGGGCATAGCTCTCCATCGCATGAAGGGCCGTCGTCAGAGCGTCTGTAATCGGACCTACAGCACCTGACAACAAAGACTTGATGACAAGCTGAGCAGAGCCCGTGTCCATCATGTTGTCTTCGTTCATACGCCAAGCCTGACGCTGACCCGTCTCAGGATTGGTCAGATGGGTTGACTGAGAGGTGTAGCTCCAGTCTTTCCCTTGAGCTGTCCAGCTATCTAGCGCCAACTGCCATACTTTGGATCCGTCCTTCACCCCGCCCAAGAGCTTAAAGACTTCCGTGATGCCCTGACCTGCATCTTTCAGATTACCCTCAGAGGCCAGTGAATTGGCGCCTTCACCATAAGCCCCACCTGTGGTGTAGAAACCATCTGACCCATAAATGAGGTTGGCGTTGGTTGAGCTGTGGGTTCTTTTGTCTCCACCCCCAAGTAGGCTGGGCAGGACCGCTGAGGCAAGGCTGATCACCGCACCAGCTGCCATTGTCCAGGGCGTCGGGATCATCATCAAGGCACCGCCAACCGCCTGGCCAATACCCCCAATCATGTCTTCGGTGTTCTTCGCGGTGATTGCCTTGAAGCCTCCCATCAGGGCACTTACTCCGCCCATGACGTTACCCATACCGAAGTCACCCATGGCAAGGCCTGACTCAGAGTTCAGGAAGCCCGGCTGCTGGGGGCCATAAGACCCATCAGATGGCACGGATCCCTGGAACGGGTTACGGCTAAATAACCCACTCAGCATTCCAGTGCTGCCCGTGGATGGCAAGCCCACTCCGCCAGAAGCTACGCTGGATTTACCTGCAGCAGAGCCTGCCGGTGATCCTCCAACCCCTGATGCGCTTTTGAACACGCTTGTCAGCGAGTCCATTACTGCGTTCAAGCCCTCGTCCAAAGCCATAGAGATAAGCTTGTCCATGACCTTGTTCAAGGCTTTGGTGGCAGCCATAGCGAAGGCGTCCCAGGCACTCATTCCCTGGCGAATGCCTCCAATCATCTCAGTGAAGAAGTCCTGGAAAGTTGTCTTCGCGAAGTCCACGGCATCTTTGAGAGCCGTTGTCTCATTCTCTGCAATGGCTGTGGCCCTGGCGTAGGCTCGCAGCTTCTCCTCGGCTTCAGGTAGCAGAACCGTTCCGTCGGCTGTAGCCTTGTTCAAGGCTTCGCGCTCTTTCCGCAGGATGTTCGCCTGCTTTGCGCTCATGAACATGGCTTCGCGCTCGGACTGCTGATCCCTTATAAAGCGATCCGCGTCACGCCCGGCGTTAAATACGATGGTCGCTTGCTTGGTCTTCTCGGCTGCCTCAGCCATCGCCGCTGCTTTAGCCTTCAACTCGGCTGTCTGAGCGGGAGACAGCTTCAGGTCAGCTTCGTTGGCCTTGTTGAGTAGGTCCTGCTCGTTACGTAGGGTTGCGGCCGCGAGGGCCGTCATCCCGAGAGCTTGCTCCTCTAGCTTCTGCTTGGCAATGTACTGGTCGGCCGCGTCGATAATCTTCTTGTAGGCCTCAGCTGCTTTGCTCTTGTCGTCGGATGGGTCAAACTCCGGAGAGGCAACCGGCTGGTTGGGGCCGTGCTGAGCCCCTTTCTTGTCGCCGGTGCTGTTCCACCAATTGCTAAGGTCGCCCAAAGGGTCCTGAGCAAGACGATCTTTCTGCCTTGCGGAATGGAGGGCGTTGTTCTGAGCGAGGCGGTCCGCGTAGGGGTTAGCGATGGGGCCTTTGCCACCTTCAAACCCAATCTTCGGGATCTGAGCCCAAGAAGGGGCAACGCTGTTCGCCTTCTCAATCAGCCAGTCCAGCTTCTCGGAGACGTAAGAGATCATCTTGTTGACCCCTTCCGTCATGGCATTCACGGCTCCGATTACCGCGGCCCCGATGATGTCCGGGAAGTTAGACCACAGGAATTTGATGTCCTCGTAAACCGCAGTGAACGAGTTGATGATGAAGTTGACACCCTTCTTGCCAGCTTCAACAATGTCAAAGCCTAGGATGTCGCTGATCTCGTCCCTGAATGCGTAGGCTGCCACCAAGACGGCCGAGATCGCCAGAACCAAAGCGCCAAACGGATTGGCCATTGCCGCTACAGTGATGGATCGGATCGCCGCTACACCGGCAGCGCCAAGCGCTCCAAATGCATAAGCTATCCCCGACAACATCGCGGGGCCAAAGTACCGGATAAGGGCCACGCCTGCCGCGATAATATATGGGGTGAGCTTCTCCATGTTGCCGCTGAGATAGATCACCGCGTCAGCTAGAGCGGTGGCTCCTTTCACGGCAGCCTGCATCACCCCGAACAACACGTCGCCGATGACATGAATAAAGGCGATGAAAGCCGGGTTCTTGAGAGCCGTGATAAGGTCTTCGATCGCTAAGCGCAGGGGCTCAGACGACTCCTTACCCATCTCGAAGGCGTCACCAAAGTACCCACCCAGAGCCTTCAAGGCGCCGCCGAGGGTCTCACGGGCAGCCTTAGCTGATCCAGCGTATCGAGTCTCGAGGATCTCAAGCAACATCGCTTGAGCTTCCATCCCCTTACCAGAGTCCACCAGGCTCTTGATAGTCGTCTTCTGGGAGTCAGACAGATTGACGCCAGACCTCCGCAGCATATTCATGCCTTGGATGGGGTTCTCAAGGGCCCGACCCAAGGTCCAGGCCGCGCTTGAGAGGTCAACCTTCATCGCCTGGGCGAAGTCGACGGCTACTTTCGTAGCCTTCTCGAAGTTCTCCCCGCGCAGTCGCGTGAATGTGAGTAGGAGCGCCTGGGCTGAGTTAACCGCCTCGTCTCCGTAAACTGAGACTTGCTTCAGCTCCTCGGCCACGTCGTTCAAGGCGTCCTGTGTCTGCCCCGCAACCTGCTGGGTGGACTGTAGGGTTGCTGCAAGCTGAGCTTGCACGGAGTCAGCTTCTGAGGTGCTCTCGATGAAGGTGTGCAGGCTGAATGCAGCGAGGACACCCGCGGCGAGTGTCGTGACCGTCCCAATCAGCTTCCTATAGATTGAGTCAAGAGCACTTACCGAGGCAGTGAGAGCCGTATTCTCGTTGGCAACCTTCTTCGCTGCATCAGTGGCTGCGCTGGCCCAGCGGATGATCTGCCTTTCGGCAGCACTACCAACGCGGACGTTCTCCTCAAGGGCCTCGTTGACCTTCTCGATCGGCTTTGCGTCAGCCTGGTATGAGAGGGTTGCTACGTCCATTACTCAGGGGTCCCTTTAGAGTATCCGGTGCGGCCTTCTTCGTTCTCTTTGGCCTTCCTCTTCTGTTCAGCCTCGGCTTTATCTCTAGCCTCTTTCTGTTCTCCGTTGTAGGCTGTAAGGAACGCCTGATCGAGACGGACGATAATCCGGACCTCATCCTGGGTCATGGGGTTAGCCATCAGCTCCATCCAATCCCGGATCATCCCAGGTTGAAGGGGCTCAGGACCTCCCATCCCACTTAAGCGCCTAGTTGATATATCCCAGAACCACCGGAGGATGTACTCGCCGTCCTCGCACTCAGGAGTTTCGGGGCTGGGTATCCCGAACCTCTCATTCCTCTGACGGCGGGTTTCACCGTCAGAGTCCGGTGTGTCGTATTTTACTAGTAGGCCTACTCGTTCGACTAGCTGGTCGAGGAGGCCGGCGTAAAATTCTCGATCTTGTTGGCTGCGGCCGTGACCTGGGTGTAAATCCAGTCGATCCCGAGCACCTCGATCGCCTTCTTCATCGAGAACTCGGTGCCGATCTTCTCGCCCTTGAACTCGTTGGTGCCCCAATCCCAGCTGGCGATACAGGCCGCGGCCGACTCGAGGGTTTCCTTCTCGAGCGAGACACTCTGAACCAGCTTGTTCTTAGCGCGGCGCTCGATGTTCTTGTCGAGGTGATGGCGGGCGACCTGCTTGGCGGCTTCGGAGCCCGAGGAGCGGATCTGGAACTTGATGCCAGTGGGCTGCTCGGTAGCAGGGTGAAGTAGCTCCAGCTCGAAAAGCTGGTCGTAGTTAACAATATTCGCGATGTCCAATTGACTTCCCCTGAATGAGTGCTAGGGACTCTGCCCTAGCACTCATACACAATCGTCCCGGTTTACGCGAGAATGGAGCCGAGTGAGTTCGCCGCGGACGAAGAGCCGGCACCGTTGATCGCGGTCACCTGCACTCGGATGTTGTCGGCGACGTCGCCCACGACCGGCACGTAGGTCTTGCCGGTGCCGCCGACCGAGACATTGGAGTAGGTTCCGTTGCCCGAGACGTCGTGCTGCCACTGGTACGAGAAACTCGTCGGCTGGTTGGTCCACACGCCTTCGATCGCCGTGAGGGTGGTGCCGACCGTCATTGCGGCAGCCGAGATCGACGGCGGGCTGACATTCACGGGCACCGAGCCGGCGACCGGGTTGACCACGATTTCCTTCTGGACCAGGCCGAGCGTGAATACCTCGAGGATGAAGTCTTCGTTGCGACCGTTCGGACGGGTCGGGCCGGTGACCAGGCCTCGATTGTAGTAGATCGAGTTGGTGAAGTCAGCCTGAGGCTTGTCGGCGTCTTCGACCTTGAAGGCGTAGTAGAACTTGGTCTGACCCATCGAGCGGAGCAGGATCTGCCCGGCATCGGTCGGGTTACGGGCCACTTCGACAGCCGGATCGCCCGCGTTGCTGATGCCCTTCTGCTTCTGGGCAACTTCGGTCGCAAGCTCGGGGTACGTGAGGATGTTCTCGGAGGTGCCGGCTTCGCCGACCGATCCGACGTTCTTCACTTCGACCCAGGTCAGGCCTTCATAGGCCGCCTGGTTGATGTCGATCGGCTGCGGGGTAGCGCAAACATAAAGCTTGCGGCCCTTGTTAGTGTTCGCCATCAGATCACTCCTCTATCAACGGTGACCCGAGAGCGGGCCGACTACGCAAATGCCTCATAAGGCACACTCACAGGAACTTCCCATGAGACCTTGGTAGGAACTCCATCGCCGATGGAAGGTCTCTCCGTGATCGTGACCTTGATGCCGTTGATCCAATAAGGATCGTCTACCCGGAAGTGACTCACTATCTCCCCTGCTATGTCAATGGCCGGAAGTTCATCCTGGTTCAGAGGCCACTTCAGCAGGACCTGCATTATCCCTTTGTGGCGGTCGGGACCTCCACTCAAGAAGAGGCGGTCAATCTTGTTGTTGAAGACGCTCACTTCCAGGTACGCAGTTCCGTCAGGAGGTGGGGCAGTTGTCTGGTTCGGCCACACAACCGGAAGAGGAGGGGTCAAGTTTAGCGCCACCACCATGTCCAGAAGTGCTTTGTAAATTGATCCTTCTTTAGTCATAGTCCGTGGCCGCCTTCCCGGATGCGTTCTTGACAGCCTCCTTCACAATCGAAGGCCACTGCTGGACAGCTAGTCTTGTGAACCCGCATCGTAACTCTTGAATGGGCGCGTAAGGAGCGCGGAACCCTAGGTAAACTGTGTCCTTGAACTGTAGGTTTGCAATCGTTGCTGCAATGTAGGATGACGGGTCGGCAAACTTTGCTCTGTCCGTCACAATCGTTACCCGGGCCTTCACGGTCACCATCCTGGAGTTGTAAAGGTTGCCCGTCAGGTACGGAAGATTTCCACCTTGCTGCCTGGGCAAGGACATCACACGCTCGACGCCTGCGACAGCGGCTCTATGAATAGCCAGGCTCTTCGCTTGCGTCTTGTTGGCTATTCGCCTTAGCTGAACTGCGAAGCTGGGAGGCATGTTAACCCGCTATAAACCATCCGATATTGACCACTTCTCCCAAAGGGGGAGTTCGTTGGGTCTTCTTTATCTGCCTCACCTTCCCGTCAACCTTGATTAGGTCTTCCATCGAAGGAAGGAGAGCGGTAACTACGCCGTTGACCTTGCCGAAAGGAGGGCTGGTGACAATCTGATCTGTCACCAGGATCAGTGACCCATCCGCTAGGTCCTCATCGACACCCGAGACCAAGGCGTCAAGTACGTATTCGACAATCGTCTTTGCCCCCTGCAGATAAGGGGTGGCCGGGTCGGAGGGTCCGTAGGATAGCTTCTGAACGATTACTGAGTGAGCTCCCGAAGAGTGCTTCCACTTCTTGGTTTCCCGTGTCAGATCTCTCTGTATCTTGGTGTATATGCTGGTCATTTATCTGACCACGGTCTGCAGGTTCGGACCAAGCCAGTCAATAGGCTTGAGCTGGGCTATCGACCGCATCATCACCTCGACGTCGGGCAGTCTGGCGTCGAAGAGGTTCGACATCACCTGTTCGTTCTTCTTGTACGTGACTGATGTGCCGTTCTGAGACCATGAGGAAAGGTCGCCCTGAGAACTGGCTAGATACGGATCCAACAGGCTTGGCTCGAGTGTGGCCTGGTACACGAACATGACCACGGATTTCTTCAGCTGGATGGGTATGGTTCCGGCCGGGATCACCCGGCCTTGCTCGTCGTAGTTCCGGGTCCTGGGATACTGCAGGTTCTGGGTCGTCGTCTTGGTGTTACCGTAGTATCTCCAACGACGGTCCAGGTACTGGGTTGCACTCACGATCAGGATCTTTATTGCTTCGTCCGAAGTTCCGGCCGGAAGAGCATAGCCCATGTTCTCAAGGAGTTGCTTGAACTCCGTAAGTTCCATGTAGGTCGTTGCGTCCGCTACGCCGGTCCCGTTCTCTACGCTCCAGGTGAGGGCCATTAGATCATGTCCTTCTTGGTGAAGGGCTTCAGGTCCTGTCGGTAAGCCTCGCTGAGGTCTTCCTTGGTCACCTTCTCCAGGTTCCCGCGCAAGTATTTGTACTGGCTGGCAACCTGCTGAGCCACCACAAGCTTGAGACCCTCGTCCACCTGAACAACCCCGTAGTCATCCAGTGGATCCGGATCTCCTTCCGGCGCAACTGAGACCGGATAACCTCCAGTGTAGGTCACTCGGAAGCCGCGAGGGGAGTACGTAAACATCCGCCCGTTGATCGGCACGTAGCTTGTGTAAACGTAGTCGGTGGCACCTCTCACCACGATCTTTCCCTTGTCCGGCTCCACCGTGTAATCCTGGCTGGTGAAGTTCAAGACAAGGATTGAACCTTGAGGTCGCCACTCGTAAGGAGAATACTCCACCTTCAAGGGCTGGGCCATGTCAATAGGATAGGCGTCCATCAGAAGCCATTGAGGCTCCGGGTCCGCAACAGCCTGGTCGTAGGATTGCCTGAACTCGACACGCTCCATCTTCCCAAAGGAACGGCGGGTCAGTCGGACTGCCTCGTCCGAGGCCGACTGGATAAGCCCGTTCAAGATCCCGTCCGGCATGGTGTCGGCCCGCGGGAGCATAAGCAAATCTTTTACCAATGCTCGCTCTACCAGCTTAACCATTCTCTCGTTCCTTCACCTTTTCCAGGTGGTGTACCCTCAACACCTGTATTTCATATAGAGCCGAGGCCTTGGCTTCTTTGTCCTCAATCAGGCGGTACCGCACCAAGTTCTGGACTGCGGATACGATGATCATTGGAAAAGCGGTCGCCTCGTATCCGACCGTGTAAGTGATCTTGTAGTTGGATTGAGGTAGCGTAGGGTACATCAACCCGAGGTGGGAGATTAAGTCTTGCTTTTGCCCTTCCACCAAGGCATCCCGGGCAGGGAAGAACTCCAGTTTGATCATCTCAAAGCCCAGCAGCTTTTGCTCTTCCACTTCTCTCTTGATCACAGGGGACTGAGTCAGCGCCTCAATCACGAGCTGAGCTCGACGGATAGCCTCAGCTATCTCCTCCAAAGAGAAAAGGGCTCCCGGTTTATCCAGAAGCCCTTTCATTTCTGATGGTGTCGGAAGTCGCACTAGCCGCTCGCGTTGGCGCCGACTTGACCGGTGCTCTTGCGGGCCAGGTCAGTAATCTCGCGCACCTTGCCGCCTGCGATCGGAGGCATATCCTTCTGGCGCAGAAGGGCCAGTAGCGTCGGGGTGTCAGCGTACCCTGCGCCGTTCTTCTTGATCGCTTCGGCCTCGAGGATCACCTTGTAGTAGGCTTCATCATCGTAGGTCGGGCGAGAAGGCTCCGAAGGGCGCGACGGTGAACTGAGCACCGTCGACGTACCCAAAACTTCGAGCTTCGGTTCCGTCGGCTGAGCTGCGGCAGCCTGGGCTCGCTTCACCACGTCCTCGGGTGCGGGAAAGGCCTCGCCGTCGATCAGGTTCGGGATCGACAGAAGCTGCTCCTTGTCGGCCGTGATGTCGTCGAGGTTGGTGGCATATCCCAGATCGTCGAACTTGATGTTGCCGTAGGGCGTGATCAGCTCTTCGTTCCGAAGACGGTTGTGGCGGATGATGGGGGTTTTCAAGCTTCAATCTCCTTGCCCAAAAGAAAAGGGCGGCCTGGTTAAGACCGCCCTCCTCAATTTCAACGTGGGGCTTGTTAGCCGCTAGCCTTGCCGATGTTGCGGAAGACCACGTTCTTCTTCGGAGCGAAGACGATCGGGGTTCCATACAGCAGCTGCATCCAGCGGATAGACGGGCTCACGATGGCGAGCTGCATCTTGATCATGGGCGACAGCTGCTTGAAAGTCAGCGACTGCTGGGTGAGGTCGAGCATCAGGCCGATGAAGGTGTTCGGACGATACACGTTCTGATCGTTCCAGACCGTGCTGTTCACGTACACGCCACCGGACTTCGCGCGCGGGACGACGTAGCCGATGAAGTAGGCCACCGCTCCGTTCTTCTCGGTACGATAGACCTTGTAGGCCGTCGCCGGGAAGGTACCGCCCTGGTCCGCGATCGTCAGCGGAACCATCTGGGTCGTGGCAACCGTGACGGCCGAGCTGAGGGCCGTGGCCGCCGACTCGCCGTACTGGTTGACCGCGCTCACCGCGTACTTGTAGTCGCCGGCGTCCGTGGTCTTGAACTTCGGCGAGGCCGTTCCGGTCGCCGCAGCCGGCGTGACGGTCGGGGTGTTCGGCGCCTTGGTCGAGTTGGCCGACAGGGGCGGGGTCGTGCCGGTCTTCACGAACGTGTCCGGCTCGAAGCCAACCAGGCCCGAAGAGGTCTGGACGCTCGTGACGGGCGTGCCCACCGGGCCAACCTGACCAGCGGAGAAGCGCTGATACTGGTTGTAGTAGTTCGAGAAGTCCGAGAAGACCTTGTTGTTCGAGAAGAGCTTCATCGGCACGCCGAAGTTCTCGGCGACGAGGTAGGCTCCGAGCTCAACCTGCTCCTTGGTGAGCGGGGCGCCTTCGCAGTCGATGACGTGGCCTGCGCCACCTTCGATCTGCTTGGTGAGGCTGTTCCACTCGACCGGGACAGCATCGGCGTCGCCGTAGTAGAGGCCGTTGTTCGCCTTGCCCATCAGCCAGAGGGCGCCATTCGACGTCTCCTGGGCGATGATGTCGGCCGGCACGGTGCGCACGAGGGTCGCGGGGTGGTTGACGGCTCGGGTCGTGCCGAGGTACTTCACGAGCTGGTTCGTGCGCTCGTAAGTGCTGTCCTCTTCCTGCGGAAGCTCGCCGGACTGGGTGAAGCCGCCGCCCTGGCCGCCGTACTCGAGCAGGCGGTTGTATTCCTCGACGGTGGAATAGGCGTCCGTCTTCGGGATCATGTTCCACAGCTTGATGTTGGTCGCGCTGTAGGTGAGCAGCTTGAGCGTGGCTTCCAGGCTCTCGACTCGCAGGGCATCGAAGCCGGTGCCGGTCGCAGGCATCTGATAGCCGATGTCGAGCGCCTTACGCAGCTCGCCGAGGTCAGCAAGCGAGGAAACCCCGAAGCCTTCCTGCAGATTGATCTGACCTTCCATCTCTAGTCTCCGTAGATTGGCTTCGGGGTTTCTATCTGGTTGACCGGCTTACTGACCGGCCACCTTCTTCTGCGCGGCCGCCAGGTCTGCATCGCTGATCTGGCCGGTGGACTCGAACTTGATGGCTGCGGTGAGCCACTGGTTGCTCTCGGGCGTGTTCGGCCCGAAGGACTTCGCGAGCTGCTCGAGGCCGAACGAGATCTGGCGGCGGGCGGCGGCCTTCTGCTCCGGCGTCATCTCAGCGGCGGTCAGGGCCTTGGCCGGGGTAAGCGACTTGTTGAGCACCTCGGCCGGCTGGGCCGTGATGGTCTTCGGGGCGGCGACGGTGCCGTCACCCATCTTCTCGATGGCCGCGGTGTTCGCGTCGATCGACTTCTTCAGGTCCGTGAGCACCCGGATGTTCGCCAGGTTGAACTCGCGACCGTTGGTGATCGACTTCGCCATCGCTTCGAGCGAGCTGTCGATGTGGGCGCCGAACAAGGAGACGACCTCGTTCAGGAGGTCCGAAACCTCGAGGCCCTTCAGGAGCGGAGCCGAGGCCTTGCCCTTGAGTGCGTCGATCGACTTGTTCAGCACCTGGACCTCGACGGTCGGCTCGGCAACGACCGCAACGGCGGCCGGCTTCGCGGTGAGATCATTGATCGACTTGAGGAGATCTTCCTCGGTCACAACGGCGGGGGTGGCGGTGGACATTGAGTTAGCTCCTCGAGTTCGACTTGTAAAGGGTATATTTCACGACCTTACTCGCAAGGTCATAAGACCAGGCAGGCTTCTGCTTCAAGACGAAGAGAATGGCTTCGTCGTTGGTAAGCGGCCGGGACGCGGTGTCGCTCTTGGCCAGGATCTCTTGCTGAGCCTTGACCACTTCCTCTGCCACGTGCTTGGCAAAGTCTGCCGGCAAGCCCTCCGTCCCAGCCAGAGCATTGTAGGCTGCGAGGCTCTTGCACATCTTGACGAGGGTAAGCGGGTGCACCGGAGCGGCTGTCACGGCGACCCCGTGGACGAAGGCCTTCACGATGTTGCCGTTGCGCGTGTCGCGGGCGATCTTGCCGTCGAGTGACAGGCCCAGGCTTCCCTGGTCACCGTTGACCGACTTCATGATGTTACGGATCTCTACCGCCTTCGGGACGTGCTTGTAAAATTCCCCTTCCACGAAGACGGAGGCAGAGTCCGGCGCGTTTGGAAAGTCCGACTTGCGGAGGGCTTCCAGCTTGGCGGGGGTGATGATCGAAATTCCCGTCAGGAAACCCACCTGGTCGGCAGGCTGACGGGAATGGTCCCAATTGACGAAGCCACGCTGGGCGGCGTACGACAGGTCGAGGGACTTGCGCAGGATTGTGTCACCCTGCTGATCGCGGTTCTCGTCGGAAGCAATCCCCTGAAACCGCCACGGACCTTCATCGCCTTCAGGCGCGATGGCCTTGAAGAGATCGGCCTTAAAGAGGGCTTCCGAGGGACCTTCACCTAGGCTCGGGTCGGTCGAGATTTCCGATGTGAACATTCAAAAGTCTCGCGAGGAGAGAAAGCTATCTCTTCACCCCGCGAGGCTTGTGTTAACATGGCGAGTCTGGACCGTAGATCTTCCGGATGGCGGATATTATCAGGAGCTCGTGGGCCGGTATTTCCTCGCCGTGACCATGACTTTTCAGCATGTCGGCAGAGGTTGTCAGCGGCGTGATTGAGGATTGCCTCTTGAGGGACTTCTCCATCCTCTCTTCCATCGCTGAGGCCAGAGCTCTGTCAACCCGCGGTTCGTTCTGGCTCGCCATGTACAGGATACAATAGCAATGAGGGTGCACGGGCCCAATCGTGAATTGCCATGCGTAGGCCGGGACTCCCCAATTGCTGTTTCCGATCACGTCGGAAAGGCGGTACATCTTCGGTGAGCCGTCTGAGTTCGTGTGGAGGTCCAGGCAATAGTCACACGCGGCTGGCCTGGGCACCTTGTACACTAGCTCGTCTTCGTCCTTGTCTACGATTTGTCCTTGCTGGAAGTAGCTGTGAAGCTCGGTCTGCAAAAGACGGTCGATCTGGCTCGTAAAGGACTCTGTTTCGCCTGTAAGGGCGGACACTAGCTCGGTCAGCGCAGAGTTGCGGGCAACAGATCGGGCAGCAGCGTCTACAAATGTCCCTTTGACTAACACTGAACGCCAATCACGGTCAGCGTTTGCTATAGCCAGTCTGTATTTGGATTGAACAGCGTCCGTGCGGCTTTCCAGCCAACGCTCGGTGTCGTTGCGCATCTGCGCAAGATGAGCCTTCTCTCGATCGTTCAGCTGGACGTTGTTATTGTAAACCCACTGGGCGATCTGATCCTTGCTCATGGTCTTCAGGGCGTTAGGGCCCAGAAGAGAGGCTACCTTTCCCGCCATGTAACTCTGCTCGAGCACTGTCATCCGAGACGTTGAGACTGCTGACGAGATGGCGGTCGGGATTGTCTGACCAAGGCCACGGCCAATTGTGTAGGCCGAGAAGGCGCTTCCTAGCGCCCTCAAGACCGACATGATGCGACCCTCGGTTTCCCGGCCGAGCAGCATTTAGGCTGCCATCATCTGGTGGCGTCGACGATCGTTCACCAATGACAGGATGGCTTCGGCCTCTCCCACACCGGCGCCCAGGTCTCCGGACTTTGTGGTTGCGATGATTGTCCCACGACAGTTCTCCAGCTTCAGGTCCGGGAAGTGCACCCGTATTCCCTTCGCGGTCGGGATCCAGAGCACGTGCTCTCGCTGGTGCGGCTTGACCTGGTGTCCGCGCGCGATCCTGCGGGTGAACGGGTTCAAGAACCTGTCCATCGGACTGTATCGCTCGGGTACGAGACCGCGGTCCTTCATGTAGGACAGCAACTCGATAAACTTCTGTTCAACACTCATGTGTCGGACTCCAGCTCAGGATCTTCAATAACTTCTTCCAGTCTTCCGCCCATAGCAAGATAGAGCTCTTTCGCCTTCCTCCAAAAGGCATCCGTCCACTTCGGACGTTCTAAACCCGCCTTCTTCAAGGCTAAGTTCCACAGTTGAGGGCTTCTAATCCAGCTCACGTCTTCTTCGTCAGCCTCACACGCTGCTCGCGAGTCACCGAGCCACGCTTCAGGATCTTGCTGAGGACCTGCTCGTATTTGTTGTCGGTGTTGGCCACGATGCCCAGGTCGATGCAGCTGATCATAACCTCCTCGCCATCTCCTGGAGGAGAGTCAGGGGTGTCAACCTTGACCGCCCGGCAATAGACCTGCGGCGCTCGAACAACCGGCATATTGGTCACGTGCCAGATACCTTCGAACCCAGAGGCTTGGGTCTCGAAGACGGTGCCCACTCGACCCAGCCAATCGAGGTCAAGGTCGTTACCTTCGATCTTCTCGTTGTAAGCTGAGTTGTACTGCCGGACGTCGCCGAACTGCTGCTCTTCCCCACGTAGGTTCCGGGCGTAGTCATTGGGATTGATGGTGTCGGGGTCGATTGAACGATAATCGTGCTTGTTGAACCCCATCGTAGCGGGATCCCAGTTCTTTGACATCAAACGACCTCCATGATCTTCCTATAATACCCTCAGTCTAACCTTGTTAGATGCTCGAGAGGGCGGAGAGGAGGTTACTTGGAAATGGCTTTCCAGTTAAGACCGGCTCTGGTGTCCACCTTGAAGGGCAGAAAACCCGGAAGCGGCTGATGGAACTTCTCCAAGCTGATCTCTCGGACCTTCTCCACGAGTTCGTTCTTCACCACAAAGATGAGCTCGTCATGCATCTGCAGACCCAGGCGAACGTCATCAAAGGAATAATCCTTCCTGAGGGTGTTGAAGATCTGTGCCTGCCTAATCTTCAGGATCTCGGCGGCGGTGCCAGCGTTGTGATGGTGCCAGGCAGTCTTCCGGAAACCGTGAAGAGCAGGACCGCGAGCCGTCTTGATCCCCGGTAGGTACCTGGTCCGGCCGAAGCGGGTTGAGACAGATCCCGTCTTGGCGGCTGCTGAGAGAATGTTCTCACGATACTGGTCAGCCAGAGAGGCACGGGCCTTGTATCCAGCAATGATCTTCGCGGCCTCTGGCATGGCGATGCCGAGACGTTTAGCCAGGATAAACTCCTGCATGAGGTACAACAAGGCGAAGTTGATCGTCTTGCCAGCCTGGCGCTTGTCTGGGTTATGAAGGTCAACGCCGGGCGCGGCAGCCATTACCTCGTCGTACATCTGGATGTGAAAGTCTACCCCGTTGACGAAAGAGGCTGACAGCACTGGGTCACCTGACAGGCTGGCCCAGGTGACGTACTCGGCCTGGCCCAGGTCGTTAGACAGAAGGGTGTAACCCGAGGGGGCTTCGATCGTCTCCCGAATAGGGACAACCCGGTTCTGTAGGTTGGGGCTGTCCGCAGTGTACCGACCATGAGGTTGACCGTACTGGTTCCAGTTCGTCTGGACGGAGCCGGCGTTGGCGTAAGGCTCCCATTCCTTGAGCTGAGATAGAGTCGACTGGGATCCGCGAGCCTCCATGATCGCACCCGCGATCGGATAGCCCATCGCGTCCAGCGCCTGGAGGGTGTCGTCGTCCGTCGAGGCCTTCCCTCCCTTGCTGATGCGCTGGGTTGGGAGGTTCATCACCTCGAACAGGATGCGAACGCAGTCGCCGGGCGCGTGGGGACGGAACTCCTCTCCGGCAAGCTCGTGACAACGAGCTACCAGCCGATCCGTCTCTTTCTGCTGAGCCTCCAGGTTCCGCTGCCAGGTCTCCTTGTTGACGACAAGGGCCGTTCGGTTCATCTCCTCCGTCATCGGCTCGAGGTTGTGCTCGATCTTCGACGAGTTCGACCCGGCTGGCAAGATGACGTCGAACTTCTCGATGCGGATTTCCTGCATGGTCTCATTATACTCTGTTTTGGACTCGGTGTCAAGTCCTAATTTACCTTCACCCGCCCTGCGGATCTGGGTCGGATCTTCCACTGTCCTGTAGGATCCGTCCTCGCGGACTACCTTCACGATGCCGTTCTCAGTCCGCTTGACTTTCGCCGGATGCCACTGACCCTTCGAGTCACAAATCTCGACTTCAGAGTCGTCCGGGTACGCACCGGTTACAGTTCCAACTGTCAACAACGTATCCTCTCGAGGCGGGCGGCCCTTGAAAGCCTGAGCGTAGAGTTCCTCGAAGCTAGGCAGCTTGACCTTTGCTCCGTCTTCCTGTATATACTGAATAGTAAGCTTGAGGGCCTCGCGAGCTTCGTCGCGCATCCCTTCCCAACGAGCCTCAACCATTGCAGCTAACTCAAAAGATGCCTCCGCAATCGCTTCCATTCGTTGCCATTTCGCGTTGTCGCGAATGGCTCTGTTGGCTGCGTCCGGAGACAGGTCTGAGACCTCGACGTACATCTCGCCCCAGAGGGCTGTGCGCTCCTCGTCTTTCACCTTAGCCCTGTGACGGGCCTCAATCTCTTCAGTGCTCTTGTCTCCGGAGACAAGCGTCTGTAGGGCCTCCGGTGTGTACTTCCGGGCCTTCTCGGCGATGGGCTCAAACCTTGAGGGGAGGGCATAAACCTGGGTTTGCAGGACCAGGCTAGCTAACGTCTCAGCTTCTTTCAGATCCTGAAAGGGCGAGGGGTCACTGTCTAGTGGGAACACCTCGTCAACCCAGAAGACCTTGCAAAGAAGGGCTGGGACTTGCATAGCCATTGCCGCGAAGCAGGTTGCATTGCCCGAAAGAGCCCAGAATGTCTGGGTCCCCTTCACCGCAATAAGTGACGGTACTCGCATTTTCCCGCTGAGGGCGTCGCTAAGCTCAGCAGCGTCAAACCCACCGTAGGTGATAGCGTGCGTAGGTACAGTCGCTTCGTCGTAATCCTGACCAATGTCACCTTTTCGCATTAGTGACGGGTCTTGGTTCAGACGGCCGTGATCCCACGTGATCTGGGCTATCACGCCCTTCACGTACTGATCAGAGATCTGCTTCAGGTTGTTGGGAGCGTCGTGTTCTTCCCGGCGAGCGTAATCCCTCAGAGCCTGCTCGTAAGCCCCTTCGATCCTCTCTTCGTGTAATGACTTCCTCATGAGGGACCCTTCGATGGCTCCCTCGTCCGGATCTGGAGGAGCTTCGTGGATGTCCCTCTTGATCAACTCCAGAACCATCGCCACCGTAGCTTTAAGGTCAAGCCTGGCTTGCTTTTCGAGCTCGTCTAGCGACTTGTAAGGAAGCTTACGACGCTTCACCTTTAGCTTGTTGCGGGCCAAGTGCTTCTCCTGTTAGGAGTCCAGCTCCTGGGTGATGTCTACGTCGCGACCGTCTGGATCGTCGGTGGCCTCGGTCGGCTCTTCAAGGTTCTGGTCCTGCTTCGCCTGGAGCTCTTCCGCTTCCATCTTGTCCAACCTAGCAGTATACAACGGATCAAGGATGATGTCTCCCGCCTTCAGCGGCGGCTCGTTGCGGTCTGCGCGAATGTCATTCACTGTCCGGAACGATTTGACCTCGGAGTTGATGATCTCCGAGTCAATCTTCCGATCCTCGTCAAGACCCAGGAATTCCAGACGATATCGAGGATCGATCTTCTGGATCAGATTGGTGTTGAGGTTGTTCGCCAGAAATGTCAGCAACGGGCGTAGGCCACGCTGCTTTGAGACGGCCTGCTTCTGAGGCCCTGAGCTGTCGAAGGTGACGGCTGCGCCAGACTGGCCAATCTGCCAGTTGATCTCCGTAGGGTCAATCTGATAAACCCCGCAGGCCTGTTTGACCAGGAAATCAAACATCATGGAGTATTCCATGTCACGGTTTGAGCGGTCAAGCTCCTTCCAATCAACCTCACCATCCTTGCCAATCTTCAGCACCGGAGGGTTCCAGGCGTGAGCTGCGTTGCGGATAGCCTGCCGGAAATCACGCTTGAAGACTTGGAACTGGGTGTCATCAACGTCACCCTTCACGATCATTACACCTTTGGCAGTTCCGCCCTGGGTCAGCTGACCGGCGTTGAACTTGTCGGCGTTCAGCATTGTCGTGATGGTTCGAACCAGGATCTCAAGTTCAGAGTACCCGTAGCCCATCATCTGGATGTTGGTCTGCGGGTTACGCACACCAAAGATCATCTCCTTGCGGGAATACTCTGCTACAATACGCTCGTGGAGCACCTGCACGTACCAAGGGTCATCAGACAGAGGATCCGACGCCTTCGAGAGCGATGCCTTCAGCTTACGAATGGTACCAGCATCTACGGCCACAACGTAGGAAGGCAGACCGTTGCGGCGACTCACAATCTCGGCGTTGGCCTGGTCAAGCTCCAAACTGTCTCGCATGAACTGTCGGGTAAAGTCCTCCAGCGAGGCTTCACCGTAGCCCACGGTTCCCATCGTGTAGATCCAATCACGGAGGGCAAGGGTCTTGGCGTTGTCCTTCTTGGCGGCGTTGTCATCGCTGACGATCTCGTACCCCAGAGTGTAGCGCTGGGTCCGGGGGGTGCAGAAAGCAGCCACCTGGTTCAGCCGGGTCTGGATGATGGACCCAATGATGGGGTTCTTGGCCATCGCGCGCAGGTCGTAGGTCGACAGTGCAGACTGGGGGCGCTGCATCCACTCCGGACCCATGAACATGGTCAGCGGATCGTAGAACGTTGTCTGAGGTTCATGTGCCCGATCACGGATCTGCTCGATCGCCTTCTCGATCCGTTCCTCTACGATGGCGGCACCGAAGGAGTCCCCGATGATCGTCCTTACGCGCTGACCTAGCGAGGGCATTTATCTCTCCATCCTGATGCTCAACGCTCGTACTTGCTTAGCCAAAGTCAGCGGAGAAGGTTGTGGCACGCGAAGCTACGAGCGCATGCCAGATGGCCATAACCACGTCGTCGTGGGTGGTCTCGTTGCCAATCCTACCGTGTCGCTGCTGAATACCGTTGAACTCCGTAACGATGTAGTCAGTCATGATACGGTCTTGGTCGGTCTTGTACGGGAACCTGAACTGTAGGTTCTCAAACAGCGGGCGGATCGAGAGAAGACCTGTCTCCATCGACCTCTTGTTCTGACCCGTCACGGTGTGGCCTCGAACAGGCATCCGACTCTTGTTCTTGAAGTGCTCCCGGTAAAGGCCTTGGAACATGTTGTCTTCAAGAAAGCCCAGGGTTACTTGGTACATTTGGCAGTAGTATTCAATCTGGTTGATCTGCTCCTGCATGAACTGAGGGCGGGCTCGCCAATAGTTCAGAAGTGTGTAAAGGTTCGCGCTCTTGTCGTACTCCAAAGCTACGATAGCGGTCCAGTCGCCGTCGTTAGATCCCGGTACTGAAAAGTCCACCCCCAGGAAGACAGGGTTTCCACCTGTATAGTTCCTGGAGTAGGATAGCTGGCGGTCAAACAGTGGCTCGAGAAGGCTCGTCGGGAAGATCGTGGTCTCGTCCGAGAGCGGCTTGTTCATATACTCCTTGGAGAAGGAGAGACTGCCGACCTTCCGTCGGATAGCCATCAGATCTTCTGCAGAGTAACGATCGGCCCACAGTGGAATGGTCATCGCCTCGTCGACGAAAGCGGCGAGCTTTGCTCCCGTGTACTCACCTCCCTGGAGCTGCTCGTGATACATATCGTCGGTATCTTGGGCGGTGCCCACCGTAACAATCTGCGACTTGAACCCTTGAAGGCGGACCTTGGCGGTGCCCTTGTCCTTCATGGGGAAGACCACTTCGTTGAAGCGAGTCTTCATCATCTTCCGCACGTCAGCTGACCAGCTGTTCTTTTCGTTCAGCACGTCGTCCAGTAGGATCAGCTGCGGATGGCGGCCACGCAAAGGCGACATGAAACCCTTCGCCTTGATGACCTTCTGGTTCCCCAGCTGCATCTCGGTTCGGGAGTCAGGGCCGTGCGATCGTCCTTTCGGGAGAAGGGGCCAAAGAGACTCCCGATTGTTCATCAGGATCTTCATCTTGTCCAGGTTCTCGACGGCGGTCGGCTGGTCAGGACCAAGGATCAAGATGTCTTGTACCCAAGGATCGTACTTCGCCTTCCAGAGGGCATAGGCTCTGATCAGCGAGTGACTCTTCCCGTGATCTCGAGGGGCCATCTCTATCACGTCATCGCCCGTCTTCAGGTGATCCCACCAGATCTTATGCTGAGGACCAATCTCAAAGCCCAGCTCCACCTTCTGGAAGACTAGGAAGTTGGTCCTACACAGCTGCCGGACAGCGTGTTTAATCCCTGCGGCGTTACCGCCCAGGAAGGCTCCGGCTGCTTTCGACTGGCTAGTGCCGGGCCGAGGGAGGTGGTAAAAGGTCATTGACCCCGATCACAATGTCACCGTTAATGATGAGGTCCGTGAGGACATCCGAAGCGTCTTGGGTGAGGCCGATCCCGTTCTGTTCCAGCTTCTTGATGTCCTCTTCCATCTTGTCCACTGCGCTGCCTGGGACCTTCGCCAGCATCGCGTGCAGCTTCGTCAACATGTCGTTCTGCACAACCATCTCTTGACGAACGCGCTTGTCCGAGTAGGCCGGGTTGACCTTCTGCTTCTCTTTCTCGTTCCTCACGAGGGTGTCAACCCTCTGCTTCTGCGTGTATATGTTCTGTGACATCTCTCGGATGATGTCGATGGTGACCGTACCGCCCATCTTCTCGATCATCTCCTCGGCCCAGGAGAGATTGACCTGAACCTTGGTCTCCTTTAGGTTCCGGAAGATGGTTGGGGCTGAGATCCGGTATTCCTGACCCTGCTCAATCAGCCACTTCTCAATGTCTCGGTAAGGAATTGCCTGCAGACGCATGCTAATGATAACGTCGCAGAATGGGGACTGACGGATGGCACAGGCTTTGTTAAGCCTCGACCGAACCCTACCAATCAACCCGTGAGGATCCGGGAGAACTTGACGCTTTACGGTTGCCATTAGGCAGCCATCCTTCGCGGCTGAGCAGCGAGGGCTTCGAGCCTTTCCTGCTTCTTGGTTTGGAGGGTAAGGTGCTTGTTCATATGTGCGAGTGAGACCGAGGAAACACGCACGTAATAAACGAACGGCGACTTTGACCAATCAGCCTTCAATTCGTAGGGTCGAGCTGTCGCCTTGAGTCCTAGCTCTGTCATGAGGGCGTAAACCTCGCCTGCCAGTTCTCGGTGGACTGTGGCGTAGTAAACCAGGGTTGACTTGTTCTCCTTCGGCTTGGAGACAGACCCGTCCGAGTCCATCAATCCTTCGAGGAGCTTCCACTGGAACTCGGGAGCCCAATCCAGCCAGCCGACAGGTAGGCGCTTGTTCGTGGCGTTGGTGTGGATGTCCAGGCCTGCCGATATGCAATCAGCCGTCATCTCTCGGGTCGAGGTATAAACTAGATGTCCAGACTTCTGAGGATTAAACTTCCGGAAGGTTCCGTACTCTTCCAGAGCGGCAGCCACCTTCGGGTAGTCATCAGCGTTACAAATCCACCTGAGCTGCTCGAGACCGTGGTTGTTAACGTACCAACCATCTCCAATCCAGTAACCCAACAGGTAAGCGAGAGGCAAGGATCCAATCATAGTCAGTGTACGACTCTAATGTTGAAATTGTGATCCAGCAACAGTATCAACCCCAATTGCTTGTACCATTTGTCAGGGTCTTTAGGCTCAAGATCGGCCAGCTTGTTCTTGGTCTTCGTAAATATCCACTTCACTGTTGACTGGCGGACGTCATGCTTCTTTCCCACCATCTCTTGGTTCAGCCAATAGAACAGGTCGAAGAGGATGTCCTTTTCCTTCTCTTTCAAGAAGTAGAGCTCGCCTAGGACGGCACGGAGAGGGATGTCCGCAATCGTCATCAGGTAGCGTAGCTTGATAATGGTTCGGCGGTAGCGATACGAGACGGTTGGCTGAGAGATCCCAAGGAGGACCGCAATGTCCTTCTGGTGCTTCTTCTTCTCGTAGATCAGCCAGAAGATCTCTGCCTCTAGCTCTGGCAGGAACTTCATCAGCGGCTTGACTTCCATGTCCAGATAGAACCCAGACGGATGGGCGTCCGCGATGTCCTGAGCGTCAAGGTAATCGAGTGTCGCCGGGTCTACGGGAAAGAATATCTCCCGTTGGTAAACTGTGTCTAGGTTCTCTGATGCGACGATGCCTTGGCCCGCCGCGTGTTGCTTACGCACTACCATTAGTTACCCCCGGCAGGGGCGTAATCACCTAGCGTTTAGGTAGGTCTCCTCGAACTCCGCCACCGTTTGCGGCGGACCCCAGGACCCATCCCTGGCGCCCTGTACTCTCACGGATCCACTCTGCTCGCTTTGCTCCATCCACTGACTCTCCTCGGGATCGAAGAACCGGACCGTGAGGCCCACCTTCGAGAGGAGGTCGATAAGAGGAGCCTTTTCCGTAACCTTCCAAGGCGTCACGTGAGCTTGAATGTCGAGGAAAGGCTCTCCTTCTTTCCCATTCTCGACTTCCGTCTTTCTGCACATGAAGTAAGCGCCCAGCTGATTACCGGATGTCAGAACGACAGCGTAAACCCGTGATTTCCGTACTTGCTTTGTCATTGCCTCTGCCTTTCAAGCATACTCAGCGGACCTAGGCGTTCGCTCAGACAAGCGGGTTGCCCTCCTAGGTTCGGAGGGCTGCTGTCGCCTGCTTCTAAGTCTATACTTGGACGATAAGGAGAGGCTGGTCTCCGGACTGACCGTAGTTGTCCACTACCTTCTCGGTAGGGTCCGGTGTGGGCTCTGGAGGAGGTGCAAAGAGCTTCTTCTCTTTCTCGTTCTTAACCCACGAGAGCGAGGCCAGGTCCGATATGTCTCGGACGGTCGTCTCCATGAAGGCTCCGGTTCGATAAGAGCCGTACTGGAGGTTGAAGAAGTCGGCGGCAGTCTTCAGATCCTTGAACCCGAGTAGGATCTTATGCTCGTCGAAGGTGCCGTCGTCCTTGAGGAGTTCTACCTGGAAGACGCACTCGCTTTCGCGATCATCTCCAACGTAGCAATCCATCTCGTCGCCCTCTTCCGGGGAGACTGTGTCCTTGATGAACCCGTAGTCGGCATAAAGCATCCAGCCGTCGTAAGGGTCGCCATCAGGCTTGGTCTTGATCTCGCCTTTCTTGTACTCGATGACGAGCCCAAGGCCCTGAAAGTCCAAGTCAAAAGGCTTCGACTTGGCTTTGCGGTCCTCAATGGAGGAGGCCGTGGTAGGCACTATTGAGCCCATCAGGGCCTCCTCTTGAGAGGTTTTAGCCGATCGGCTCGATCTCGATCCAAACGATGCCGGCACCTGCCGTAGCGAAGGCGGCGCCCGGGATGATCTCGATCTTGTCGCCGATCTCAACGCGGGCCGTCAGCGTGCCGACGGTCGGCGTGTCCGTGAGCGGGACGTTGACCGGGGCAGCATCCGGCACCACGATGGCAAGACCGGCGACTGCAACGTCGTTCACCTCGAACGTGATGCTGGCGCCGGTGGTGACAGCGGTGTACGGTGTGAAGCCGGCGCGAACGATCTTGCCCTTGGTGGGCGAGATCACGTAGTGAACCGTCGGTGCCAGGAGATCGGTCTGATTGTAGTCGTTCTGGATGATGCGGTTCTGGATGATCTCCAGAGCGCGGCGTGTGCCACCGGCATCAGCATACGGCTTCGAGATATCCTTCTGGATCATAGAAAGGTCCATGACGAGCTCCTTGACAGGCTGGGTTGCTTTACGGGTGACCGAGCCCAGAAAAGGGCTACTTGAACTGACTACTTAAGAGGTCACTGGCTGAGCAACTCGTGACAGGTTGCCCAGGACAAGCAACAGCTCCTGGGAGGTGAGATCTTCAAGGCCTGTCTTCTCTGCTACGGCTAGTCGTAGGTCCTCGGCCTCTTTCGGCAGGGGTGAGATCTGCCTGAGCGCTTGGTCGATCTTCGATGTGCGTTCCTGGCGGTACTCCTGGACTTGCTTCCCGAACTCGGTCAGCCCTCCCTCAGCCAGGAGCTCGATCACACCGTCACTGTCCTCCTTCTCGTTCTGTTCCACTAAGGCGCCGCGCTTGGTGTACTCAGCCACGCTCATGGCTGCGGGCTTGGTTGCCAACCAATAGAACAGCTTCTGATAAGCCTCGGCTGTGTCCACGCCGGCGAACTTTACGCCACCAAGGCGCAAGGTCACCTTTCCGCCCTGAATGCCAGCACCCAGCTTTGTGGTTCCTGCGGCAATGATCACCTGTTCAAGCAAGCCGGCCGTAAAGTTCGACAACGACAAAGCCTCGTCGGTCTCAGCCTTGATCGCCTCGTTCAGCCCTTTAAATCCTGGCATTGCCTCAATTCCTCGATGCGATCCACGATCGCGAAGGCCAGGTCTATATCTCCGGCCTCCAGTTCTCGCGTGATCAGGGTGTAGGTTCGGATAACTTCGATCGGAGGTCGGTGTCCAGCCAGCACTTCACGGTAAAGGGTCTCCGCCTCGTCAAGCAAAGCTTGGGTAGAGAGTACCTCGGTCTTGGGAAACTCCTTGGCCATGGCTGAACCGCTTCAGTGGTACCAAGAAGATTGCTCCGCTTGGCTGTCCTCGACAAATAAACCTGTTGTACGATACAGCTGCAAAGCTCTGGCCACATATCCCTCGGTCAAGACGTAACCTGTCCGGTATTGCAAGATCTTCACGATCTCGATCGCCAGGTAGCCGCGCTGCCCCGTAGGGCTCGCTGAGGCTTCCATCGAAAGCCTCATCAAAGCCTGGGTCACCTTTCCCTGGCGTTCGAAGTCGGCCATCATCCTCTCTTTGCTCATGTGTAACGCCACTAGCAAAAGAAGCCCGGATGAGCCGGGCTTCTTGGTTCAGGTTGATGTGACCTCAGGCGGCGATCGCCTCGGGGGCGACAGCCAGGACAGCGTCGACCGGGACGTCGGTCGCCATCTGGAGCTCTGCGGTGCCGGCCAGGATCGCGGCGGCCTGCTTGACGTAGATCTGGGCGTTCTCGAGCTCGTTCGCGGCGATCACGATGTGATGGATCTTCATCACGACCGAGGCCGCATCGGCGAACCGGGCGTAGCGCTTGCCGCGCACTTCGAAGCAGTACTGCTCGACCGGCTTGTGGCTGGCGCCGTGGCGGAACTGGGTGCCCCAGGAAATCTTGGTGATGACCGTCGAGAGAACCTTCTCCGAGCGGTTCTTGCCTTCGCCCCAAACGGCGATCAGCTGACGGTTGGCGGAGGTGGCGGAGCCGGTACGGCGGAGAGCGTCGATCTGCATGTTGGCCATTTGACTGTTCCTTTTGTCCGTGAGCCGCGTTGTGCGCCTCATCATGTATGTATTATAGCACGTCTCAAGGGAACAGTCAACTATCTAATTCGTCCTGGCTATGCGTTGGAGGAATATCCTCTATGCACCGGGTGCAGTCAACGAAGGCTCACGTTGCTTGACAAGGAGCAGGTCGAGCTCATAATCAAGGGCGAGGGCCATTGCCTCGACCTCGTTGATCTTCGGTATCGAGAAGCCCAGGTTCCAGTACTTCAGTGTCCCTGTAGGAATCTTCAGGCCGGCCTTCTCCTCGATCAGCTTGGAGAAAGGTTCCCAGCCAGGGCTGTGCAGGCCCCGCTCCGTGGCGTCGCCGAACAGATCTCGAACCATCCAATGCAAAGGGACCCGAGGCCGGGGTGACCTGGGTCCCTTCTTCAGTGTTTTGCGCTTCATGCGGTGATCATACCCCTAGCCTCGAGGGTTGGCAGCGTCGCGACGGTTCAGATAAGCCACCCGCTCCTCGTAGGCCACCACGTCGTAGGCCCCGAAATCCGGGTTCTGCTCGAGCCACCAGGCTGCCAGCCAGCGGCGATAAGTCGACTCCGCATGAGCGGCATCCAGTTCGAAACAGCGGCGCGTCAGGAATTCTGCCAACCCCGTTGAGTCGTGGAAGAAAGCCGGGAAAATCCGACGGGCTTCGCGCATCAGGACGTACTTGCCCGAATGGCTGATCCCGCAGCGGTTGACCCAATCCTGGATTGTCCAACGGCGAGCAGCGGCAGGAGGCGCTTCCTTTTCGGCGTCCGGCAATGTGGCCCAGATCGCCTCCTTCAGCGCCTTCATGGTGTTCTGGAAGAACTCGCCGGCGATGAACCCGCCTTTCACCTTCATGGCCTGGTAGGTTGTGCCTGACGGCGTGGACAGGACGTAGTCGATCTTGTTCTGGGTGGAATGGGTGAGTTGCATGCTGGCCTCCAGTTGATGGAGCTATTATAGCATACTAGGCGGAAGGTGTCAACAAAAGAAGCTATGCACCCATAGCAAAGGGGCCACCCGCTTTTGACGGATGACCCCTGTTTGAGCTACTGTTTGGCCTGGGCGGTTAGCTCAGGTCGATGTCGCCCTCGCCCGGGGTGGCCGGCTGCGTCGGCGTGTTGGGCTGGCTGCCCGCGGCCGGCTCGACCTTGGTCGCGGTGGCCGCGGCCTTCGGCTCCTTGGCGGGCTTCGGCGCCGGCTGGTTGGCCTTCACGAAGTCGGCCAGGCCGGGCAGCTTGTCGATCGCCAGCTTCAGGTCGCGCATCGTGCCGTGCTCGCCCTCGATCTTGAAGCTGCCGGCGCCGGCGAACACGAACTTGCCCTTCTCGGTCTTGGTGGCGTTGCCGACGGTGGCGCCGTCAACCTTCATCTCGTAGCCCGTGACCTGCTTCTCGGCGTTCTTGATGGTGGTGTGCGTGATGGTGGTCATCTCAGTCTCCAGTTGGTTCAGAGCGGATTGCTCATGGACTTATTATAGCTTGTTTTCTCGGCGGTGTCAACGACTTAATTCATGCAGGTTGGGAATAGCTCTTATGCCCCCGGTGCAGATGTCGCCTAGCGACCTTCGCTTCTGAATATACTGGTCAATCCGCTTCCGTCTTTCTGCCTAGGCTCTTCAGATCCGCTCTAGTGATTAGTTGGTAGGCTCCTTTGGCGTAAGGTATGGCCGTAGGGAATTCCCTCTTCGCGGCGCCATGTTCTAGACACGTCCTGTACCCCAAGGCTGCTCTACCCTGGGGTACTTCGTCCTCACAGTCTTCGTGGGAGCAGATCATCCAACCAGTTCGGTCTTGTAGTTCGCATAGCGAGCATTCTCGTCCATGCGGCTGCCGAAGAACTGGTGCATCGGCCTAGTGACTGGAACCGCCCTGAGGTTGAAGGCCTCGCGCATCACGATGTTCCAGGTGTCGTTCTCGCCGTTCCAGACGAAGCCTGTGACCACGTAGGTCTTCTTGTTACCCTCGTGGCGAACCTGGGCTCCGATCTGGTTCTCCCACTGAGCTGCCGTCTGGCCGTTGGCATCCACGGTGTCGTACGTGAGCGGCAAGCGAGAAGCTGAGATTGGAAGAAGTTCAGATCCCTTCTCCATCGTACTGGGTTTCGCGACGGGTTGATCGTCCACCACGGGCTTCTTGATCCCACGGGTGTTAAGTCGAGTTCGCGAACGTGCTCTCATTTGAGACTCCTAGACGAGGAATTCTTCCGGGATTGGAGCCCTGTCCTCGCCTTTCAGGGTCTTTCGGAACTGGATCCACCCCTGCAGGTTGCCATGCAGTTCTGGGTTCGCCCAGATGAACTTGGTTGAGTTGTCAACCAAACGAGAGGAGGCCAAAACGGTGTCCGGGGTAGCCTGGTGCTCGGCCGGTGACGCATGGAGCGGGATGCCAGACATGAGCTTGTCGTAAAGCTCGATATCCTTCTCAACGGTGCTGATCTTCCCGTCAGGCTCTTCCGGCGTTGGGAAGGACTTGTACGAGATCCTCGCTGAGCGAGCGACGCTCACCTTCTGGGCGTATCGAAGACCGTGGCCTTCTTTGAAGGAAACAGTGGAGAGGCCGTGGTGAACAAAGCAGTACATAGAGATTTCCTGCTTGGCGGCAGCGTCGACGTACGGTAGGTGCCACTCACCCGGCTGGAGAAGGGTGGGGGTCGAAGCCTTGCGCGCCTCCCAGATGGCGATCGCAAGTGCCCTCATCGTCGGATCGGCGGCCTTGTGCAACCGCAGGCCGTCGAAGTTTGCCCATTCGGTCGAAGTAACCAAGACCCTCGCGTGAGTGTAAGGCATAAGAGCCCGGTTGATGTCTTGCTTGGCCCGGCCCTTCTTCGCCTGCTTCTCAGCCCAATCGGCTGTGTAAAGAGCCAGGTCTCGCCAGTCTGCGCGGGCTTCTTCTCGCTCCGCTTCGGTCATCGGCGGACCACCCTGCATCCCAGGACCACCGTGAACTGCGAATGACGGGTAGGCTCTGTGCTCGTCGGAGCGAACCTCTGCGATCATCTTCTCGATCGGGACGGCTCGATTGCTGGATGCGTTCCGGCTAAAACGACGATGAGTCATCAACTCACCGTGGATCTGCCACGGATAGACGCAAGCAACTGAAATGATACGCTCACGTTGAATGCTGATGCTGTCCAGTTGGACAATGGCGGAAACGGGCATAGGCTAAGCTTTCCTCAGGTTTGCTTCTTTGACATAGTCGTCAGATTCCTGCTCGGTTCCGAAGTCGGTCACTACGTCATCGTGAGCATCGCCTACGCGATACTCGTGGCCTGGACCGCGATCAGGGATATATTCCCACTTAAAGGGACGAGGACGGATCCGTAGGCCCATCGTTACCTCCTGGGCGGTGTAAGTACCTTGCGCAGGAAGCGATCGCCTTGGACAGGCTTCAGTACCTCCTTGAACCAGGCAATGGTTAAAGGCTTAAGGTTTGCCTTCTTCCCGTACCAGTGAGGTCGGATCCTGTCTTTCGTCGCGATCTGGTCAACTGCCAGTCCGACTTCTCTCGATGGGATGTCTAGCGGGAACATCTGGCTTCTCCTCGCCAGATGATACAACGCAGGCAATCTGCAGTGACCTGGGGTCGTCGTGCCTACCGGCTGTAGTCACGGTGGCGCGATGCTTACACTCGTCACAGACGACTTCGTAGACTCCCCAGCCGGGCGCCGGAAAGGGTAGCGTCACCTTGCAGGACTTGAGTCCTCCCGCTGCGTCAACATCAATCCCGATCGGGAACAGCGGGTTCGCCGGAGCTCTTGGTCCAGGGCCGGTCTTCGTCCAGTGCACCTTGAGGTTCGCCATTGTAGGCTACGCTTTCCTCTTGATGGGGACACAAGACACCACCGTCGAAGTCGGCACCATGTACCGCTGACCCACAGCGTCCATGATACAGGCTGAATGGCTGATCCCTTTACCCTTTCGCACACATGGCTCGTCCTTGGGACACAGCTGAATGATGTGGGTAGGTTCCGGCTCGGGGCCCTGTGCGGATGCTGCGGCGAACAAGGCGCCTGAGCTGACCAGAACGGTTGCGAACAGGGTGGCTTTCATCAGACCTCACACTAAGGTTTGCTTGGCGTCGACCATCATCTGGGCGACTTTGGTGGGGAGGAGCTTGGCGCGGCGAGCTTCCCATTCGGCGGCGCGGTCCGGCTGCTTCATGTTCGTATACCGCATGATGGCGACGTCGCAGTCCTCAATCTTGGCGTTGGCCACTTCAGCCAGTTGACGGGCATATTTGCCAATCCGGCTCGGGTAACGGGTGGACTTGCCAGACCGCAGGAAATTGATCCGCCCGGCGGAGATCCGGCGACCCATGATCACCTCTTTGGCGATCTGCGTCATGAAGGCGGCGTCAGCCTGTGTGAAGCCGCGGTTGTTGTGAACCTTGGTTTCCTCGGAGCGCTGCTCGTCCTCGGTCTGCCTCTCCAGGAGAGCTACCAGGGCGCGCTCGACGGCACGGTCAGAGTTCTGCAATAGAAACTTGATCTGGTCCGGGGTCCACATGACGGTTTCTCCGTTGTTCATGCCCCATTATAACATACCCAAGACAGAGTGTCAACTACCCTAGTTATGCTCCTTCGGAATAGCTGCCTTGCGCTTGGCGAGTTCAGCCTGGATCCTTGTGTGGGTTGTGACCTGAGCCTTCCCTAGTCCTTTGGTCTGAGCCTTGACAGCCAGTTCCTGGTCCTTGATCCGTAGCTCGTCGTAGGATCGCTCGTGGAGGTGTTTGGTGCACCACCTACTCATCTGTGTCGTCCTTGATCGGCATGGTCAACCCCTCCCTTGAGTCCAGGATGCTCATATAGAGGTCCCTAGAGATCCTCCGAGTCAACTCCTGCTTCATCTCGGTCATGCGCCGGACGGTGAAGGAGGCTGGCATGTCTTCGCGCTGAGACTTCCAGGTGTAGGTTACTCCCTTATCCTGCCCGAGGCTCACCACGCCGACCTTGTGCAGGCCAATGAACACGTCGTAGGCATCGGCACCTTGCTTCCTAACGTGGAGGTGCTTCGGCTTGCGAAATTCCTCGCTCATCTGGACGTCGATCACACTCATCGACCAGGCTTCCTGCGCTTGTTCATCTCCGATTGTAATACCTTGCTGAACCTAGAGACGTGGAGTTTCACAGCGTACGTGCTTGAGGTAATAATCACAATGGGCCTGGCACCCAGGTCAAGGCGCTCCAGAAGCTCTGCGAGCGCGGAGCTGGCTTCCTTCTCTGTCAGAGAGTTGCTTGTGGTGAAGTCAACCACGAGGCGATGCTTCCTTCGGGTCTTTGCCATGTCAGGCTCCCACCTTCACCAATTCGTTGCGGAAGAGCTCGAGCGCGCCACCGCACCCCTGATCTGTTCTACCGTGAACCATCGCGTTCTTCCAAAGTCGGCCGGCTTGGAAAATTGTCCCGCAGCGAGCACATTTATACTCGATCACGCGGGTATTCTTGGCCTTCCTCTCGACGATGCCAAGTTCAGCTCGCTCCTCCTGCTCAGGGGGCAACAACTCTAGACCAACGTTGAATGAGCGGCGGAACTGTCCGTCTTTCTCCCTGTGGATAAGCTCCTTCACTGAACCTCCCGGTAGGGTACATTCCTTCACAGGGTGGCGGCTTCCAAACCTCTCGCTATCGGCTCGGCCTGCCTCAAGGTCACCTCTGTAGATCAGATGCCAGGCGAAGTCCATGTCTCCTTCGTAGGTTCGCTCGGAACCCCAAACCTGGGACTCGCTGGCGCCGGTCGAGACAATGTGCCAGTGTTCCCAGGCTCCGTGTAGTTGCCAGCCCCAAGCCCATAGCTTCTCAAGCAGCTGGTCCCGGAGCTTATCGTGCACCGCCGTGGAGGTGACGCCTTGCGGAGGACCTCCACGGACGGGCATTTACTTCTCCGAGACTTTAACGTTGAAGATACCGGCCTTCTTGTAAAGACCGAAAGTATCCTTCACTGTCCCGTGGATGAGGCTTGACAGGACGGTGATCATCTCCACCGTGGTCTTGGAGGAGTCTGTCTCCACCCAAGCCTCGGCAACCTTCTCGTCGACGGTAAAGGTTACGGTCCTCATCACACGCCCCGGAAGCCGGCGCAGACCTTGAGCAGGTCCGTCGTGATTTCCTTGCCTGCCGCCTCGTATCGAGCCGCCAGCTTGAGGATGTTCTTGACGTCACGGCCGGACATCTCCTTCTTCTCGACCTCCCAGAAGGTCATCAGCTCGGCGATCTGGGCGTCCGTCAACGACTTCAGGAACTGATCCCGTAGGACGAGCCAGATCTTGCGGAGCTCCTCCTTCTTCGGATAGTCGAACTTGATGATCGCCATCATTCGGCTGAGAATGGCGTCGTCCATCGTGTCGGCGCGGTTGGTCGTCAGGAACATGGTGTTGTCCTGGTACTCGAGGGTGCGCAGGAAGACGGCCACTACCGCATTCTGCTTGAGGTCGGTGCCGCGGGCCCGGCCGAATACATCAAACTCGTCGAGCAGGACCGGGCAGTCCCAGGCCTGAGCCAGCTTGTAGAACTTGAGCAGGTTCTGCTCGATCTTCTCGGCCTCGGTGCCCAGCTGACCCGAATGGATCTTCAGGAGCGGCTTCTTCCGAAACTCGGCGTAGACCTCGGCCGTGAGTGTCTTCGCCAAACCCGGAGGTCCGGCGAGCAGGATGTAGTTGCCGCCCGACTTACCCTGCACGATGTCTTCCTGGGGAACGTCCATGTCGTGGGTGAGCACGTCGAGCACGTCGGCGTACATCTCCGGCAGGACGAGCTTGGAGCGCATCTTCTCGTCGTAGACGTAGAGATCGACGTCCTGCACGTGGACCTTGATCTCGACGTGCTGACCCAGATGATAGACAGTCATGTTCAGCTGCCAGGGAGCCCGGCTGAACGCACTGTCGGGGAGGTCCTTCTTGGACTCGATCACCGCCTTGAGACCCGGGTCAATGTAGGGGTTGTCAGGGTCCGACACCTTGTATTGGCTGACGGTGACCTTCGTCGCGTTCATCGGGTCGTTGTGAACCAGGCGGCCGGCGTTGTCGTTCATCAGATCAACGGTCTTCTTGGGACGGCGGTTCCAGCGGCTGTAGTAGCTGTCTTCCTCGTCGGTGACTTCCACCGAGTGGTTGTTCAGAAGCACAAGCTGCTCACCGAAACGGGGACGGAGGTCCTTGTATCGAGTCAGCTGCTCTTGATAGAGCTCGTGAAGCTCCGGGGTTTCCTTCTGCCAGCCCATCCGACGGAGGGCTTGGTCAGCCGTCATGCCCGATGACTTGCCCGCGGTCAGATGCTCACGGTTCTTGCTGACCGTCCCCTTCACGTTCTGGATGTATTCCAGCTCGATGTAGGCTTCCTGCTCATGGTCCCGCTTCTTCACGGGCGGGTAGTAGCGCAGGCCCACCACGAGCGCCGGGACCGGGTTGTTGCCGATCTTGAACACCCACCCTTCGATGGCGCCTTCGACGATGTAGTCAATCATGCCGGCGCAGAGGGCCGCCGCGGAGGCAATCTTTCCGCCTGTCGGGTTCTCCTGGGCGGTCTTCCAGGAGTTCATCTGCGAGCGGATCGCACGGAAAACGTCCGGCTTCCCGGGCTCCGGCTTCAACAGCTCGTAGAACGCCCGGAACTGGTTCGAATGGAGCGTCCGGATGTCGACGCCGAAGGTGCCTTGGTCAAGGCCTTCTTCCGGAACGGCGCCGGTGTTGATACCGATGGCGGTGAACTTGGCCCGGTGTTCGTTGGGCAGATTGACGATCATGACTTGTCCCTTCTTCGGTCAGACAGAAAGATACCCGCCCGAAGGCGGGTTCTCAACCCTAGTGCTTGCGGCCGTACAGCATCGCGTCGCTGCGGTCGAGGAACTCCTCGTAGGACATCGTCCGGACGCCCAGCTCGCGGGCCTTGCGGGCCTTGGACGACTTGCCGAAGGCCAGCATATCTTTGTCGCCAACCACCAGGAGAGTTTTGGAGCAGAACGAGCTGCGAACCTTCATGCCGATTGCATTGGCGCGGTCCATCAGCTGCGAGCGTGAGAAGCCGGGGCAGGGGCCGGTGAAAACGAGGTCGGTCATTTGAGTCTCTCCTTGATTTGATGAGAACCACTCTCACCTTACCCACCTATTATATCATACCAAGGAGCAGGTGTCAACTGTTTAGTTATACAGCCTAGGAATACCACCTATGCACAAAAAGAAGGCCCGCCGAGTGGGGTTCAGGCGGGCCTAAGGTTAAGAGTGGCGGCGCGGGGTAGCTACCCGGCACTCTCGACAGAACTAATCATACCCTTGACAGGGTCGGCGCCAAACAGGCTGCAGAATTTGTCGCGGTCGACCTCTGACTCGAAAGCCCAATAAGAGCGCCCTTCTTCCTTGAAGGGAAGATAAACCATCTTCAGCCCGGTGTTAGCCTCCACTTCAGGGGGTCTCACCACACCGACTGATCTCAAGATCGCCTGCCATGGATACTTGGCAGAGCTTAGCTCCCACCACTCGATCTTCGCCTGTCGCTTGTAGCCCCAGAGAGGTCCGTGCTTCGCGATCATGGCCGTGGTGGCCTCGGAGTATTTGCGGACTGGTTCGTTCATGCCAGCTTATACACTGGTCAACGTGGTGTCAACCTCTCCAATCCCGCTTTCTCCAGCCACTTCTCGGTCAGACTGTTTGCGTAGGATCTGGCGGAGGCTAGTGTTGCCTTCGTCGCTCTCTTTGGCTTGTGGTCCAACTCACCTTTGCCCAGGTCTGGCAGGTTCATGGTGACAGCGAAGATCGGCTTAGATATTCCTAGCCGGATCTCCTCGATGGTACCCACCGTGTTCTGCCCTAGCTTCGCTCCCCAGATCCGAGGCTGTGGGTTCTTGGGGCGCTTGCGTGTCCACTTCAGAACGGCCATAAGGAACTCCCTTAACAGGCATGCCTGACGTGGGAATTAGTGCAAACGATCTTGCGCATGGATGGCGGGGCGTCTCTGTTGGTTTGTCAGCCATCGTACCTACTTCGCTTCAGGGTTGGCTTCGAGCACGTAGTCCTTACGAACCCAACCCAAGGTTTCGTCACCGCGGATATGTTCGGGAATGAGGCGGCCGTATGACTCGCAGATTTCGCAGAGACGGTACCCAGCACTATGGTCATACTCCCACTTGTGGTCGGCAGGCTTGCAGCTGAGCTCTGTCTGGTAGGTTCTCCAGTGGCTCCGCACCTCGTGAGCTCGCTTCTTCGCTGCGATCGCGTGACGCAGCTTCCTCTCGATAAACTGGATTGGCCGGGTCTTTGGTAGCTTGAGGCTCAGCCGGTGATGATCCAGGAGGTTCTTGTGATGGAGTCCAATCCGCTGAGAGCCCGGCTTCACCACGTGGTTGGAGGTAGTCGGGACCTCGTTCAGCATCGCTAGGACTGTCACCACCCAACGAAGGATCCCAGAATTCTCCTTCAAACCAACAGAGAAGTCCATGAACCAGCTTTGGATCATGTTGTTCAATTCGGTGGTAGATGCCCTCTCCGGCAAACAATCAAGGACCGCCTGATAGAAGGCGTTGACCGAGAGCGAGCTGTGCGGCTCCAGCATTGGCGGCGTCTTCTTCCCCAACTTCCGGAAGGTTTCGCCAACCTTCTCCTCTAGGGCGCTATCTGTCACCTCAGCAAACGAATAGCCCCACGACATGGCCCGCATACCGTTGAATATGTCAACGGGGGTTACATTCTCAATCCCTATTGCATTTCTGCTTATGAAGGGAGCCTGGCCGGCAGCGCCAACCTTGTGCAAAGGTCCAGTTTCGTCTGCATCGAATAGGTAGACGCCGGGGAGCGTCGTTACATGCTCTTCAATATCTCCTTCACGAAAGGCAAGGGGCCCAATCAAGAACATCGCCCACGAGGTGGGACGTGTCATGTCGCGCTTCAGCAGAAGACCCAGGCGCTTTGGTACGGTACTATGGATCTCGTACTCGTCACCATAACCAGCCAGGGTGGCCGAGGTCCTCACCTTGACATGAAGGTTAAGCTCCAGGTAGGTGACCTCATACGGCAAGGTGGCCATCTGGGTCATTTGCTTCATCTTCTCAGGCGAGGCTGTACCTGCCACCCGGGTGGCCATCTCCACAAACTCGTCGTCGAGGGTGAAGCGGGCAGATCGCTTGATCAGCGATCTCTGCATGATGCAGTCTTGCTCAACCTTCTCCAGCCGCTTCCGACTATGCCGCATGTATTTCTTGACAGCCTTCGGCAGTCCGTAGGTGCCCGCCATCCACTCGTCTATAAGAGACAGGTCTGGGTTGGCCGCTTCCTTCTCGGAACGGTAGCGGAAAAGAACCTCGTTGTGATCTGCTATGGTTTCGCCTGGTATGGCCCTGCGAGGGATCCGGACTCCCATCAAAGGATCTTCGTGACCCACAACGTTGGCGAAGGCTTTGCTGGTATCGTCATCCAGGAAGGCCTTGGAGGGCTCGTTGGAGCGAAATGACCGGACTTGGGTCGAAGGAGGGAGTTTATCCCGACCGTATGAGTATTTGTTCGGACTCATGACAACACCTCACTCAGCCTACACTACAATTATAGCATAATCCGAGCAAGTTGTCAACTGGTCGTTTCTAAGTCTGATGGACAGTTCCGTCGGACGTCTTGATCGGGTTCTGGTCGATCCAACCCATTGCGTCTCGGATCCCCTCGGCCGTAGGCTCCGCTCGCTGGACACTGTTCAGCACGTTCTCGGAGTACTTCACACAAACGGTCCCGGTGGAGTGAGTACCGCGAACGTCAATCACGATTAGGTACCCTTTGTAAGGGATGCGCAACTGGGTCTCCAGTTCGACCATCTTCCCTGTCACAGAGAACTGGACGGTCTGTACTTCATTCATGATAGTCTCTCCAGGTGCCTGACTCGCTCAACGGTCGTTCCGATCTTCTTACCGTACTCGTCTTGGAGCTCCACAAGGGCCATCTTCGTCCAACCTGTGGTTCTCCCTGTCCGTTTGGTGAAGGTTGAACGGACTATTCCCTGAGCTCCAGGCTTCTGACCTTCCTCGGTAACAGCCACAGAGTCTTTCTCAAAGATCCCAATCTCACCCATTGCTATTCTTCGGTATTATCCTGGGTGATCAGGGTGGTTGATTTGAAGCCTGCTTCGTTCTTCTCAGCGTTCCGCTTCGCGAACTGCTCGGCCGGTTTTGCCAGGATACGCTCCATCTCCCGCCACTCTTCCTTGTCGGCGTTGTAGTTTGCGGCCTGAGCCAGCAGTAGGATGCAGATACCTACGCCTCCAAGCTCTTGGCTTACTTCACCGACGGGACGGCTATAAATATGGTCGATGAGTGCGTGCATGATATCCTTTGGAACGCCTACGGACTGAGCCAGCTCAATGGACTCTTCCGAGAAGCGGATACCTCGCTGTTGGAGGTTCGTGGCTTCCTCCTCGCCGAAGCAAGCCTTGGCCCACTGCAGCAATATCTCCTGCCGGTACATACGCATCGGATGCGTCCAGCCGGCCTCTTTTGGCAACTCAGACAGAAGCTTCCGCGCTTGATCTCGCCCACCTTGCAAGATGATGTCACCGGTCGCTAGGGCGTGCACGAAAGGTCTGGCCCGATGGGCCACCTCCTGCATCTGGTTCGCGCGGTCAAGGTGTGTCTGCAAGCTGTAGGACAGCTCCTCGCTGTTCTGCTTCCAAGTCATCGGCCACATCGGCGTGTCGCAGTTCGGGCAATTCGTCGGCGCTCTGTTCGCGCCTACCGTCCCGTCACCCATGTTCAGGGTCCGTTGCAAGAGCACGAAGTTGCACTTCGCACATTTGAAGCAGCCCGGGACAATTGCCTCCTTGCGGAGCGTCTCCAGGGCTTCCTTGATCTCTTCGTCGGGGGTCATCAACCGGGCTCCACTGTTCCACACCTCGTCGCAATCACCATGCGATCGGCATAGTTGATCAGCAAGTTGCGAGTACGCTCGTTTTCCGGAGCGTAGGCCGGGTCTCCATAGGCTCCGTGTGTGCTCCAAATATTGAGCGTAAAGTGCCAGTAGTCGTAGTTGTTCGGCGTAGGAGTGGGGTTCTGTGGGTCCGTCTTGTTGTCGAAGCCTGCGTTGCCCATGAAGGTCATCCGCTGGCTCTTCATCAAAGAGTTCCAGCGATCAGCAGATAGCTTCAGCGCCTGGAACTCCTCGATGTCGACTGTGACCTTGCCGTTGACAACAGGGTATGGCAGCTCGTCGGTCATGGCTGATCCTTCAAGATCTTACGGAGCTGGTCAGGCATCGTTGGAATGCCCGAATGAGATCCAGGAGCAAAGAACGCCCCATCCTCGGTCTTATGGTACCAAGACCATCCTTGGGAGTGCTCTTTGTTTCCGCCCATGAAGACAGACCAACCATGCTTTATGGCCCGCCCGTAAAGCAACAGATCCTCGCTCCGATCCAGAAGCTTCTGCGCCTCGTTCCTCAGGATCACCATAAGGTCGGCCACGTTCTTGGCGTTAGGCTGGTCCTCCCCGTAGATCGTAAAGAGCCATCCGTACGGATTCTTCAGCCAGATCTCGTAGTTCAAGGTGCCGTTGTCTTCCTCGATCCTCTGGATCTCGAAGTCTCCCGGCAGCGCCGCAAGCAAGGTTGGCAGCTGTGTGGGATCAGGTGTGTAAATCTCGCTCATGGCTGGTAATACAGAGCGTTCACCTCCCGCATGAATTGCGGGTTGTAATTGATCGTGTCTCCCCTGCTGTAAGGACTCTTCATCTCCCGAAAGACGTGTTCCAGGATTGCGCAAAGGGCAACCGCTGCGAAAGTCTCCTCCAGTTCACGCTCGGCAGCTTCTATCCGCTTGCCTATGAAGACCACCTGCTTTGCCCGCAGGAACTGGTAGCCGGTTCTTCCGTAGGCTCGGCGAGCGCAGTTTGCGGCCGCTGCCCAAGAATTGTAAGAGAGCTGCGGGTTCATGTCGCGCTCGTGTTACGTTCGGGGCTGTTCACAAAAGACGTGATCAGGTAACGCTCACCGTTGCTGCAGGTAACGTAACCCATGTATTCCGACCGAGCTTCGATCGACTTCCAGGCTTCGTGAGCGTAGGTGGCGCAGAATGTGTCAGCGGCACCACAGTTCCTGATCTGGACGTTGCGCGACCGCACGGCGTGCTGATGAGCAACCACAACGTCTCGATCGCTCATCTGCGAGAGGGAGCGCTGCATTTTGAGAAGCGTCCAGAGGTTGACTTTGGTCATGAGGATCTCCTTGTTGATCCTCTATTTTAGCATACTAGGGAGTAGTTGTCAACTCTGAAAGAATGCGTGGGGCACAAGGTTGGTATTCTGCCAGTGCAGGCGATGGGCACGTTCCAGGAACACCCGGATGGAATAAGTGTCCGGGCTCAGCTTGCACTCGTTCGTGAGCTTCCGAAGCTGGTCTACGTATTCCTCCAGGAATACGAGTACTCCCTTCAGGTCAATCTCACCAACCCGCACCTTGTGCAGAAATTTCACGCTGTCCTGTGGCATTGGCAGGGTGAGCCGCCCGGTCAGGAGCAACTCTATCCCTTGTAACGTGTGCCTGAGGGCGTGCATCGCGAACTTGGCATCGTAGCCGAATAGCTTCACCTTGTCCGCTCGCTGGTTCTTACCCTGCATTGGGTGGTAAAGCTCGTTGAGCATGCTTTCGGCTGATCGTAGGTAGGACAGAGCCACCCGCTCGCTCATAAAGGCACTGTGCAGCTTCTGGAACTCGGTTCCCAGACGGTCGTTTAGGTCAAATCTGTCAGGGGCGTAAAGCACCGGCGTGATGCGAGGGTTTCCCCGGAGAAGTAGCTCCGTGATCCTTCGCAAGGAGAAGTAGGTTTCCTCGGTCTGTCCAGGACCTGATCTGACCTTCTTCGCCACGGAGCGCCAAGCGGTGTTTTCGAGAGGCTCTTCCGGCCCGAACACGTGACCAGGAGGCTCGATGAAGATCACGGTAAAGTCAAGGTCAGACTCCGGATGCTCCAGGCCGTGAGCATGAGATCCGGTCAATACCCTCAGAATGGTATTCCTCTTCGCGATCTCAAGGTCGCGTTCTTGCTGGGTCTCGTCCACTTAACCATCCCTCATAAGCGCCTGGCCGGCTTACGCCCATCCGTTCCATCCAGGACTTCTCTCCCTTACAGTCAGCGGTTCGGACGAACACTGCTGCAAGGGCATGGTCTTCAGTGACAAGGACGCGTCACAGCGGTCGACTCCATGACCGCTGATACAGCTTTAGGCCAGGTTAGCCAAAGCGGAGGCGATCAGCAAGCCACCCTGAGAGCGAGGCGTACCCAAGGGGTGACGGGAGTCAGAAATCCACGGGTAGCGAGAGCCCGTCAAAGGATCTACTGATCCAGCATCAAGAGCCCAGTCGGAATATGGAGACATATGAGCCCACGCGCTCAAACAGGAGATATCTCTTGAAGGGTTCGCCACCTTGTAAGCGTTGATCTGCTTGAGATACTCGGGCATCATTGCTGCCCAGCGCTGCTGGTCGTCAGCAATGAAGACGTCTTCGGCCCAGCCTGGCATCCCAAAGACCAGCTTCATCGTTGGCTTAGCCTCGAAGATGCTGTCAGCCATTCTCGGTATAGCTATGGGTAGGTTTGTCAGAATGCGAGTCGTCGTATCGTAGGTCCAGTCGTTTGTTCCCAGCATGATAAACATAATGTCTGGCATGGACACGGACGTCATGCCCGCGTTTGACAGACGGTACACGTAGTAGCCGAAGTCGAACACCTGGCCATTGTTGACAGTCCCGGCCGGATCCGTTGCGGCAATAGACGTTGAGGCCACAGTCTGACTGGTGTCAATAGAATAAGTGCCTGCCCCACCCATCACAGATCCGGTCAGCTGAACCAAGATCTTGGTGTTTAAGGTAACACCGCTTCCGCTTATTACCTGACCCGGTCGATAGACGCCTGTCAAGGTCCCACCCACGGTCAGTACGGCTCCTGCAATTGAGCTTGCCGTACTGGTTCCGTGAGGAGGGCGCAGCATCGGGTTGTAACCCACTCGAACAGACTTGCTGCCCGCCGCATACGTCCCTTCATCGCCCAGAGGGAGAGGTGTCGAGGTCGTTGTGTTGGTGGTAAGATTCATCGTGCCGCCAATGCTTCGGCTCTCTCGACACTCACCCCAAGGCCCGGTGGCGTCGAGAGTGGATCCATCCACGTTAGAGGTTCGGATGGATCCTATGAAGTTCGGGATCACACCCCAAAGCAAACAGAAAGCCTCCACAAACTTTAACATGCGGCGGTTGCCGATGGAGTCCCAGAGGAAAAGAACATTCGGCGCCTTTGCCAAGCCAATGTTCGGGACCTTGTTAAAGGTCAACGGGAACTCGTACTTTCGGCCGGCCGGCTCGCCTGACTTCCAGGTACGTAGGACCGCGGCGCTGGTTCCAAACGGGATCTTGGTGGTGTCGATGTCAAAACGCTGGTCGCCAGACAGTTCGTACGGGTACTGATTGTCCGCCGTGCGCGTAAAGCTGAGAGAAGCTCGGAAGTTACGCTTGTCTCGAAGGCGAACGATACTCTCTAGATAGAGAGGGACCGTTGTCCCATCCACCACTCGCATATTCTTGCTGAGAATCGGCAGCGGGGTGTCTGAACGCAGGCCGATGCCTAGGTTGTTTTTGTCGTAGTCGTTCTGGTAAATCCAGCCGACAGGGCCTTCCTTCTTCGAAGCAAACTGAATACCGCCCACGATGTATGTAGCTGGATCAGCGTTTGTGGTTCGAATACCAAATAACCACCTCACGAGATCGTAAGTCACTTTGGCGTTTACGCGGTAGTACCTCACTCGGGTGGTTACAATTTCTTCCAGCTCCGCTGGATACGTTGTCACGCCGCTGTCAAAGGCTCCGTACCTGTAACCCCAAGCGCCCGCTGCTGAAAAGTTCCAGGCAGCATCATCACGATCAGCCAGAACTTTCAGTCGAACCGAGATCCAAGAGTTACCGTCGGTGCGCTCAACGTTCATTCCGTAGGTTGCGTATGAATTAACCGACGTCACGCCACGGTTGATGCCCGCAGCGTTCAACTCCGTGTTGACGATATCAACAATCGTCGCAGTGGAGCTGAAATAAAGGGCATTATCAGGGTCGTTACCCTGAGTAAAGATGTTGCGTGAGCAATCTTCTCCTGAGGCCCCTCCTACAAACTTATGTAAGCTTGAGTAAACCCCGTTGTAGACTCGGACAATTTCCGGTGTTCTCCTCGTAGCGTATAAAGGCTGGCCCGTCGAGGAAGACAGAATAATCGGATTGGATCCAGCTTGGGCTAGATCCATGCTAAAGAAAATACGATAGCCTGTGGTCGGTGAAGGAGTTGCAATCTTCCAGTACAAAGATCCATCCGAGGGAGCAACACTCACCGCCGATCCCAGTTCCCCCTCACGCCAAGTAAGGGCAGGGATGTAGACAAATCCTTCCTCGATGACACCTGGGTATTTAAATGCAAGAATGGTGTTCCGCGTCGGCTCCAGAATATAAGCCAGGTCCCAACTTATCTGACACCTGAACGCAGTGGACAGGGTGCTGTCCGAGTAAGATGCTAGGCGTCCTCCAGCGTTCCAACAGCCAAGCCCATCTCCTACCAAGGAAGTACTATAGGCTATGAGCCCCGTATTTCCGTTGTTTACGCAGGCGTAAAATCCCACGGTCTGTCCCGCCAAGATCGGCACGTCTAGGTCAACCTCGTTGTACCCAAGCTTCACTTCGATTGGATAGAACCTGGAGGTGGTCTTCGTGTTACCAGAAATGGTAAACACGCCCCAATACATAGTTCCAACGTTCAACCCGAAGTAGCGAACTTTCCTCACCCAACCATCGTATCGGGCTACGTCACCATATACGACGGTATTGCTCGATATCGGGTCGTCCGTAACAAGGGTTGTACCGAAAGGACGACCGATAGTCTGGACAAGCTCAATTCCCTTACGCAAAGGGTCAAGCCAGGACTTAACCTCGGCATAATTAACACCCTGGTAAGATATGTCAAAGCCTAGTTGGATCCTAAGATTATCAACCTGAGTTCCCGTTCCCGTTGTCGTGACGTCTCCTGTTATACGCCAGAACCCCAACTCGTCGGAGTACAACCCCGTTGAGTAGGGAATTAAGTTCGGAGCGTAGATGCCTACATATTGACCCTCGGGCACATAAAGCTCAAAGGCCTGAACTTGAGCTCCGGTACTGATTGAGATCGGGATATTCTTGACTATCGTCAGATCATCGCCCACAGCCGTTGCAAGGCGTATGTAGGCGGTTCCTGCGGCCTTACCAAAATACCGAATGCTTCGGATGTAACCCGATCGGGTGGCTGGTTGGCGGAAGAAGAACGTATTAGCTGCAAGAACCGTACCATCAACGCAAGCTACTGCGCGACCGATCGTCTGAATTCCCTCAAGCTTGTTCAGAATAGCGTCGGTGTAGGCTTTACTCGGAAGAGCAAGTCCTTGATCCGTCGCCACTCCTGAGACATTCTTGTAAAGGTTCGCAAAGACGTCGTTGGCGCCCTGAACAAGGAACAGCTGACCGTTGGTCGTTGCGGCGATACCAAGGGCGGTTGAAGCGTAGACCCCACCAGGAAGACCTTGAGGTCCTGTCGCCCCTGGCGCTGAACAAGACTGCAGATCCCAATCAGCGTAAGTTCCTGAGCCTTTGATAGACTGGACGTCAAGCGTAAGCGTCGTGCCCGCGTAGGACATAACCATACCCAGCATCTGGTTGACCGTCGGGTTGGCTCTCGAGGTCGCCAGAACATAAGTCCCAGGGCGGTAGTTGCGCCCTGACTGGGTTGTAAAAACCTTCGTCGTTACCGCAATCAGCAAGCTGGTTGCGCTGGTAGCTAGGTCGAGGTTCGGCCGGCCGTAGTCTCGGAGCTTTACTGGTACAGCCATTTTACCCTACCTGGAACCTGGGGCGCAGCTTCCCCGCTGACAATAGCAAGAAGAAGGTTACACCGTTCTCGTCACACTCCATCGGAAGTGTCGGGTCGACTGACACTCCGGGATCCTCAAACTCAAAGATCCCTGGGTTCACCGTAAACTTGTTGGTCGCAAAAGTGCTCGCGTAATCGTTAAAATAAAACTTGTTCCCATCAACGGAACCCGGCGGGATAAGACATTCAACTGGCCCGTCCGTGGTGTCAATATCATATCCCATCTGGGGTATGGCCGTAAACCCACTCGTCTTGAGCACAAAAGGCTCCATTCCAGTGGAAGCAGGGCGAACACAGGAGACAATCTTGTTACCCTGGGAAAAGTCCACTTTTGATCCGGTGGAAGATGCAATTGGAGTATCGTCCCGATCAATAAAGACCTGCCCGCCAGAGTCTCTGTAAGTGCAGAGGGTTAGCTCGTATTCGCTCAACTCAAGGTGCTCGATCAGCCCCCAAAAGGTGTCTCCGTCGACGAAACCAGCGTTAGCTGGAGTCCTCATCTTGGAGATGGCATTCCCCAAGAATAAAGATCCAGCCCCGTTCGTTTGGGTCGTTACCTGTACCCTGTCAGCTGACTTATAAGACATAAGAGCTAATCCTCAGGCCACGTTCGCGATGTAGGCCGCTATCGCCTCGCCGTGCTGCTCGACGTTGAGCGGCCCACCGTGGATTTCGTCGGTGATCAGGGCGTACTGGATGCCGGTCGCCGCATCGGCTGCGGGGCTTGCCGCCATCGTCCAATCCAGCTCGCCCGAGACGTGGGCGTGCGTATTGATCATATGCACGTTGCTGTCGCCGAGCTGGCGCACATAGGAGTTGAGTTCGGCAATCATCGCCATGCTCTCGTCGTAGCGCTCCCGGGCCGCCGTAGTGTTGGCAATTGTCGGCATCCACAGGCCGATACGGGCGGATGGGCATGCCGCGCGGATCGACGGGACAACGATCGGCAAAGCCGTTTGAACGTTGAGTAGCGCTTGAGCGGCATTTGATTCCAGCTCGTCGTTCCGCATCAGACCGATGATGACGACGTCCGGATCGGCGAACCCGAAGCGCGTCAGGTAAAAGTCGAAGTCGAAGACATAGCCGTTCTTGATAACTGACGGGCTGTCACCTCCTGTCGAGGCGCGGATATACGGATTGTAAGCAAGCTTCGCGGTCTTGGATAGGGCAAGGTAGGTAGCCTCCGAACCCGGCGCCAACGGCGCCGCTTCGCCGTCCAGGATCGAATAGATCAGGTCAGACCAAGCGCGGCTTTCGCGTGCTTCGCCCAATGGGCCACCCGTGCCGGTCGTCGAGGAGTTGGCGCTGGTGTTGATTGTGCCCAGCCATGTGGGCGATGTAATCCCCCACGCTGCCAGCTTGGTCGCGACCGACGTGAGAAGGCCACGGTTCGTGATTGAATCGCCAATTACATGGATCTTTGGGGTGGCTGTCAGCCCACTGTCATTGGCGATATAGTTAGTGAAGGTCATTTTGCTGCGGCGCTGCAGATCTCGGTTGAGAGGATGCAGGACAAGCGTCGAGGTTGCCCCCATCTTTTCGCCTTCAAGCATGATCCTTCGCCCGCTTCGCGTAAACGGATAGTTAGCAAGGCCACTAACTATTGAGCCCAACTCCGCTACAAATGTCTCGTCATCCATTCGAGAGCGCAGGGCCGAAGGCATGTACAGAGGTAGCGGTCTGTTCCGCACCATGAAAAACCGCGACCCAAGCACAGGTGCTGGTAGGTCGTTTGTCGGGTAATCCTGCCGGGAAATCCAAGGAACAGGTTGCTGCGATATACAGAACTGGACGCCACCTACTGTAACCGCCTTACCAGAACTGCCGGTGCTGCCGATTGCGATCTTGTCGGCCCCGGCTACCGAACTCATCTGGCCTGACAAAGAATAGATCGCGGCAGTGGTGCTCAGCTTCTCTTCCAGCGTCAACGTCAGAGGGCCAATATCACCTCCGTTCCGGTAGGCAAATAGACCTACGGCACCGAACTCGTTTGCTGTATCAGCTTGGATGTAGCATCGAGCAAAGACGAATTCATTCCCCACAAGTTTCCGGGGAAGCTCGATACCATAAAAAGAGTTGAAGCCACCCGTTGTCGCCTTAGAGCCACGCGTTATACCCAACGCCGTCAGCGCAACATTGGTGATGTCAGCCGGAGCATTACTATCAGCCGGGTATATCCAGGCATGGTCCGGGTCTTTACCCTCAAAGAATTGGTTTCTGCCAACACCGCCACGACGGTCACCCACTACCGGGTGTTCGCTGTTGACGACTTTATTAAGCGAGGTTGCAATTAGCGGCTTGCGCCATCCGCCTGCAAGGGGTGCCGCATCTCCGGAGGTCGTCACTACAGGTGTAGCACCTGCGTCGGCAGCTTTGTCGTCGTAGAAATAGCGCACCGCACCGTTATTGGTCGTACTCAGCGGGAGTTTCCAATAACGTGACCCATCAGCGGGTGTGATGAGTTGATAACTCTGATCTTGACGGTAATAATAGAATGCCGGTATGAACAAGAAACTTCCGTCTGCCACGAGAGGATCTCGCGGATAAATGATCTGCGACCTTAGGTCCTCGTTCTCTTCCACAAGGTGCGGTGACCAGTACCCTCTCTCCCACGCGACAAACAGAAGCTGTATACGATTGATTCGGTCGGTCGGAAGACCGGCAGGATAGAAGGCGACCTTGAATGGATTGGTGCTGTCGTCAAAGTCAATGTAGGCGAAGCACACGATGTTTGTGCCAGCCCCAATCAAAAGCTTTACGTATCCGGGGATCTCCGTACTGTCAGTGCCGTAGTTGCCGGAGGGGAACAACACCACTCCACCCCGTTCAGCATAGAATTTGCGGGGTACGTACAGAGCACGACCGCCGCCCAAGCCATCGCCTGCAGCATTCCGCCAATCATAGATCAGCGGCTGAGCAAAAGAGACGATTGCCTGATGAGACAGACCTATGGCGCCGATCCGTTCAAATCCTATTGGCGTGCTCTCTATTGTGCCGCCTCGAGGGGAGTAACCAAGAAAAGTCTGTCCCGCATACGACGCGCCTTCCAACACATTGACCAAGATTCCACAGTTAGCGTCGTAGGTTGTGAACCCGGTGTAGCGACTTGCGCTCCCTGATGCAGGGGTGAGGTAAATTCCGTTGAGGTTAATATTCTTATGGACCAGAACCAAATCACCTGTGTTCAAGGTGATTCCATCGTGGGTCGCGCCGTTGACGATCTGGTTCAGGTTGGAAATACTGGCCGTCGTTGCAACTCGAACGTCTATCGCACGGCTGGCGCCTGACGGCCCGGAGCCACCCCCAGCACCCCTTGGGCCCGATGCTCTTATCGTCCAGTCTGCGTAGGTTCCGGATCCCTCCGTGTATTCCACGTCGACGGTCAAGGAGAAACCGTTATAAGCGGTAACCTTCCCGTTCATCTGGTTTACCAACGGAGCAGCGTTGGATGTAAACAGCAGATAAGACCCTGGGGCGAAGTCTTTCCCGGCCTGGGTCTGGAAGACCCTCGTCCCCAACCCTATTGAAACGCTGGTCGTACTAGAAGCTAGCGAGCCTCCAGCGTTGGCTGTGGAGACATTGGAGACTTGCTTCTGTCCTGCTGAAAAGGACATTTTAGATCCAGTTGTGGATCTAACGGGCACTGCTGCCCTACTTATGGAGGTGCTCGCGGCGTTGTACGTGCATAGAGTAAGTTCGAACTCGTTCGCCTCGAGGTGCTCGATCAGTCCCCAGAATGTGTCACCATCGTTTGCACCCACACCGGCCAGGGTCAGCATCCGGGCCACCGCTGAACCTAAGACCAGGTCGCCTGAGCCGGAAGACTCAGTCAGCATCTGGACTCTGTCAAAATTACGATGAGCCATCTTCGTTAGCCAACCTCTGCGGATTAGCTAACGTTCTAATCGTCTAAACGACAGATCAGCCGTCACCGACCGCCCACGCAGACTCGTGAGGCTACGATGGCATTAGACTGCCCCATCTCGTCATAGCCATAGTATTTGTAGTGGTACTGGTCGGCACCTGAGGTGCCCATCATCATGTTCCGGGCGACCATCGCTTTGGCTCCACCCCAACCCTTAAAGGCAAAGGCGTCCTCTTGGACGATCTCGTCCTGAGCCTCACGAACCTGCTGGTAGCCGGTTGTGTCCCCGGTTCCCTTCATTCCCGTCTGGTTCAGTAGGAACGGAGTCTCACTGTTCATTCCTCGAAGGGATCGGGCCCAGGTGATTGCGTTCTTGTATGCCGTCTTGTATGTCGCCTTGTCAAAGCCCGGCGTTCCGGCGTCGATCGAGTTGGCATCCCACTCGCCGATGACTCCGATCAGACCTCCAATTTCCCAGGTGTAACCCGAGGAGAGCATCCCGTCGAGGGCTGTGAGGGCCGACTCCCATTCAGTCTGGGTCGGAGCACGGAGGGGGTTCGCCCAATCAGAGCCAATAAGGTGGGTTGCGCCTACGGCAAGGTTCACGATGGCCACTCGGTAGCCGGTCAGCTCCTGGAACACCTCGGCAAACCTAGGCCAGGCTGATCCCTCAGACGA